TAGCGGTGAAAATATCGTTGATGATGCTGACATTCTCGAAGCAATGATTGGAGCCTTCCCTGACGCTAACGACGAAGATATTCAAACTATTATCGAAGTTGCAAGCGGAGTTGAAGAAGCTGACCGTCAAGCTCTAGAAGCACAATACGAAAATGAAGGCGCTGAAGGAGGCGCAGAAGAACCTATGACTGAAGACGCTGCTAATTACGCTGCGGCATATAATCCCGCAATTCAAGCTAACTTTAATCGTGCAGTTGCCGATGAAATTCAACGAGTACGCGCAGAAAATGAAGCTCTCCATGCTAATTTTGCTCAGGCTCAGTTCCAAGCTAACCTTTCTCAAGCCTTAACTGACTTGAACGCTCGTATTAGTCAAGACGTTGTTGACGGTGTTATCACCCCTGCAATGAAGGAAGCTCTTATTGGTAATTTCTCTGACCCTCGCCAACGAGTAGCTCAATTTACTGGTATTGCTCAAACTAACGGTGCGCGTGACTTGCAAGAACAACTCAATATGTCGGAGTTTGCTTACTCTCTATTGCGTAATGTTGCAAATGTAACCCAGTTCACTGACTTCTCTGTTAGTGCTGAAGAAGTTGCAACTGCTAATTTCTCATCTAGCCTTGAAGAAGCTGCTAAGGGCGACTTGATTGCTATGGGTCTGGATTTCGGACTATAAGGAGCAAAAAACACAATGTATTTAACAACTGAAAAATATATCCGTAACGGTAAGGCAATCATTTTCAACGCCGCAGCTAAGAAAGTTGCAATTGATGGTGTTGAAATTAAGAGTGCCGATATTCAACTCAACTCTGAAGGGATTGCCGCAGTTCCCGAAGGTAGCTTTATTGCTACTACTGGCACTTCTGGCGAAAGAGTTGCCCGTTTTCTTCCTCGCACTCGCTTAAACGCTGCGACCGCTACTAACTCTCCCACCGTCTCATTGAAGACTCCTTGTTCTCAATTCAAGGTTGGTGATGTACTGTACGCTAAGCATTGTTTTGCTCGAATCAAGTTTGTTGGCACTTTTGCTACTAGTGATGTTATTACTGCCAAGATTGGTGGTGTAACTTACTCGGCAACTGTAGGCGCTACTCAGACTGGTGCTGGTGCTGCTGCTGATTTTGCAACTGCTAATGCTGCTGCACTATTGACTGCTGGTATTACTTTTGCTCAAGTCGGTTCTACTGCTGTAGCAACTATCTACGCAAATGATAGCTATGATGTGTACTTCACTACTTCTGGTGCTGCTGGTCAAGTTGTTGTCGAAACTACTGAAGCTGGTTACTTAGGTGATAACCTCACTCCTCTAGGTACGATTCTTGCAATCGGTGCTGAAAATGCTACTACTGGTGTTCGCTCGGTGACTTTGGCTGCTAACGCTGCTCAAGCTCTGCCTATCAACTCTATTGTCGGTATTAACGTTGAAGAAGTTCTCGGTTTGTATCCTGACCCTGTAGACCTAACCAACGAGCCTGTGCGCCATTTTGCAGTTATCAGTGAAATTGCTGGTATCTATCAAAACAATCTGCCCTACATTGACCGTCAATTGAAGCGTTTGTTTGGTTTGCACTTGCACATTAAACCATACTTCAACAAATAACGGAGAAATATAAAAAATGGCAATGTCCCCTATTGAAAGCTTTTTAAAAGAAGCACGCGCTGCTAAGGCGGCGGACTTGGTTATCAACAATACCCTTCGTCAGACCAAAGAACGCAGCAAAGTTCTCAACACTTATGTTCCCTTGATTGAAAAGACAGGTCGTGATTGGCTTGCTTATCTTGGGACAACCACAGACCCCATCGCATCGTTAGTTGCCACTGGTCAGGATTATCCTGAAGCGAAAAAAGGCGACTTCTCTCGCATTCAAGCTCGTAACTTCAAAGCAGCGATTTCGTATCACTGGGATGAAGATACGCAGTGGCGTATGCAAGAAGTTAGCGAAATCGCTAAGTTACGCAACATCACCATTCAGAATATTCAAGTTTCTGAAGGTAAAGTGCAGTTAGGTCAAGACAACGAATTGGCTAAGGTCATTTTTGGTTCGGTAGCTTCTCTTGTTCGTGGTCACATCAATTTGATTGACTATCTTGCTTGGCAGACTCTACAAACTGGTAAAATGGCGTATACCGACCGTCGTACAGGTCTGAACGTTTCGTTAAATTGGTTAAAAGCTCAGCCTGTTCGCAGAAATATGTTCCCTCAGCCCGTATATCAAACGGATTACAACGGAACTGAAACTGTTGACTCTCTCAAGCGCGACTGGACTCAGCACGAAACTGCTGACCCTTTACAAGACCTTGTAGATATGCACTCTAACTACAAGTGGGTTAACGGGTTCCCTGCTGACGAAATTGCAATTAGCGAACGTCTTCTTTTGAATATGGTTCGTTGTAAGTCGGTTAAGGAAGCTGTAGTTGCAGCTAATGTTATCGGTAACGTTATTACTGGTACTCCTTCTATTGACCAAGTTAATGAAGTTCTAACTCGCAGATTTTTACCTAAGTTCGTCTTAGTTGACGACTATGTAGAACTAACAGACAATGAAGGCAAGTCAGTTCCTACTCGTGTACTTGATGAAGGTACTGTAGTATTCCTAAGTCGTCAAGGTCAGTTTAATCGTATTCTTGGCGGAACTCTTGAGAACGGAGGAAAAGCAGGTATCTACGTCAACACGTACACCAAAGCTGGCGACCCACCTCTTTCCATCACCAACACTGCAAGTATGCAGTTGGTTGCGGCTCCTACTATTGGTCGCACTGGAAGCGCACGTAAATTTGCTAAATTGGCTAACTTGGAAAGTTCAGTAAATCTTGCGGAATTTACCACTTTCAACCCTGCTGACGGTTTAACTGTCATCTCCTAATACTAATACTAATTAGTTAAAATTAAATCTCTCCTTAGACATATTGTTTAGGGAGAGATTTTTGTTATTATAGTTATGTGGGATAGTAATTGCAATACGAAAACAGCTTAAGGACTGCCTCCCACTTTTTTCTTTTATCCTTAATATCCTTATTACAAAATTATGGACTTCCCTAAATCGGCTGGAATTTACAAAATCACGAATAAAATCAATGGAAAATATTACATTGGTTCAAGCAACAATCTCAATTACAGAAAAAGTACTCACTTATCAAGATTAAGAAGAGGTAAACACGGTAATAAGCAACTACAGGCTTCTTTCACTAAAAACGGAGAAGATAATTTCTTCTTTGAGATTGTAGAACTTTTGGAAAACGCTACAGTAAAAGAAATTAGACAATTAGAGCAAACTTATTTAGATGGCGTAGAGGACTGGTCTTTATGCTATAACGTATTGAAGATTACAAATCCTGATTCTGAAATTATTCCTATATCGGAAAATACAAGAAAGAAGATGTCGGAAAACAATAAAGGAGAGAAAAATCCTAATTTTGGTAAGGCTGTTTCAGAAGAGACACGTTTAAAGTTATCAAAAGCTAGATTAGTTCGTGGGTCTGGTGTAACAAAATACGCGGATGATTGTTGGGGTGTAGTTATAAAGGTTGAGATTGGAACGAATAAAAAAGTTTGTCTTGGTAAATATAGAACAGAAGAATTAGCAAGACAAGTACGAAAAGTTGCCGAAGAATTGTATATTGATGGTATCGCGGAAAAACAATCAGAATTAGATGAGTTGTTTACCCACAGAAGAGGAGTAGAAAAAGACGGTAAGTATATAGCTAACTCCAGAATCTATGGGTTAGGAGTACGTTTGGTTGAAAGTGGAAGTTGGGCAGCAAGTATTTTTTACAATGGGAAAACTACAGAACTCGGTAGGTACGAAACTGAAGAGCAAGCGCGTCTAGTGAGAAGTCTTGCTGAGAAAGTATATTGGGATGGACAACATGAATTTAAGAAAGAATTAGAGGCTGCGCGTTCAAAAGCTAAAACTAAAACTAACCAAAAGCGTAAAGGCGTTGGAGTCAGTAGAAATGGGCATGGTACTTACACAGCCTGTATTACAGTCAACAATAAAACATTTTCTGTAGGTAACTTTGGTACAGAAGAGGAAGCAAGAGAGCATCGTATCAAAGCCGAAAAATATTATTATGATGGTGATGAATCTTTTGCAGAACTTTTTAACAAACCTAAAAAAGAGCGAGAATTACCTGTTGGAGTGTATCCTAAGTACAACAAGTTTTACTCTGTTATATCTGTAAACAACAAAACTAAGCGTGTCGGCAGTTTCAACACACCCGAAGAAGCACATTTAGCTAGACTTGAAGCTTTACAATCTCTGCTATCATAAATACATCTACACTTATACAACTATGATTCCCAAAACACCTCCAAAGCAATATCGTATTTTTCCCGCATATATAAATTATGAGGGATTTGTAGTCCCAGAGGGTATCTACAGTGAAACAGAAATTGACATTGTAGAAGCCAGAACTAAATCTACCGCAGTTCTGGTCAACGCTAGTGAGTTCCAAGCCGTTACTCCCACCAACCTCAATCCTGATATCTCCTTCATCCCTAGCAACGACCTGACCTTCGACAACACAACCACAATCCACACAGTCAAAAAGCTGAAAATCAATTCCGCAGAACCTTCCGAAATTGAAGCCCTCAAGTTCGTCGGCAAAGTAGCAACCCAAAAAATCACCGAAGCTCGTAAAGATGCTAAAATTGAATCATACGCACAACTAGACCGCATCGCTCCACTCAAGGGCGGCAAGAAATGGGAAGACATTGCCGTTATCGACTTTGAACTGCCCGACCCTACTCATGGTCTAGTCTACGAAGGACTCAAGACATTCGGCTACACCGCAGAAACCACAAATGGAAAATCAGCTTAAAGCGCCAAACCTACCCAAGATGAAACAAGGGGCAATGAAGCCACTCTTCGGAGAGCGATTGCCCCAAGCTCGTCTGGGCGCGACCAACAAGAAAAGTGGCGGTTTTACAGCACCAGTTGTAAAGCGCCGCAAAGGTGTAATCTCAGCAGGTATGGGCAAGAACATGACATTTGCATTTATGGATACCGACCTAGCTTCTTTTAGTTCAGACAAGCCTTCACTTCTTTTTTCTGCCTCGGAGCGTAGCGGAGTTGCCGAGTTCCTAAACTTAACTGGTCGTCAACGTTACTACTCCATCGACGACATTCCCGACGATGAACTAGCCGAAATGACTGACCAACAAATCAACGAAGCTATCCATCGACAGCAAGAAGTCGAAGCTAAGAATAAAATTCGTGAGAGTGCCAACGCCAGAGCCAACTATCGAGCCAAACTTGATACATTCCGCGAAGGTAAGTCTGCTATTCGTCAAGGCTATCTCCCCTATGTCGGAAAACTACTCTACGGCTAAACGCAGTTATGAAATACGCAAACATCTCCTCATTAACAAAAAAGCTAAAAGGTCGCCTCGAAGTTGTGCCTTTCGAGACATCTGGCATCACTGGTATCGCTACCCAAGAGATTGACGTAGACACCGTTGAGATGCTTGTAGACGAAGTTGAGTTAGGTGACATCGACACATATCTACAAATGATTTATGTGTTCCCTCTTAAGCTTACCGAGACATCTACAGTCAACTACTTGAAAATGATTGCTGAAGATATTGCAATTGCCAAAATCATTGACTTCAAATTTCCTCGTCAGACCGACGGTGAAGCTAACAATGATGGATTTAGCCAAATAACACTGCAACGTGGCTTAGATAGGCTGCAATCGCTATTTGCGGGTACTGGTATCTTCGTAGCTGGTGCAAACGCAGCACTTCAAGCTATTCAAAATGACCCTAACGCTCAGCAACAACAAAACAAAAACATCGTACTGGCTGGTGAAGAACTCAAAGCCTTCATTGGTTATGACTTCAACAATGACGGCACAAGCGACACAGACATTTTTAAAAAGAATCTCAACATCGAGCCAAGTTTCTACTGCGCTGATGACTTCAATGATGTTGTTGGTACTAACGATAGTGACTTTATCCTAGATGGAGTGCAGACTCGACGCGCTCGGTACATTCCTCCTTCTGGTAATTATCGCAATCAAGATACAATCAGTTTTTGGTAGAGCGAATCCATGTTCATAGACCGTCCCACTTACCCAATCGATTTTAAGTTTCCTGACGTAGACCTTCAGACAATTGCGGCGTACATTAGAAATGAGGTTAATATTACGTTCAGTACGCCTTTAGGCGGCAAATCAGCTATTTCCAGCTACACAGTAGACAACACCAACAAACTGCCTCTAGGGACGAATATCTACCCACTGCTGAAGATATTTCGTAATGAGGAGTCCTCACTATTTCCAATCGGTGCAGGTGATGTAGTAAGTCTTACGATTGCTTACGTCTTAGCCTATAGTGCCAAAGACACAGCTTCAGGGCTAACTTTCCACGTAGCCAAAGAAATCAAGCGCATTCTTCAAAATAGCGAGGTTGACGACAACATTCCCTTCACTATAGATAAGGAACAAGGCATCACTATCAAATATGAGTCAGCCACAACCACTGACCTCATTTATGATTACGCCAAGATAAATTGTGCTGTATTTGCATATTAGTAGACCTGATATAATTAAACTAAATCTTAACGTTAAGAACACACAAAACAAATGTCAAACATTCAAATTGCTTTAGGAGTAGCTAATCCTACAGTACTTACAACCCTCGACCTCAGCACAAACCCAATCAAAACAATTGGTGACTCTGAGTACGTTCCTGTAACTATCGCTGTTGCACAAGCTGACATCACCGCATCTGTCATTCCTATCGCTACCGAATCCAAACTAAAAGCTGAAGTTGCTGGTGCATTCGATAAAGTTCGTGTTGGTGACTTCATTACCGCAGTTGCGACTGGTTCCTTGACTGCAAAAAGCAACGTAGCAGTCAATAACGTGTACCTTGCTTCTGGCTTGAAAGAAATCACTTACGATGAAAACTACAACAGCACAAACCTCGGTGTGAAGTCGGGCGATGCAATCACTGTAGCTAGCGCAGGTACTGGTATTCCCGCAAACACTATCGTCACCAAAATCGACTACGCAGCCCGTAAAATCTACATTGACAAAGCCCTTACCGAAAGTAAAGTTGCAAGCGTCTCTGTAACCCCCAAGATTCGCGTCACAGCAGTCCGTAAATCCACTGCCGTAGCTAACCCTAACGAAATCGACTTTGACAGCACAGTAGCGACCACAGGCGTAGCTGGCAACGTCACCATAAAGGGTGGAGCAGTTGATGGTGTGTTAACAGTTCTTCGCCTAACTCCTGTTGACAATACAGTAAATGCCAAAGCCACTCTCAGTATTTCTTCTGCAACTCTTGACGGTTCTCAGGTTGTCGGTAGCACTGAAGGTTTTAATGGTCTGGACTACTCAGCACTGACTTACAGCAACATCGGTCAGTATCAAATTGACCTCAACAACTACCGCACCAAAGCTGGTGTAGCTGCTCCTACTGGCGCATAAACTTAAATGAGTATCGAATGTGAAGGTACTAAATATTTCGCTATCTCGAACCTCTTTGTCAGAAGTTTGGATAGCGATTTTTTTACGTTCCCTGCGCCCTACCATATTGTTGTTGACTCAGACAAAGCAACAATAGAAATATGCTATGCTAGTTACCACGAAAGTCCACTTATATTGGATTACATATTTGACTTGTTTTTCTATGTGATGGCTTTTGATGGTAGGATATGCTCTTTCTTTCTTCGGTCTATACATCAGAAAGAAGACCCACGCAACGAATCTTACGGCTACAAGGCACTTTACGCTTTTCAACCAAAGCTGTCGGTGCAAAACAAATCAACTCTTAACGAAAAAACACAATTAGGACAATTTTATGGCAAGCTCCTCGACATCAAACAAACCATCCTACCAAACCCTAGAGGTCGTTCTAGATAGCGGCGAAAAAGTTCGCGTAAGACGTACTCCGCAAAGCAACCTAAAGCGTTTGATTGAACTTCAAGGTGAGTTAGTAGGCAAGTATCTTGAAGTAAACGGAGCCATTTCCGAGTTATTTGTTCAAGATGACATCGTTGCACTTATCAAAGAGTATTTAGGTCTGTTACCGATTCAAGGCAAGGAAGAATCCTACTTAGACTACGAAGACCTTAAAGAAAACTGGGAGCAACTCGTTCGCTTAGTATTCAACGGCTCCATTGACGAAAAGACCCGCAAAGTTGAAGGTACTACAGAACCAGAGGTCAGCAAGCTACATTTTTTGCCCTTCGAGCTACAACTTCAGAACCATTACCATCAGTGGAAACTGAATCAGGGCAAACTTCTTCTAGAACGGGAGAAGGAAATCGAAAGTCTAGTCGAAACCTACAAACCAAAACCAACCGAAGACTTACCGAACTAAATTTCCCGCAGTTCAAAGACCCTGTAGAATTTGAAGTCAGTGATGTAATTCTTGACTGTCTTCTTTCTGCATATCCAGAGAACGCTCTGGAGCTATGGCGCACTCTTGACTATTGGGAGATTCGGACACTTTTAGCCCTCAAACGCGAAGCTTCGTATTCTCCTGATATCAAGCTGCAAGAAATAAAAAACCAGAAGTTCAACGAGTTGTTGGACAATTTAGGCAATAAGCAAATACCTTGGGAAAATCTAGACAAGCGAACCCTGAGAGGCATCAAGAAATACAGCTTCGACTTCTTCAATAATTAGCGATGATACAATGATTGGAGGCAACTACGTTAGTGGAAAAGAAGTGTAAGGCAACATGGCAGCACCCTCAATAGATACATCCCCATCTCAGTCAGCAATTAAAGATGCGCTCAATAAAGGCACTCTAAACATTGGTGAGGATATTCGAGGTACGCTCGGCAACGTAGCTGAACTTGATAAAAGTCTCACTAAATTGTCGGGTACTTGGGCATCTAATATTAGTCAGACGGCTAAATTAGGTGCTTCTCTTGGTGCGCTCGGTTCTATTGCTATAAATGCCACGTTTGCTGTAGCCAACATTAGCAGTGCATTCAACAAGATTCAAGGCGCAAAAAGCATTGTAGATGGCGCTTATACTTCTGTCAAGAACTTAGTCGGTATCAGTAAGAGTCTAGATTTCAGCGAAGCAATTCTTGGCACAAAAGAGTTTGGTGCGAACATCAAGATTCTTGAAAAGACTACTGACGGTGTATTCAATCGCATCGGTACTGCCAGTCAAATCATCTTCGACAACAGTTCATATCAAAAGTGGTCTATCGGCGCGGTTGCTGCGTATAGCAAAGTTGAGAGTGCTGCATTTCGTCTTGCCACAATAACAACCACTAGCGAGGAATCTGCTCTCAGTGCGGTTGGCGCTCGTATCAAGGCGTTGCGCGAACTTCAGCGCGAGACAAATTTTGCTACAAACTCTACACAAACCCTCAATGCCCAATATGACGTTGCTTCTGCGGGTTTTGCCTCCAAACTAGCTCGAAAAAGTGTTGGTAGCGCGTCTATCAACCTATCTGAAGTTGGTTTTGCTGATATTGAAGGAACCAATCAAGGGATTGTCAAGATTCTTTCTGCCAATAAGAACTTAGGGGATAGCTTCAGAGATGCCGATAAACGGGCTTCACAACTGTTTGCGACTACTAAGGTAGGTATTCTCACCCTCAATCAGTTAAACAGCGAAGCGGCTGAATTAGCGTCAACTGGTGTAGGTGCTGGTGTTGCATTTGAGGAAATGGCTACGGCTTTGGCTCTTGTCACTACACAAGGTCTATCTGCTGGCGAAGGTTCCACTGCGATTCGTTCGCTTGTTTCTGAGATTGTTAATAATAGCTCAAAGGCGCAGGAAGCTTTAGGTATTCTCAGAGATGAAGCTGGTAAGCCAATTCAATTTGGTTTTGGGGCGCTCAAGCAAGATGGTCTGATTAGCATCATCGAGCGTTTGGGTAAAGCAACTGGCGGAAGTCGCGATGCTCTTAATAGAATCTTCAGTTCGAGCGAAGCAGTCAAAGCGGCTAACGCATTATTACAGTCGGGTGGTGAGAATCGTAAAAGCTTCCGACAAACTATTGATGAAGCAGGTAGCAGTACTGGTCAGGACAAGCTGAAGCAGAGCGCTAAGGAGCGTGGCGAGACACTTGAGGGTACATTCAGGTCTTCGTTCAACAAATCACAAGCTGCGGTCGAAGATTTTGGCTCTGGTGTAGGTGAATCTGTTAAAAAGAATCTGCAAGATACAAATACTTTGCTAGGGGTTCTTGCAACTAAGAGTAGTAGCAGTTTTGGCTCATTTGCAGGTCAGCTTGACGGAATTGCCAATAAGTTTCAAGCTGTCTCTGGATTCATCGGTAGCGTATTCAGTGTGGTCGCTCCACTTGCATTTTTCTCTTTTCTGTTCAAGAATCTTGGTCGCTTAGGTCAAACAATCAAGCAAGCCCTCAAACTTGACGATGGCGATATAAAGTACGAAACTCTCGCACAAAAAATAGAAGCTGCAATTGTGAGAATTGCCAAAGCAGTTGTCTCCAAGGTCAAGGGTATTGTCCAACAAGTCAATGAAGAGATTTCCAATGTAGGTAAAGAAGTTACTAAAGGTGGGGCAAAAGCGTTAGTAGACCCTGTAATACCCGTTTCAAAAATAGCACCTGAACCGAAAGGATTTTTTGGAGGCGTTAAGGAAGGCTTCGATAAAACTACAGGAAGTATCGGTAGACTTTACAATGCTACTGCACCTATTCGAGGCGTAATTGGAGGTGCTGCAAGAGAATTGGCTAGTTTTGCCGCATCTACTGCACTTGTCGGTGGTGCTTTTACAGTAGTTGCTACGCTCAGTCAGGGGCTTGTCACTTCTTTAAATGCCATAACTAATGCTTCTAGTATTCCAGAAGTAAAAGAACTTGCTGAGAACCTAAAAGAATTAAAAGCACCTGAACTCGACTCTTTTGTTAAGAGTTTGACAGATAGTGGAGTACAGATTCAAGGAATGAGTAAAGATACTCAGCAACTTGTAGAGTACTTGGACAACTTGAAACAAGCTTACAACTTTGTATCTGGTGCATCTACACAAAATAATTTAACTCAAGAAAAAGTTCAACTTGGCATACAAAAAACTACATCTTTAATCAGCCTAGACCAACAAGATATTAAAAACAAGAAATTTATCGGTAAAACTTTAGAAGAAAAAGGTGTACAACAAAAACTGGAACTGGGAATCATTCTTAATGAAGAAGATTTACAAATCGTAAAAGACAAGTACCAAAAACAGAGAGACTTGATTCAAAGCAGAGTTGCCAATATTGATATTGCGATAAAGTCTGAAAAAGATAAGGGTCAGTATGGGTCTAGGGATGTCTTAGTAGGATTAGAAGCCCAAAGAGAAAGTCTGGTAGCGGAAGGTAAAGTACTAGACGATAACACCAAATCACAAGAAAAGCGTGTAATACTAGAAAACCAACTAAGAAGACTCCAAAGTTTTGATAGTAAGATTCCTCTAGCTATCACTACTGGTCAGGCATTCGCAACCTCTACAAAAGCACAATTCAATCAACTTAAAGAATCTTTAAACAAGGTTTTCACAGTAGATAAAATTGACATATCTAAAATTGATATTAGGGATTACGAGAAACTTTTACCTCAACTACAAGGCGCACTTAGCAACATCACCATACAGGCAAGTATAGACCCTAGTGGTGCTGTAGAAGCTTTAAAGAAAATCACAGAAGATGCTGATATAGCTAAGTTTGCAGCAGCAGACCCAACTGCCCAAAAAGCTGTAGACGAAACATTCAAAGCTGTAGCAGAAAAAGCTATTGGATATAACAATGCAGTAACTAACTCCTACTCAAAGCTCTTTTCTGTACTTTCTGGTATTGGTGCAATTGGTGGTGAGGCTATTGGTCAGGCTACTTCGCGTAACCTAGAGGCAATACGAAAAAATATTGCCACATTAAAGAACGGACTTGACAAGCCTAACATTGATGCAAAAGATTACGCTGAAACACTTAGCAAGATTGCAGATTTAAGTGCAGAAGCCTTCAATGTAAAAAATGCTGGACAAATAACTGAAGAGCTTGGCAAGCGTAAACAATTACTCACTTTCAACCAGAGTCTTTTGGAAGTGCAGAAAAATATCTTATCCAATTTTGCCCAAGAAAGTAAGTTCGGCTCATTGTCCGTCTCGTTGGCGCAAGCAAAGCTAGCTGCGGCAGAAAAGGAATTGTCTGTTAAGCAAGAGTCTCTGGCTATATCGGCGCGAGAAGAAGAGATAACTAAAAGCAATATCCTAAAAGCGGCTCAGGCTGAAGTTGGAAACAGAGCGCAATTATTGCAATCGGTACTCAAAGCAGGTAATATATCTGAAAAAGATGCTCAATCCAAATTCGGTGTTGGGCAAAAAATAGACCTGTTTAGTAAAGAGGATGTAGATAAAAGAGTAGCTGAACAAAACAAAAAAATAGCAGCTAGCCAAAAAGACCTAGATACGAGTAAAAATTTAGGAAGCAAGAACCTTTTTGCCATCACACCTGAGCAAGCGGCTGAGTTGCGGAGTAAGTTGGTTCAGGAAGAGTTACAAAAGATAAGTAATACCCCTAATTATGGTGGGGCGTTTGCTTCTTCTAGTCAAGTTAATGAACAAGCCAACTCGATTGTTGATTTAAAATTTAACTCTCTTGTTAAAAATCTTGTAAATGGTAATGTCGCATTCAGTACTGGCTCTGAAGCTGGGCGAGATTTAGTTCAAGCAAGTATAAAACAGACTCAAGAAAATGAAAAAGCCAACTCGATTGTTGATTTAAAATTTAACTCTCTTGTTAAAAATGTCAATGGTCAAAATCTTGTAAATGGTAATGTCGCATTCAGTACTGGCTCTGAAGCTGGGCGAGATTTAGTTCAAGCAAGTATAAAACAGACTCAAGAAAATGAAAAAGCTCTAGTTGAGTCTATCAAAAAACTTACAGAGTCTAGGGACGGTATCACAGGAAGCTCTAGTCAACTAAAAGAGCGCGTTGGTAACATTGACATCGAAAGTGCCAAGAAAGTTGTCCAGCAAGCCGAACAAGACCTCAAGTTCACAGTTGTCGCTAATCGCCTCAAACAAGAGATTGGCGCGTTAGCCGAGACTATTGCACGTAATGAAGCTGCCATTGATGCATCGTTCGCACCTCAACAACGACTTGCAGATATCTCAAAAGGGGTAGGCGACGCATTCAATTCTCTGGGTTCGACTGCCTCATCCCTCTTTTCTGCCTCTTCGCTAGGTGCGGTCTTCAGTAATATCGGTTCCAAATTTGGTGACAAGCTCAATCAAATTCTGATAGATGCCAACAAGGACATTTCCAAGTCAGCAGCTAAGGTAAATACTCTCAGAGCTACCAGAGACAGAGTTGCAGCAGCAGAGCTAGATGCCTTAAAACAAGGGCGCTCAGACCCAGATTTGAACAAAGCCGAGAAAGACCTTAGTAAACAGCTTAAGTCTGCTCAGATTGAATATGACCGTGATGTTCAGTATGTAAAGCAACGCACTATTCTCGAAGGTGTCAATGCTTCACTTGAACGATTCAATGCCATCGCAAGAGAAGGTTCTGACAAGCTTGAGAAGGTCGCAACACTAGCTAATGCTCGATTAGACCTACAAGGACGTAGGGAGGCTTCCACAGTCCAAAGCAATCAAGCTACGCGAGGTTTCAGTTCATCAGTTCTTGGTTTGTTCGGTCAAAATAACCCTGCGGCTCAAGCGCTAATTGGTCGTAACGAAATTCTTGCAACTATCGAGAAAACACAAGCTGATAAGAATGAAGCTGGTCGTGCTGGTGAGAAAGAACTTAACACACTTCAAGTTCAGGAGCAACAACTAAAAACTGAAGAGACTATGTTGGTCAATGCGTTGACTCAGACTAAGTTGTTATCGGTACTGGTTTCTAAACTTGACCCAAGTAGCGGTATTCAAGTTGGCGACATTAGTGGTGTAAATCAGTTCATTGGTGACATCCCTAAAAACATCGCTGATGCTCAGAAACAGACTCTTGGCTCCTTAGCTCTGAATAGGGAGACGCAAAGTTTTGTAAGACAAGATACGTTCAGCAAAATCAACAACATTGGCTTAAATGGTCAGAGTCAAATTCTCGATATTGCCCAACGAAACCCTAGTGGTGGCTTGGTATCTATTGACCTTGTTAGTAAAGCACTAAGTACTGGCTTTGCTACTCAACAGCCTATCCAAAATATCACTAACCGTACACCCTTTGGGGCAGACTTCGAGGCAACTCAAAGACAACTGCAAACTATTGGCGGCAGCACTAGAGATTCTGTTCAACAGCAAGCACAGCAACTTCAAGACCAGATAAACAAAGAGACTCGCAAGATTACTAATGATTTTCGTGACGCTTCGCCTAACAAGCCCCAGACCACTAGCTCAATTTCTGGTCAACAGAGCCTCAACTTGACAATCAACAACCAAGTCACGATTGACGGTGTGAAAACTACACTAACTGGAGACGCTGCTGGTAGATTTGGCGATATCTCGAAACAATTCAATGATATAGCTGTGAAAGCATTTACCAAGTTCGGTAGAGACTTTAATGATTTGACCAAGAGTTATGTCACTTAATCCAGAGTGATATACTTAGAGAAAATAGTGAAGAAAAACAACTATGGCATTAAACGTCCAACAAACCAAGCTCTACGGCATCCCAGTGCCGTCGGACAAAATTACGGCTGGGGAACTGGCAATCGATAGTACCATCGCCAACTTAGGTGACTTCTCTATCGGCGCATCGGTAGTTGCTGTTACTTGGACTTTTGATTTTGGAGGTATCTCCCTTACCAAAGTGCAAGAAATCAAAGCTGATGCAAACGCCAACTCTGAAGCTATGTTGCTGAACCAAGTCAACTTGACAGCAGGTACTGGTCTTGTCGGTGGTCAAACTTACCGTGAGTACACCCTATATCCTTTCTCCTTTGAAGAAAAAGGTGGTATTCGAGTTGGGGCAAGTGATGAATCTCTCAAGAGCTTCCCTGTTACTTTCGTTACCAACGAATATCGCTCTAAGATTGGGTAATCCTAGTGGGTCTTAGTTATTCCCAAGAGAAGCTTTTTGGCTTTCCGTTAAAATCGGGAGCAGTTTCTTTTGGGAAAATTAATGCTCAGAACGCGAATGCTTTCTTTCTGCTCAACAACTCTTCCTTGTTGGCTGGCTCTGTTACTTATGAAACAGTAACAATAAATTTTGAAGGAATTAAAGTAGCTGGTATTCCCTTTCAAAAACCTTCTTTACAACAATTTGGTTCTCAATCATTCCCATTTAGGGGACAGAATTGGGTAGTTATAGCTGTAGACTATAGTGGCATATACACGGTAGGCTCCGAACAATGCTATCGTAATTACACTCTTACAGGAGTCGAGTTAAATAGTCCAGAATTTGCGATAAGTTAGATGTGGAAACTACTTAAAGATACGCCCAAACGATTGCCAACTTGGGTTGGAGGTGCAGCCGTGTCGCCATATACAAGCGAATCTACTAATACTGTAAATCTTGACACATATACAGCACAAGCCTCTTATCTGACTGTAATCAAGCTAGACCAGAAATTCAAGTTACCTTTTCTTGTCGGTTTCAACTTTGTAGCCCTTGGTGCTGATGGATACAATAACTCAGGCTCTCGCTTTGCCACACCTGACCTCAATGCTTGCTACTACTTGACAACTGGCGATTACCCCACTTCCAAGACGGCTACGCTCGATTTCCATTTCACTGACCTCAACAGCCACACAGATTTAGACTGGACTGTATACTTCCCGAACGCAATTATTTTTAAAGACCGAGACACGACCGCATATAAAGTTTTGGACATCAAAGGCTTTTCAATCACTGACCGCACGACCATCAGAGTACGTCTTGATTTTGACATACTCTCGCCATTTCTAGGCTTCGCTTCGCTTGTGCAGAAAAAGAAGTTGCTCAGGTTGGTAGGGGCGGCGGCTGATACTGAGAGCGTCAGTTACTACGGGCAAGTTTACCGATACGACAAGTTCCTGAAGTTTGGCAAAAATAGTTTCTTCACTTCGCAGGGGGATATATTATTGTGTCCTTAGTCTCAAATCTATCCAATAGCGCCGAAAATCCTCTCAGAGCCGTTGTAGGTACTTACACGCTAAATCAGGAGCTTGACCAACCTCCCTCTCTTTCTGCCGTCATTTACGTGGCAACTCTGAATGAAATACCAGCATTGGGAAGTGACTTAACCTTTGGTAACTATAATTTCTATCTAACCAACTACAGCTACAAAGAATCACCCCAAGTTCAAAAAATTGGGAATGCGTCGGTTCGGTACGAGGTTTCGCTTAGCTATTCTCATGTCAGTAAGCTTTTTACAGAAAAGGGAATTAACACAGCTAAATTTGTCTTGGCTTATGGGCGTTCGGCGCAAATTATCGGAGAACAGTTTTATCGATTTAGTCTAGCTTCGCTTTTATCTCAGGTCGCATTGTTTACTGGCATCAACTGCCCAATCACAGGGCTTAGTGGTTTTGTCAACCTTCCATATAGACCAGCTAACACCGATTTCTTCAGCTTGCGCTCTTTTCTCGACGAACGCGCTATCCTTGACGGCAAAGTAGCTATTTACTCACAATCTGGCATCGATTACGTTGCACTTGGTTCTGGACGCTCAATTACGGCTACGCCTCTTACTGAAATTACTTTGACGGACAACGAGACACCTTGCTACAAGAACACGCTTCTCAATTGGAATGGTGGTACTAACTACGGACTTCAAAATACTTACGTCCAAGTGACCGATGATGAGTATGTACTTTATGAAGGTGACAGCAATCCCCACTTACCTCCAGTAGAAGTAGGTGATGGCAGCCTCGTTCCTCGCGACCTTAGTGTGTTTGTTGATAACGGTGGTTTAAGTAAGCAATTTAAGATTACGCTTTACAAATACGGGCAACCGCAGTCGGAAATTAGTGGCACTTATGGTTTCAGCCACTCAGCGCTAGAGCTAGTTACTGACCCGATGGCTCCAATCAATATTGACACTTCAATTCTTAACAGGATGCAAAGTAATCCTGCACTTCAACAAAATGCTCTGAAAGGTTTGTTAGGCAATCTTGCCAATCAAGCTATGGGTATGGTGGGGCAAAATATCTTTGCAAGACCTATCGTGTGGCGCGTAACAAGTATCAAGCAGACTGATTTTGTATATCAGCCTCTAGAACTTGACATTAAGCCTCAAGTATTGGATAGGTCGGGCAATTACGTCAAAATTGAAGTGCCAGAGCAGTACCAGAACCTCCTTAAGTCTAATTCGCAAGTATTGGTAGCTGAACAGACTGAAGGATGGACAATTAAGCGTTTTGCCAATGAAGATGCGGCAAACTGGACTCAAGGTAGTATTCAGGCATACATCAACCTTACTTTTCTGCTTCAAATTGGGAATCAGATTGCAAATGACCCAATAAGTCTTCAGTATTATTATCTTTCTGTCTACAAAGCAAAATGCAAACTTGAAAGCTTCCTATACCGCAAAATCCCTATCACTGAGCGCGTAGACTATTTTATCGAGCCGTTTAGCAAATATTACAAAGATGGCGACAAAGTTGATTGGAACGTTGAGTATATTCCCAAAGCTCAACTACCTAACTCGCCCAGCACTCAAGACCCCGTAGCAGTACTTTTCCCTAGTCCTGACTGGGTTCCTAACTTGATGATAGTTAGTAAGTCGAGATACTCGATTTCTGCGGCTGTTAGTGGCAACCCTGAGTATAATGACCAAGCAGCTTCGCTCTGGGGCAAGAACCCTATCTATTTGACCACTGGGGAAGAAGTTTACGAACATACTCGCTACATGATTCGTCCTAGCAAAACAACAAAGCAAAACATTGATAGAATTTATGAAACATTCAATGACCTAAATGGTTTGTTAGGTTCTATCAACCAAAATGATTTATATAGCGGCACTTACTATCGTCCATTTAGTTACATGAATGTGCCTGATGATGCGGTAATAGGACAAGGTGTACCGCCAAGTATTGATGTCAACAAGGTGATTCCAACACAGCAGAAAAAAGATGGTTCAGCAGTACCATCCTATTCAACCGCAGCTAATGATGCCAGTTTCAAAGACGACTCCTACTCAATCTACGGAACAATCCGCACAGTTGCCGATGCCAGCTTCAAGAGCAACATACAGAGTTCAAGCTTCAGTACAGCTTTGGGGCGACCTCCTAGCGCTACAGTACGCAAACCAGTTAATCAACTCAACCCAACACAGGATAAGAATGGACTCAAAGACTCGCTGACTTATCTGACCTCAAATGTACGTGACCGCAACATATTGAGCGATGTGACAATTACTGGGGCGCAGAACTTACAAGAAGCAATCAAGGGCGCAACATTCAAGCTGCATAAAGATGTGTTCGACGGTGCAAGCTTGAGTACGTCATTTACGTGGACACAGAACGCAATAAAGCCAAATAGCGTGTTTCAATACTTTGGGCAAAAGTGGGCTGCTAAGTCGAGTACGTTCACTACGCAGATAATCAACGGAGGTGCGCTTAATCAGCCAGTCAGCGTCACATTTGGTGAAGTGATACCAGTTGCACTTACAGTGGTCAGCACGACCGCTACGGCGCTAAATACTATCAAGGGTGGACTGGTTACTACAGTGAATGTGACTGGGCTTCCCAATAATATCGGAAATAGTTTAGACAATGTTCCTTTAAATTTCGGAAGATGGGTTCAAAGCGGAGGCTCTGGACTTTAGGTAGTCTTGATACCATTCTTCTACACTCGGTTTTAAACCTTTTCGCATATAAGCTTGATTTGTATACCAAAGCCCATCTTTGATGCTGTACCAGTGATGGTAGTTGCCAAAGCTTGCAATAACGTGTTCATCGAAGTCATCGAGGTTTTCAAACACTGCAATCCAGATTATATTTCCACCGTTGAGGTAGCGATGCCAAACTTGCACATGATTAACTTGAAAACGCTCGTAAGCGCCACAGTCTTCGAGAGTGCATTCTGATAATGGAGGTGTGATTCTAGTCATGTTAGTTTTCCCAAGGTCTTTTCATAGTTGCGAAATCCCCTTTTATGGGGCGGTCAATGTAATTGCGTAGACTGTTTAAAACTTTTTTGTGATATTCGATTGGGTCAGGCGCTGAAGCGGCAATCAGCGCCATTAATTTATCGTAGTTAGGTGTTGAGTTGTGTGTCATGGTTTTTTAAAATATTTAACTCGGTTGGAAGGGTAAGTCTTCAGTGTGTAACCGTTACCTAAAAGTAGCTCTGCAATTTCTTCTTTTGACCAGTTTAAGCTGGGTATTGCTTTCTTGACATCTGCCGTAGTGAATAATCTGTTGAAACTATAGGCAACATTTAAAATACCTTGAGTCTCTATTTCGGCTGGTACAAAATCAATTGGGGTAGGGAAAACTTCTTCTTGGTAAGTAAGCAATTCTTGCAATACATGAACATTATAGACAAACCACTCACCAGAGACTCTAGAGCCAGCCAACCTTTGATGCAATAATTTCTCATCTTCAATACCACCTTTGAAAGTAAAAAGTAAGTCCAGTCGGTCAGTAGTCCCACATTGCAAAGTTGCCAAACGTTTTAATGGGTCAGTTGCATATCCAATCTTGACCTCGTTTTTATTAGGGCAGTGAATAGCATAAATGAATGTCTGTGCCATGTTATTTAATTTTCTCAAAAAATATAACTCTAGAAGCATCGGTCTTTTGCTCGTAGCCTAAATCTTGCATTACATCCTTAATAACTTTGGGAGTAATTTCTGGACAGTCTTCACAAGCAGCTTTCAAGTTCTTAAAATAGATTCTTGTACGCTTTTTAGTTTTAGTGTTGGCTAAAGTCTCTTCACAGTAATCTTCTAGGAAATCTCGAATAGCGAAGTTCTGTTTTTTCTTGATTGCAAAGTAACGCTTGATACCACTGAGAAGTACAGAAAAAGGAATGTGATTAGTCCCAAAGTATTCCTCAAGACTCAGAGATAAAAATGCAATTTCTTCAGAGTCAGCTTCTAGGGGCAATTCTTTAAAAGTGATGGACTTTTTTTCAAAATCGTAGTCAAAGTTAACAAGTAGGTGGGGCGCAGTAGTAAAAAATCTAGCTAGCTTAGTCTCAGAGATTTTCTTGTCGGTAGATAACTCTACCAAGAGCTTTTGTGTTTCTTTTTGCTGTTTGTTAACTTCATCGAGGGTGTTTTGAAGTCCTTGAAGCATATCTACAGTCTGAGCGTGTTGTTTTGCAAGTAACAAGGCACTGATTTTGTAATTGTCTGGGGTAAACAACTCTGCAATCTCATAAGGCTCTAGCGGTCGTTCTGCTAGCTTTAATTTTAGTAAGTCTTCGGGGTTTGCTGATTTCATGTACTTTAATAGTCTTTTTATTATAATAGCACACTATTTTTGCATCACTTTTGCTAGGTTATCTATGCAGACTATTTGCAGGGTTTCTCGGCTTGTAATTATTACTTACCGTTTTACTGCTAGGTTATTTTAGTGATTTGCTAAAAATATTTGCAGACTATTAGAGGCTTGAAACAACGTAGTCTCGTAGAAAGTAATAGCAAAAGTACCCTTCCTAATACTTCTAATCCTCCTCCTAGAACAATCTCCTCTTCACAGCCCTTCGGCGACTGAGAATACAAGAAACCCCCAGTCATTACAACCAGAGGTTACACATCGAGCATACAAACTAGCGATTAACTACACTGCAAACTCTTCTTCAGTAATAGTCTCCTCATCATCTTCACCTTCTTCATCTTCGTACTCGACATCCTCACCATAAAGTGACTCGTACAAGTCCTCAACGTACAATTCGACAAGCTCCTCATCATATTCAGCATCAGGGGGTGTAAACTCGATGCCATAAGTATATGTAGCACCTTCTTCAGAGACAACAGTACGAGAGACTGTAATCGACGTATCGGACGACGTAACTTCAGCATTTTCGTATTCTTCACGTAATGCTTCGGCTGCTTCAACAAATTTAGAGATTGGGTAGGTCATATTGGTTGTTTTGGGTAATGTTGTGGGAAATTCAGCAGGTGCAATCTTAAAAGTTTCAGCTTTCACATAATCGTAAATAGCTTCGCCAGTCAAACCTAGTTCGAGAGCTTCTTTTCCGAATCTTTCAATATCGGAGTTCAAAGAGTAGTCAGCAAAGAACTGAGAGCCACTATCGGAAGTGACTTTCAGCATTAGACCAGAGTTGTAAGGTAATGGCATAACTTATTGATGTATGTTTAGGTTGTTAGATTCCGAGAAATTTACCGTAGTGATGCTCAACAAGCAAGCACAAGTATTCTAAGAGATTGTCGAGCGTGTCTTTAGAGTCTTTTTTCAGTAACTCTTTAAACCCGACTGAACACCAGATTGGGTTATCAGCAATATCTGTCTTGTGAGCCAGACCTTTTATAGTCAGAATTTCTTCTGCTGTAACGTGAAACCACTCGTTGAAGTAAGGAAACAGTGCTGCAATTTCCTCTGGTGTACCAAAAATCTTCTGATAAAAGACAATTTCAGCTTTGTTGGGTTCAGTACGAGGTTGGGCATGGAACTCCATCAATTGTGGACGGTCGAGCCTTACAATGACAGATTTGTTAGCTTCACTAATCTCTACGTGGAGGTAATATGGTCTAGTTGTTTTGTGTGGCATATATAGTGGCATAATAGTTGCATATACATAATAACACAACTCGCTGTCGCTCGTTTGGCAGAAAAGAAATCTGAGACAAGGTATAATAATGAGATGACTCAAGACATCAACTACACCGAGGCGCTAGCCGCTATCAAGCAAGGGCTGCAAAACGTGGTTCCGCGAGTCGTCCAAGAAGGAAATCGGGTAAAACTCACACAAGGTAGTGAGACGTTCACTTTCAATATAGCTACGCCTGTAACAAACACAACGGTTATGAAATAAAACTATGCAACACTTCGCAGACTTTGGGTACGTTAGACAAGCTAATAAACAACTGAAGCGATTGTACGATTTACAAGGCACAAAGATAGCGATACCTGATAAATCGAGACTAAACCCTGCCACTTTAGAAACAGGATTAGGAAATATCTCTGGCAATCTAACAAAAGATTTTGATAAAGGTCTTATAAATACAATCCCAAAAAATACCTTAAACCAAGTTAATCTGCAATTAGAAGAAAAATTAAGTAGGAAAAGAGCTATTAGACAATCAGGATTAGATAAACAAGACCCTTTAAGTAGACCTATTAGACATAGCTACAACGAATACGATGCACCAGCCGTACTCCCTAAAACTGGTTGGTCTGATATTCGTAAAACTGATGACCGAGCAGCTAGTCCTACGGGATATCTTGGATTCCGTACCGACCCTTACAAGGGATATGGAGGTATGATGGAAGAGCCTATACCTAAACCAGACTTATATCCTGATGGTATGCCTCAGACTGTTAAAAAATACGCCAGCAGACTGAGCAGAAAAGAGGTTAATTAATGAAGACAACCTACGCAGCGTCAAAAACCCTACCTGTACCAACCATCACTACTACATCTGGTGGGAGCATCTCAGCAAACACGTACTACTTTTTTTTAGTTAGGCGAAATCGCGCTGGGTATACTAACCCGTCACCCGTAAAATCTCTCGCAGTGAGCGCAAGCGGTAGTGTAACAATCGACGCAAGCAACTTTAACACACTCAGCTACGAAGACATTCATGAAACCCTCATCTCTGTATCAACTACAAACTCATACACCTCTTCTCGAATCATCTACCGCTTTAATCACTTTGCCGCAGACTACATAACCCCAATCACTCCAGCTAACGTAGTAATCACGGCTAACGCCACTTTAAACAGTCCGACGAGCTATTCTAACCCCGCAGACATCAGCGCCCTCACAGGTCTATTAACTGGCTTTAGGGTACTTCTCAACGGGTCGGGTTTTGTGTACGAATTTATTAGCGGTTCAGTATCTCCCGTAGACAATATTACCGTGTTAGCGCACAATAGCGGTCGCTGGTTCAAAACTAGAGAAGCAAGCCTATACGAAACCACTGCGTTAGCCGAAATTGACGTAATTAGCGCTGACCAAGACACATTACTTGTTGCCCCACTCGAAAACATCAATTCCATTCCAGTCCCTATCAAATACTGGATTGTGAACGACACTGGCGGTACTTTGACGGGTTTACGTCTCAATCTAAGCGAATACACCTCTGACCCAGCTATACGGCTCGTCTTTGGTGTCAAGATTATTGGATACTTAAACCTCACCTCTTTCGCCTTGGATACAACTGGTATCGACAACCTTGGAGTGGTGCAAGAGTACCCCACGCTTGATATTGCGTTCAACAAGGGCATCCCCGATGGTTCGGCTGTAGTCCTAGAAGTGTCGCCTACGTCTCAACTTCTAGATGGTATTTCGGCTAAGACCTTCATCAGTATCTACCCCAAGCTGGTCAATTACGCGCTTCTACAAGACCTTCTTTTCTGGGACGCGCCAGTGGACAACATTGCGGCGCTCAAGAGCTTGAACTCAGTTCAATATAAATCTGGTCAAGTGCGTTTGGTTGAATCGGTCAATAGACCTTACAAGTACGATGCTGCATCCACTGCGTCCGACAACGGTGACACAGTTCTGATTCCTAATACCAATCCTGCAACTGGGAGGTGGGTCGTTTTTAATCCTGCACTGCCCGACGGAAGCGTTGGACTGGCAAAGCTATCTAACGAAGTGATAACGGCTCTTGGCGACCAAATAAAGACCAACACCGTGATAATATCCTCACCGACAAACTACACAATTGACCTTGATGCTGATTACGACTACTTAATATTAAAAACTCCAGTTGCAGATATAAGCAACACCATCACTAACATTAACTTTACCGCTACACTTGCTAATAATCAAACTAAAGCACTCATTGTTGAATTGGTACAGAATACAGGTGCGGTAGCTTTTGACAACAGCATACTATTTCCTAGTGGGACAACTCCAGTTTTGTCGGGAAATGGCAAATCTGACATCATACTTTTTTCAGCCCGTAAGGATAGTGTTGGAGTGGTAAAGAAGCGTGGTAAGATTGCTACTACTGATGCAGGGTAGCTCACTGGCGTTCGTAGACAGAAAGAAATGAGCGTAAGCGAATAAAAGGAAGGTAATGGAAGGAAAGACTCTAGCAAAATACCTAGCAAGCGCTGATGCCACGAACTCTGTGGTCGAGGACGTATATTTCAATGACGTTATCTTGCTCATTTCAGGAAGCGCAAGCGATAACAGTCGAGGTCTACCATTTAGCCGCGATTATTCACGTTTTCAGCGCCATGTCAAAAATTTCACTGGAACAAGCATCGATTCCGCAATAAATTACCCAACCACAGGAATACCGACTCTTGCAGGTGTCAGTTCATGTCTACGCATCCCAAACGCAATAAATCGTATCAGTAGGGCTGCGGAACTTAATCTAGGGCAAGGTGAATCGTTAGTCAAGCCAAGCTACTGTGATGTGCAACTAAGTGGATATTCTGAGGGGTTTAGTTTAGGTACGGATAATTTCACTATTGACTTGTCTTTTTATGTAGACACAATTTACCCAGTTCAAACTGTTTTTGGTATGGGGGCTTGTATACAAATCAATGCAGGTGATTACAGGCAAACACCAAGTATTTCAAGCTCCAACAACAGTACGAACGGCTACGGACTATTTTTACTGAACACAGACCTTTATTTCTACTCTAAAGGTGCGACCTTCAAAATAAACACCTCACCAATAGCCGTCAATCAGTTTTACACAGTCGCAATTGTCAGGGAAGCTAATCAACTAAAAACTTACATCAATTTCACACAAACAAACAGCTACACTTTTTCCTACAACTTAACTTTCAATGCTGCTGACAACGCTGACACTGCGCTAACAAGGCTTTCTTTGGGAGCGCCACTTCTTGCTGACTCACTGATTGGCTTTATCTCAACCAATATGATTGATGCAAGTTTTAGTGGCGGCATCTCCAACTTCAGAATCACCAAAACTGTCTCAAGATACTCCTCTTCTTTCTACAATTACACCCTACCACTGCCAAAAAACGCTGTAGCCAATAGGATTGATGCTAGTTACGCAGCTACGCTCTTCAATTTCCCTCTACAGTTTGATGCCTATAACTATGCACCAAATTTCAAGCGACTTAGTAATGCAGAGCTACGCAAAAAAGTACCAAACTTCAATAGCGGCTTCTTAGAACTTGAAGGCAACACCACTTACACCTCTGAGCAGATTACGACCAATTTATCTACTTCCCGATGGACTATGGAGCTTTATCTTGGTCTTTTTGAGAATAATGCTGGTCTTTTGCAGAACAAAACTTTAGAAGAATGGCTAAGTCTCAATATTTCAGATACAGATGGTGTTGAGAAGGTTAATCTGCTGTCGCTCACCTCTAATAACAAACTAGTTGCCAGCATTGACTTTAGCTTTTACTCTGACTTACAATATATTCACAGAAGGCTTGGGGCATATCTCAGCTTTAGTTGCAGCGAAGATGGCATTAATTGGAAGACTTTTAGCTCTGAAACTGGCAACTTAGTAACTCGATGGGGCGGTACTTTGACCGATTACGTTTTACCTAGCACAGACATTCTTTTCTACAACAATGGCTCCATCAACTCCAATATCACTACCAGCACAGTAAAAATTGCATCGGTTTTTGGCGAACCTAACACTCATTTAGCTGTTTCAAGGGAAGACGGCTTTTTGTACTTCTATATCAACGGAGTTAATGTAAAAACGGTTGCCTACGCTGGCACTCTGTATCAAGAGACAAACAAACTCGAACTTAAATTTGGCAGTCTGTATCAGCCTTGGGTATCATCTAGTGGAGGGGCTACAAGAACTTTAGGTGTTAAGGGTTTGCGCGTCACCAATGCCAACCGCTTTGTAAGTTCGACCGTCCCTAACGACTATTTCTATAATCACTGCCTACAACCTCTACCTTTGACAACTAACGTGCTAACTCACCCCAAAGCACGAATTTTGGCTATTGTTACTGTCGTCACTACCCCATCTATTAGCACCAGCACTTGTCAGTGGTATGTTTACCTTGCACAAGCAGTTGATAACTTGGTTCTTGCGGATTTTAGCCTTTCTCAGATAGAAGGTGTAGCTGGCGCGGCACTGACTACCATTGTCAAAAATAACGAGCTTGAGTACGTTGTTACAGCCACAACTGGAACTGGTAATGGCAAACTAGGCTTAAATTTTGTAGATAGGAGAACGGTCAGATATAAAGGCATCTCAACACTTATATCGAATTACACAGGTGAGTTAAGCTTTGAAGGTCAATCGTATGTCATCAACAAAAATGCGCCTGTACCCACCATAACAAGCGGTTCAAGCCCTTACATTAACGAAGCTTTCAGTTGCACAATTACTTGGGATGCAGCTATCACTACGTTCGACATTAGCAAAATAGGTGTTTCAAATGGCGTTTTGTCCAACCTAAATTTGATTGACGAGTTGAAGCAGACTTACCAATTCAACATAACTCCCGAAAAACAAGGTGTGGTGTATGTTCAGGCGCTAGAAGGTGCTGGTATAACGGACTCTAACATTAGCTCATCAAAAAGTAACTTGCTTGCACGGATTTATGCTGAATCTTTCCCAATTTTGCAACTACCTTTTCAGTTATCAACCACAATCAATGATGTTTCACCAAACCAATATCAACTAGCTGAAATAGTCACCAACAACACGTTATTTTCTTCTACGGTATTTCCTATAGGTACAGATAGTTCTTTGGCGGTAGTGCCTCAATTAGAGCAGTCTGGATTGACTTATGATAATTTTGAAGCCATTGGTCAAAGTTCATCGTTAGTGCTTACTGGGGATTGGACTATTGAATTTCACTATCGCGGCAACACTTTTAGCCCTCAGAATACAGCTCATCTCTTTTCTGTCGAGAAGTCTGGTTTTGGTTTTGCAGTTCTAGCGGTTAATGGCAACATAGTCATGGCTCGAAGCATCGACTTACCTACTAGCTTGTTCTCTGGGGTTACTTTAGCTGAGACAGACGTATTTTCAGGTAACAATCCAGTTTATCCAGCATACGAGAATGGAGCATACACCTTACAGCAGAAATTCCCTCATTTTGCAATTACGAAAAAGGGCAATGTCTATCGGTTTTATCGTAATGGGGTGCGGATTGGGCTTGTGCAGTCAGGTAATGTTATCAACATCTCTAGTGGCGACCTAAAAATTGGCTACTACAAAAATCGCGTCACTCAAGCACCGTACTTTTTGTCGAACTTACGCCTCACAGTTGGAAAAGCTCTCTACACAGCTTACCAACACGATGTACCTCTAATCCCATACCCACTTGTTACAAATATCCTCGATGTAACAGAATTGCTCGACTACATTTCATTGGTATCGGACAACTACGTGTCAAATAAGGCTGTCAATGGCAATACACTGTCGCTGACCTTCAATAGCATCATCGCGCTTACTAATTTGCCTGTAGTGACGATTTTAGGGCAATCTGCTGACGTTGTGAATACTCAGTACAACACTTATGTTGCAACGCTATTATTGGAAAACGAAGTAACTGACCAGAAAGTGTACTTCAACATAGCAATTCACAATGAGCCAAGCTTACCAAACAAGGATTTCAGCGCAACTACCAACAATACAGCCGTTTTTGTAGAGAATAGTCCTTTCACTATTGTTTTTGCCACTACTCAGCCTAACGATAACAGCTACAAGCTATATGCGACAGTTACTCTCAACAAAGATGCTCCAGCCTTCAGTTTGGCGGCTCTGACACTGACTAATTGTATTGTGGGTGGTCTTCTCAAGGCAAGTAACAACAATAGCTACTCGTTTGAAATTCAGGCGCTCACAAGTGGTACTTTTTCAGTCTCAGTGGCGGCAAATACGGTCGCATCGGCAATTGGCACTTTGAATCAAGCATCGAACACACTTACTAGGATTGCTGTGGTTCCCGCCTACTTACCCGACCCGTACTACAACCAAACATTGCTGCTGCTTCAACCCACTGGAACGAATATCGTTGACGAGAGCCAGTATGAGGTCACACTTGCAGTAAATAATGTCGATGTAGTCGGAGATGAGTATCCTACTGGCTTGTTAAAGTCTATGCGGTTTAATGGTCAGGGTTCGAGCATTGTGGCAACGCTTCAGCAGCCTCTGAGCGCCAACCAAGACTATTGCATCGAGTTCTACATCTATTTGTCCTCATTGACCACATTCTCTCTTTCTGCCCCTATTGCAAGCCCTGCGTCCGATGTAACACCGACTTCATTCAATATTAGTTGGAGTGATATTGTTGGAGCTACTGATTATGTTGTTGATATATCAAATACGAGTGATTTTTCAAGGAAAGTAGATGGATTTGACAATAAATTGGTTGGCGATGTTAATAGCGTTTCGGTTACTAGTGATTCAGCGATTGAATCTCCAGAAGTGGCAGAAAATAGAGTTAAGGGAGCTAATGGGTTTGTTGCGGAGTGGTCAAAAATGGCTAATGCTCTTGGATATAAAGTCTACACCTCATTGTCAAGTACTTTTAACACAAGTATTCAAGCTGTTTCGGGACTATTCACTCGTAGTAACAATTTGGTGATTGGAAGTGCAGTAGATGCAGTTGAGTATGCACCAGAGCCTATAGTAGGTGATGTGACCTCTTTATCAGGTTCATATTCGTCGAACAGTATCTTGCAAGGCATTCTCTCATCGGGAAATACCTCGCCAAAAATATTCGCATTCAATGACGAGGCGACACTTCGCATCTACAAGAGCAACCCAAATTACACTCAACCTGCTATAGCTGAAGATTTAGAGGTGCGGAAGTGGTTTCACGTTGCTCTAACTAATTCTGCTAGTACAAAATCCACTAAGCTGTATATTGATGGTGAGCTTCGCGACAAAACTAAGAATAGTGATATGAGTTGGGATGCAGATTTACATATAGGAGCAGCTATTACGAATTTCTCAGGTTACATTCAATCATTTAGAATAACCTACGGCACTACTAGATATAATTCAGATTTTACTCCGCCAAATTTACCATTAGCAAAAAATTAACTGAGATGGGAAGATTTATCAAACGTGATTCTACAGGAAAAATTTATCTTCGCGAAAATCAGACGAATGAATGGTTACTAATTTCCAATCAATCTGTCGTAGAAACGAGAACGCAAAAACGAACCCAACAAAGAAAATCGACAGAATCACTTTTTAAATTAGTCACGGTCAGACGGCTCGACCAACTTTCCATCGATACCGTCACATCTCGGTTGCGTATAGCTCAAGCCAACTTAGAGCGAAGCGCTGTGCTAGCCCAATTCCCTCTGCCAGCGCCAGTTAAGTTCCCAGAGACAGAAGAAGACCTCATCAACTACTTCTCAGTTTTCGTCGATGAAGACCTGTACGGCGTTAACGAACCAATCTTCACTTTTTTCTGTGATAGCTACCAGACCCAGATAAAAGCGTTTGTTACAGCCAACTCTAAAAACCGAGAAGGCTGGAGCGTACATCTTGCCTATGTTAAATCTGTTGTTACTAGGCAATATGGCTTAAAAGATGTGGACTGGCGTTTGGTTACTATCGACAATGCAGACATATCACCAGCTAATGATGGAATAGTTGTTACAGAAAAGACAGTATATGAGCTTAACCTTGATGATACTGGAGTTCCTAGCTGTTTCAAGGAGAATTTCTCTCTGGAGTCGCTTAAGTACTTGGGGGGAGGTATTTGGGGCGCTTTAGCCATCGACTCAGACGACAAAATTCCTGTATACGGGTTTGCGCCAAGAGATGATAGCAGATATAAGCAAATCAGTAATGGTAAGTCCAGATTAGGCGTTACGGTTGTTTCCTACAGTGTTACACCAACATATTCATTTACTTGGTGCAGAGGGCAGTCAGTACTTAGGAAACGCAGTAGAAATGCCTCCGTGCAATTTGACCAACAAGCTTTTGACGAAACTTCGGTACTTGTGCAGAAAAGAAACTCGAACTATGCCCTTGATTTGTGTTTGCGTCCTGAAATGTCAGCTAATTACCTGACTCAAAAAACAATCACTGAAACCTGCAACTCCCAAGCCACTTACGTCGGAAATACCAACTATCGGCTTGCATCTAAGCGAAAAGACCCTGACTACGGGACTGATGAAGCTAGATTCAGTTTACACAAATATAAGCAAGAATCAAATGTGTTGCGACCTAATCCTTTTGGAGTACTAGCGGCTTCTAAGGAAGGTGTAAATATGCTGCGACTTGATATGGGTATGGCAGAAGGAAAAATTGAGCAACCTTATGACATTAAGTACGCGCAAGGTGAAAGGGGTGTCAGCTATTCATGGGGATATCAGTATTGGTGGACTTATGGCAAAATTTTAGATGTTTACCCAACAGTTAAAAATCAGTTCACGTATTTTGGCGATAGATTAAGCTCCACTGGAGGTACTTTTAAATCTGCACTATTTGTTGATGGCGCAAATCCTTATGGCGCACTTATAAAAACCGATATACCTAATAGAGCTATGACTACTTGGGGTACGCCTATTAACCCTGAGAGTGGCTTTTGGGCTGTTAGGCAAGGTATTTTTGAGTTTGTGTTGAAATACTCGATGCCGCCACTATTTTCGCACGATGGCTGTTACTACTATCAAGTCAATCCTCGCAGAGTTGTCAGTAATTCGTCCTCTGGCGATAGATATTACGATAGCTCAGTTACAATACCTCAGTCGGGTTTTGCGGCTGTGTCGGGCTTCTATCCGCCAAATGCACTTAATAGCCAGAATGCTTACATAAACGTCTACAATCAGATATTAGGGAGCTTTGGTGCTGGAGGAATTAGTACTTACAATATTGGGTACAGACCTATTGCTGCAAATGACTCGGAATCGCTTCTGGTGTTTGCGCCAAACCCTGAACAGCAAGCAGAGCTAGGGGAACAGCCGTCGCTCTTCCCAAGCGGCTTTGTGGGTGATGTAAGGGAGAACATTGAAATTAAGGATTAAGCCCAAAGTCAGATTCGGACTGACGACCTTTGGTTTACAAAACCACTGCTCTCCCACTGAGCTAATAACCCAGACTCCTCCACTTGGACTCGAACCAAGGACATTCGCGTTAACAGCGCGACGCTCTACCAACTGAGCTATAGAGGATTAAGCGAAACGAGAGACTTGAACTCTTAACCTTTCCCTTGGAAGGGGCTGGCTCTACCAAATTGAGCTAGTTCCGCGTATTGGAGGCAGAGTTCAGATTCGCACTGAATGATGTCCAACTTATGAGGATGGCAAGCCGCTATTGCTTCATCTCTGCAATTTTTAATATAACACAAACTAAACTTATGTATATCTATCTTAAGAGGTATTATCTCCAAGGTACAAATTTGATAAGTTGCCAAACAGCCAAAATCCAAGTAATCATTTCTTTTGTCCTTCTTTCCAACGTTTTTCTAGTTTAGCAGCCACACAAGCTGGAAGCACTAAAGTTTCAGTTGTAGGAGTGTCTCTAAGCATATTTGCAGTGTCTAACAGGTCTTGCCAAGGATTGATAGACTCTGGCGGCAAAGTCCAAGATGATTTATTTTTCATCTCTTTATCTAACCATAAAAACAAGAAACATTATATGTAACCAAAGAGGTATCTTGTTGTTCAGGTCGAAAATTGCGGTCTTCGCTGTAAGTTTGCAAATATTGCACATCACTGCCAAAAATTGAGTAAATGTCAGCAGTGAAAATGGATTGTCGTTCAGGAAGTTGCTGCCAGTCAGAATCGGTAGCTGTAGGGTAGGCTTTAGTGGCTTTAAGGCATCTCCAGTAATAGTTGGAGTATTTGACGAGACTACCTCTTGGAAACGCCTCTAGGACGCTAGAAGTGGCTTTACCGATGTCTATAGCTTGCTCTGCTGGTCTTTGAATTGTGTTGGTGATGAACTTTTTATCGATAATTAAGGAATATCGAGGGTCGAGCTTAGGTATTAGGAACTCTCTGTAATAGATTGTATTCAGAATAAGCCCTTTATTACCTAATGTGGGATGTACCTGTTCTTTGCGACCGTATTCTCGCCTATTGATTTTGTCTTTATAGACTATTGGGGTTAGTGAGCCTGTTAGTTTTTTTTCAGTTCCTGTGGCGCTGATAAGGTTGATGCTGGGTCGATAATTAGTCGATGCTCCTTGGATATTGGTCAAGATATACAAAGGAAAAAATTTATCATACGTGCCGTTAAGTTTCTGGTGAAGCGAATTGTCCTCTGCGGCAAAGATTGTCTCAAAAGGTATGCCTACACTGTTTCTTGGAGATAAGAACTCAAAACCATCAATTTTCGGGAATGTGAAGTCTGGCATTATTTTACTGCTGTATCAGGTAAGGAGTCAATCCAGTCCTCAAAAACAGATGTCATTTTTTTCTCACGCGAATCAGCGTAATTTTTTAGCTTATCCATGCGTTTTTCAGATATGACCGCATTAAATCTTTTACTTTTATCGATATTGCTCATTGTTTATGTTTTTTATATGTTATACTGTATTTATTATACATGAAAGGACGAGTATACGCAATGGTTGAGACTTGGATTTTATATCAAACTACGAACGTTTGCAATGGCAAAATTTATGTTGGGGTACATAAATTAGCTAACACTAAAAGGTCTAAGAATTATCTTGGAAGTGGTTATGCTTTGAAACCAGCTATCGAAAAATACGGCATAGAAAATTTTACCAGAGTAACTTTAGCAGAATTCAATTGCCCCGAAAATGCCTACGATGCTGAAGCTAAGGTAGTTACAGCAGATTTTATTCTACGTGAAGATACCTACAATATTAGATTGGGTGGTAAAGGGTGTTGGGGTTTGAAACATTCAGAGGAAACTAAAAAGAAGATGTCTGTTACCAAGAAAGGTACGGTTGTGAATCCTGAAACTAGGATGAAACTCAGTACTGCACTAAAAGGTAAACCCAAAACGGAAGAAACTAAAAGAAAGATGAGCGCTAGTCAAAAAGGTAAAAAAATTAGCGAAGAACATAGAGCCAGTATTAAAATTTCCCATAACACACCTGAAGCTAAAGCTAATATGAGTGCTGCTCAAAAGGGCAAAAAACTGAGTGAAGAGCATAAATTAAAAATCAGTGTGGCTAAAAGTGGGGTAAATAACCATAATTTTGGCAAACCTTGTCCTGACGCAATTAAAGCGAAAATTAGTGCAGCTTGTAGTGTACCTGTAATAGTATGTGGAGAATACTATAAATCTATTGACAAAGCTTCAAAAACTAAAGAAGTTACCTATAAGACAGTATTCTACAGAGTTAAATCTGACAATCCGAAATGGTCAGAATGGCGCTTAGCTACCGATGCAGAAAAATTGTCTCATCTGAGTGAGTTATAATGAATGCAATCAATAAAACTTTTTATTATCCCTATGCCGATGTTCGAGGAAGCAACCCAGTTAAGCCTATTAGAAGACCTAGACGATTCTTTGTTGTTTGCTGGGACTCCTACGCCTATGGCAGCACTTCAACAAGGGATGTACTCAGTAGAAATTCAGTCGTTAACGGCAGATGCACAAGCCGAAATAAATCATCCAAACGAAACTGAGCGCCCCAGCATAAAACAGTTAAGTGAGCTAGGTAATCGCGACCCCGTAGCCAAACAGTGCTTAAGTTTCAAAGCGTTAAGATGTACAAGCTCATTTGGCGAATACTCCCACAGCAAGCGCGAGATAGAAGAATTTGTAAACTCAAATTTAAGAACATTACCAAAAAGCTTTAAAAAAATTATATTTCAGATTTTTACCTCAGCTATTCTCTATGGGATAGGTCTTGCTGAGTTCACTAAATCGTCTAAAATAAGGGGGTATCGTGGTCAATGGCGTATAGGTAATATTCACGTTTTAAATCCTGAGCAAATCATATCTTTCGGAAAATCCTCTAAAAGTTCTGGGAAAATTGAGTGGGTACTTTACGATAATGGAAATGGGAAGCAAGTAAAAATTCCATATCAGAAGCTCTTGCATATCACAAACACAAGCGGGGCAGCCTTTGATAAGACCGCGATTTGGGGTGTAGGCGACGGTGCAGCCGCAAATTCGTACTACAAATTAAAAAAAGTAGTACTCACACACCTAGCACTCCGCATCAAAAACGATAGCGAAGGTCTACTCTGGGCAAAAACACCCAACAACGGTACGACCACAATGGTTGACACCCAAGGTAACGTTAAAAAAGACAACAAGGGCAAGCCACTCCAACTAACAAAACAAGCTGCTCTTTCGCACCAACTAAAAGACATTCAAAAGCGAGGATTCATCGTCACCGATAACGACGTAGAACTCAGCCGCATCCAAATACAAAACACCAGCGAAAATCACTTCAAAGCGTTAGAATACATCGATAGAGGCATTCAATCCAGTTTTGCCATACCTTCAGGCATCTTTGACGTTAATAGCGGCTCAGGAACGACAAATCTAGGTAATAACGGCTTTGGTCAAAATTTCAAGATGACCTTTGACTCAACCATCTTCGCACTAACTACCACACTCAAGCACGAAATTATCCACAAAATGATTCGTGGCTTATTACACGACAACTTCCCTTCAAGTTGGTTCAGCGAAGATTGGGGCGAGTTTGTATTCGATGTCGAAGAAGACCAAGCAACAGTTAATGGTCGTCTCAGCACTATTACTTCACTTATTGCATCTGGCATCATTCCTGCCGATGACGTTGAGGTACTTAGCCTTATCCGTAAGAACCTTGGATTACCTTCACTCGATGAAGACGAAAAAGCCAAGAAACAAGAAGATGCACTTAAAGCTGAGATACAAAAAGAATTACAAAAACAAAGTGAAGTATTGGCTCTACAGGCTCAAATCCAGCAAATGCAGATGCCTCCTGCCCCACCAGAAGGACAACCTGAGCAATATCCTCTTCAAGAGGGAGCGCCGCAAGCATAGTAGTTATGTTATACTAAAAAAGTCCTAGAGGGATTCGTAGGCATTACGAAATTACTGATTTCTAGAGTCGGTGGTTGAACCTGTCAAAAACCGTAGGCATCACGGGACTCTTAACTGAGGCGCAAAAGTTAAGAGTCAAAACTGCCTGATATCTACAGGCTCTGAAAGGCTACTAACAGTCCTCAAACTTCGGAGCGAAACAGCAGACTAAGCCTCTCACTGAAGCTGAAACTAGTCTGCGCCCTCTTTATTCTTTTTCATCTGACGAAGTTGCCGCTTGCTCCTTCTTTTTTCTGACGTATTTTTTAGTTTCTTTTTCTACAACAGGACTAATCAAATTTTGTAGCCCTGTTTGATAAATATTTGCAAAGTTAGCGCCCGACGAATGAGCCTTAGCGAAATGAGTGAAGTGTTTCATCATATTTTTATGGGGTAGTATCGATTGTTGTGGTTCCAGAGTAAGCGCTGATTTTGGTGCTATTGAAAGCATACAACCTAGCATAATATACAGTCGTTCCACTCAATCCGAAGATTAAGAATTTGTTATCAGCAGACCTAGTAACACTAAGCTCTTCGAGAATTGTGAAAGTACTTGCACGACTAATCTCCAACTTATAATCGGTAGCATTACTTACTTGAGCGAACGTAATCTCAACTTGACTTTCATCAAGTATATTGACATTAGTAATACTTGGCGCTGAAGATATAGCTAACGCTGTATATAGCTCTGCTGGTGTATTGATGGTAAGTGTAGTTGATGGCGAAGCTGTGCGATTAGTACCGTTATACCCATAAGCACGTAAATAATATGTGCGATTAGGTTTGAGTAAAAGCTCGATATTATTGGAACTGCTCTCAAAATAGGTATTGTCGAGTGTGAATGCACTATCTCGCGCCAAATTGACTAGATACTTAGAATAGCCAGTTAACACTACGTTTGCTCGGTCAAAATCAGCACTTCCACTAAGAGTTACTGTAGGAACCGTAAGAGATGCAGTACTAGGTTCTTCTGTATCACTAAACAAATTAGTTTTGAATAGGTATGGAGTAGAAACATTTGAATTGGAGTCATATACAATTACCTGATATTGTGTGTCAGCAGAAAGAGATTCAAATGTGTAGCTATTAACGTCACCAACATTTTTTGGGAACGTGAAGCCACTTACAGGCACATAGTTGCCAGTATCTAGCACTTTTAGTTGGACACTGTATGAAGTAGCTCCAGCACTGCGCTTCCAGATGGCAGAAAAGGAAGTTTTGCCAACGATGCCCTTGTAGACCGCCAAAGCTGATGTACTGACCACATTGGAGTAAATGCCGCCGTTAAAGTTGCCGCGAATATAGTAATTGTTGTTGGAATCGAGCAAATTCTCTATATTGAAGCTGCCATTGTTTGCTACGCTTCTTGGATACCCTCTAAGCAAGAACTTGAAGTCAGAATCAGTGCTAACTTCAAGATTGTTGAGATTGTATGTCCAAGTTAGGAGGTTTTTGGCTAGTTGCAGTATAGGTGCAGCCGCTTTGGTCGAAAATGTCTGTATTGCAGTTGTTTTTGTGTCGCCAGATGCTGTTTTTCCAGTGATTGTGTAGCTGTAGTTTCTACTTGGCTCTAAGAATAGGTCAATTGTATGTGTGTTGGTGTTGCCGAGGCTCTTGTTGCGGTAGAAGTTGACCCCTAAGTAAGCATTTGACTCTGTTTTCCATACTGACAGCAAATAATTGGTGTAGCTGCCATTCAAAGTCCACCCAATAACTGCCGAAGTATCGGTAATGCTAGTTGTAGTGATTCCAGTGATGCTTGTAAGGGCTGCTGAAGTTGTTGTAGTAACTGCATTGGAGTAATCTGAGGACTGACTAGAATTGAGCGCCCTAATACGTGAATAATAGATTGTTGCAGGGCTAATGCCTTCATCCAACAACAAAGACCCGACATTCCCTACGATAGTAGAATAAGCAACCGAAGCAAATACGGATGAAGTACTTAACTCAAACAAATATCGAGTTGCATAACTGCGTAGAACCCATTGAAATAAGATACTACGAGAAGTGATTGTTGTCGGTGTGAGCAGTTGAGGGGGATTGAGAGAAGTATTAAGTGAAAGAGTAGTTACAACTTGTGTAGCGGAATATGCAGTCGTTTGCCATACAGAAATTGCCCGTACTCGCACATAGTAAACAGTTGCCGTAGTTAGTCCCGTAAAGCTGACCGACGTATTCTTGGTTGCAATAGTTTGCAAGATGCTGCTGAAATCTGATGTAGCTGAAATTTGGACGCTATAGCTATCCGCCAAAGCCACTGCGTTCCAAGATACAGAAAAAGAAGTGAGGTAAATATCACTGATGTTGCTAATACTAGGAGTTGTGAGGTTCTGAAATTGTTCGTCATAAGTCTCTACGTCTCGAAGCGTCGTAAAAATAACCACATTGCTGCTAGATGAAGTTGTCGTGCCATCTGAAGCCCTTACACGATAGTAATATTGGTTTTCAGCCGTAAGTGACCCTACATCGCGAAAACCGACATCCCCAGCGTTGACGTTGTTTAGTATTAAAGAAGTAAACGCAGTGTCGGTTGCCAAATCTACAAAATAGGTGGTCGCGCCAGTTACTTTGCCCCAGTTAAGCTTTGCAGATATAGCCGTCAGGCTGGTTGTTCCTAGAGCATCAGGGATAGGAAAATTTGTCGTTGTTGAGAGTGAAGCTGAAGTCCACGCCGATAAACCAGTTTCATTTGAGAAGCGTAAGCGGTAGTAGTATAGAGTTGAAGCCGCTAAGCCGCCAATAGTAAGTGCAAGAGTTTCTTTTTCTGTCGCAACTACGTTAGTGTCGAGTAAGAATGTCAAATTAGAATAAAGTGGTGCGCTAAAATCAGCGTTTACCGATACGTCAAGTTTTAGCTCTTTTATGTACTCGTTAGGTGCAGTTTTTTGTAGTTCTACTCTAATAGAGTTACTATCTTTTTTTGTCGCTACTATTATGGGTTGAGATGGTGATGGAGGAGTAACGCCGATGTTACTTGATGATGCAGGAGTAGTTACTGAGACTATATTTGAGTAGGCAGATTCACCATCAAGATTGACAGCTTTGGTGCGGTAGTAATATGTGGTAGATGGTTTGATTACAGTCATTATCTTAAATAAGTATCTGTTTCAGGGTTGAAATTAGTAGTGTACCTAGCTACACCTTTTGTCACTCTAGCTCCCTTCATATAACCCTGAAACAGGCTAGAGAAACCAGCCCCACTAATTACGCTGCCAAGAGTGAATTTAGGATTAGCAATATTGTTTAGCTCCACTGTTCCGCTAGTTCCCTCAATTCCATTTACCCAAATACGAGCTGTTGTGCCGACTTTGGTTGCGGCGACATGATACCAAGTATTCAAGGCGATTGTCGTTGAGAAAAATGCACCATTTAAAGTTACCCAATTTCTAAATCTAAATTCATTAGCGCTGGCACACAAGAATATACCAGCATCACCCCATGAAAAGCCTTGAGCATTGCCCATAATGGCTGTTGTTACACCTATACTTGTAAAGCGCACCCATACCTCGAAAGTGAGGTCGCCAGAGCCAAATGTAAGTCCACTATCCGTGAGAGTTTCTAAGTAATTAGTGCCGCCAGTTGCAGGAAAGAACAGGGAACTTGTCCCATATTTGATTTGGTCGGTTGAAGTTACTACATTACCAATTCTTGTAATAAACCTACTTCTACTGCTACTATCTGTAATTACAGTCCCATTATTAACTCCCTCACCTTGCAATAGTAATTCTACTAAATTAAAGTAAGGTTCTGGAAATTTATAAGAGGGCAAATCAAAACCAAATAATCCAGAACTTAGTCCTAATCCTCTAGGAAATCCATGAGTACCAAAATTCACTAAAAATCCCCTCCTTCAGCAATTATTCTAAAACTTTCTGCATTATTAGTGGATACTCTAATACTTTTACTATTTGACAGAATAAAAGAAAGGCTACCTAATTGTGAATAAAATGATTCTACTGTGGCACTAGGAGTTATAGCATTTACACTAACCTCTAACCATAAATCAGTATTTGTACCATCAAATAAATAAAATCTAATCATTCCAGCCGTAGTTGTTCCAGTAGCACAAATAGTAATTCGCTCTACCCTGCTACCATTAGCTCCAGCAGTAAATAAGTTGACAATAGTGCCAGTACCATCCCGATTAGTATTAGCCGCAGATATTGTTGCTCTTTCTGTCCTTGGTATTGCTGTATATGCTGGTGATGTTGCCATTTGTGTTTAAATTAGGTTAAAAAATTCGTAAAGTCCTGCTTTGTTACCTTCTATTGTAACAGTCACATCGCTTCCAGTATTTGAGGCTACTACACCATTACCCACAAAATTAAGACTTGTCGCCGCAGAAGTCAATGTTATACCCTCATCTCTAATTTCTACGTTAGTGCCAGAACTTCCAGCAGTAGAATTAATAGTCAAAGTACCTGCGGTGTCATTGTAGTTTAAAGAAATATTTGTACCAGCAACTAAAGTATTAGCTATCTCATCTTGAATTGATTCAGTGCCATTAGCAGCACTTGTCACTCTTCCTTTAGCATCCACAGTGATATTTGCATTCGTATAACTTCCTGCGGTTACACCAGAATTAGTAAGTGTTAGAGTAATGCTTGTTGCCCCACTTCCAGTTGCATCCCCAGACACAGTAATATTTTGATTTGCTGAAAGTTTACTTGCTAGGTCGCTCGTTAAATTTGTTATTTTTGCTTGGCTAAGACTACTAACCTGCGTATCGCCAATACTCGCGCCGACCACAGAAAAAGTAAGTGTATTAGCAGTGTCATTATAACTAGCACTAATTGTCGAGCTATTTTGTATAAGCGAAGCAACTCGGTCATCTACTGCTTCGCTAAAATTAAGTACATCAGTCGCAGCTACGTCAGCTTTGAGCTTGAACCATCGTCCTGTACCCGAAGCTGGCAATAATATCGACACATCATCAGCAGTAGCCGTAGAGGCGGAATTATAGCTAAACCACGCATTGACAGACCTACACAGTCGCGCATAGCCATTTGTAAGCAAAGCAGTCGGGAGTGACTTGATTGCTGAAATATCGCTGATGGAATATCCAATTTTTACTGTCATATTTTAATAGTATACAATAGAAGTAGAAAATTAATAAATTGGTAAGCGGATGTCGCTCACAGATAAATTAACGGCAGAGAAAGCTGGGCTAGAGTCGTATTTAGATTCTGAGCGTGGGGCTAAGCTTGAGCAAAGTCAAATAGATAGGCTAGATACGTTAAATAGTCTGCTAGGTATAGGTTCTGGTGGCGTTGCTGATACAACTGCAACAGGTACAATTACCACTCAAAATCTAGTTCCCACTGGTGCTGCAACGGCTGGCTCCACTGTATCTATAGACCTTGATAGCAAAGGTACAGTTACGATTCAAGTAACTGGAACTTATACAGGCGCTCTATCAGCACAAATCACCACCGATGGGACTAATTGGGTTACTCCTACGAATGCCGTATTTAAAAATATGGTCACAGGTACGAATAGTGCTACTATTCCAAGCGCGTCTGTGGGGATTTGGCAGATTGAAGTTATAGGACACGCAAAATTTAGATTGAGCGCTCTTGCAGCCGTCACAGGTACAGCTACAGTAGCTTTAAGAGCGGCGGCAAATACTTCACAAGTAAGCGTTGCGGGTGTATCTACAGCAGCGAATCAAACAACTGGAAATGCTTCTCTTACTTCTATAGATAGTAAGACACCAGCCCTAGGACAAGCCTTAGCCGCTAGTTCAGTACCTGTAGTCCTCCCTGCTGCACAACTATCAGCACTTACCCCTTTTACCCCAAAAGTAAAAGAACTAACATCAGCCCTAATCACTCGCACCTCTGGTCTTGCACAATACTCAATAGGGGATAGTTATGGTGGTAGAGGTGTATTTGCTAATGTAGGGGCTGTTGGAGAATCATTATTTATAAATGATTTTCAAGTGATTATTGATATCACCGCTATCCCTACAAATATGGCGCTTTCAGTACGTTTTTTTACAACTGAAGCTGATACCCAAGTAACGGGCGCATCAGTATCTGATAATTCACTGCTCACAGCTACACTCCCTAATACTGCTACTCCTGCTGATGGGTATCCACTGATTATTACTGTGATTGGAGATAAGGTGTTTGCGGTTGCCAAAAACATCAAATTTATCACTCCTCTAGAAGCTACTAGCCTATGGTTTTACTTGCGCTGTAATGCAGCTTTTACCCCTGCTGCCAACTCTGAAACAATGACAGCAAAAGCTAGTTGTGAGGTGTACTGATGTTTGCTAAAAGATTATTGAGGGATAGTGAGCAACAAACAACAAAATGGGCTGTAAAACAAGCTGCTTATAGGCGTATTGATTTTTTAATGATTGGTGATAGCAATCAACTTTTAGGTGGACACGGATGGGATGAGGGTTTTCAAGATGCGCTCTCAAATCAATTTGGGTTGTACGCAACAGGATGGATAAGCGCGAACAACAACAATGGGAACGGTACTGGACAGGGCTATTTTTATAGCTCTTTGAATGGCGGCAACAATAACATCAATGGACAAACAACAGGTGCGCCTAGCTTTTTTGCAGATAGTTGGGCTTTGCCTATGGGTACTCAGCAGTATGCGTACATCCCCCCCTCTGGAGTAAACGCATTTAGGGGTAGTAATGGCATCGTCTTGGACAAAACTGGTACATGGGATATCAATGGCGCATTTAAGGGGCATTACTGCTTTGGGTTGTTTGCTACAAATGGTGGGGCTATTAATGGCGCTCAATTTAGGAGTGAGGAGTCGCCATTTTATAATTTAGGCGCTATTGCGAGTTTTTCTTGTGTAGGAGCTTCTGATTCATTAGCTTATGGGGTAATTGATATTCCGTCAGGACGAACGACTAGCACTATGAATCGAAATACATCTTGCAGATGGTGGCTACCAAGTCAAGCTACTTCTACTGGCGCTGTTTTTGCTTTGTATAATCGCATTGAAATTAATAATAGGATAAGGGGCTGTAGTGTCCATACTATGCATGGGGTAGGGGGGCAATCTTTAAGAGGTATGGCTGCGGGATTCCAGTCAACCCCAGATGCTACTATCATTACTTGCTTTAAAGAAGCAAGAAGATTGCAAGAAGCTCAAGGTTTAGTTCCTATTGTTGTAATCTGGGTCAGTAGTGGTTTGAACGACCGCAATGAGGTGCTTGCAAGTGTAGGTAGTAAAGCTATTAGTGATGGGAGCAGCGCTTCAGCTTTTGCGGACAACTTGGATGCTTTAGTAACTCGATTTGAGGCAGTTTGGCTTTCTCAAGGGTGGGCTATTGAGCAATTATTTTGGTTAGTCGTCCCATCTCATCCAGTGAGTACTCCTGATGATTCTAAATTAATAAACTACAGGAATGCATCCAAGGATTATGTTTCAAACAATCCTCGGATGAGCGTGGTAGATATTACAGAATTGACAAACGCCTCGGAGATGACATCTCAAAATTGGTATCTGTCTGGCACAGATAAAAGCCATTTATCTCTTGCTGGCTACTATAATTTGGCTGGGCGGATTGTTAGTTCTCTTTTAAATTAAATAGTATGGAAATAACAACATAAATGAACAAACGACAGTGGATTCTTTCTCAATCTGAAGCCCTAAACATCACAAATCCCAATGATTTGTGGAGTTATCTGTTAGCAACTGAAGTGGAAGTTGTTAACACAGTACCTAGGCTTGACGTGCCAAAACTAATTGATATTAGAGAGGCTTTCACACTTATCCCTGACAATGAAAAGCTCCCTATTAGCGAGAGCTTAACCTACAGGCAAGGCTTGATTCCTGCCCTTCAAAATGGAGATATTGGATTTATTCAGGATAACATCACCACCCTTGTTGTTGGTGGTATGATGTCGCCTCAAACTGCTCAAGCTTTAGGTGCATTAATGGCACAAACTGAACCTGACCCTAACTGGCAACCAACAGTAAAAGTGCCTATGTACGTGGCTGCTGGTTTTGATTCTTTGAGTCTACAGGATACAATAGATACATTACTTTAGCAATTTACTGCCTAAAACATGAGAATTTCAGCATACGCAAGAGCAACTAAATATAAAAATGCAAATTTTGCACCTTTTGATTGGGCAGGATTAGCTGGCAAAGCATTATCTACTTCTGGTGGTGCGGCTAAAATTGGTGCTGGCATCGGTGCAGGTGTTGGTGCTATTAATTATCTTGGCAGTGATGACAAATCAATTGGCAATCTTGCTGGTCAAGTGGCTGGAGGTGCAGCATTAGGTGGAGCTGCTGGTTATGGTGGTGCAAGCCTAAGAAATGCTTGGCAAGCACGTAAAGCTGGTCAAGTTGGTAATCAGGCTCTTTTACCTGCTACTACAAATGCTTCAGCTACAAATGTAACCCAGACACCGATTAACAATCAGCCATTTACTCCAAACGCGCCTAAACCACAAGCTCAGTTACCTGCGGCTCAGCCAGTTCAAAGACCACAACCTACTCAGAACGGTGTAATAACAACACCTCCCCCTGCAAGTCAACAAACTATTGATACTACAGCTATCACTGTCCCTAACGCTAGTGGACAAACTCAATCTGGCAATTCTCAACCATACCCTTTAGCTAATCGCACTACTCAAGGTGTTGGGCAAGAACAAATTGGGACTCTTTCACAAAAACGTAGAAAGGTGCAGTTAAGAAATGCTCCAGCAGGAACATATCAAACTAATGGTTTACCTCCTACTGTAAGTAATAATAATAAAGCTGAATCTCCTTTCGCTAATTTCAAAGTGCGCCGTTACAACGGATTCATATACTAAAAATTAACCAAGATTATTCCAAAGATTTTCAGATAAATTGTTCCACTGGGAATCTTCTAAATTATCCCAAACATAAGTTGCAAGCACAATTAAATTACTATCGAAACCTAAAGCGCTATTTGTCTCTAGGTTTTTTATTTTTAGGGGCAGATTGTACACGATTCGGGGTGCAGAAAGAAGTGAGGTCGCCAATTCTAGTTCACTCTCAGTTGTCAGCAGCAGCTTGTCAAATTTTAGCTCTGATTGCGGAATATAGTCCGATACTCGTCGTCCAAGCTCCAAAAGATGCACATTATCGATAGCTGGCACAAAAAGCAAGAAATTAAGCAGCTCACCGCCAAATCCTTCGCCTAAAACAAATGACGACAAGTTTGGTAACATATATCCAGCATCAAGTTTGGTGTTTTGTTGAAAATCAGCTAAATTTATCGATGTATTTGTCACTCCAGTAACAACATCATGCGAAAGTAGGCAGACTTGAGTAGTTTCGAGGTCGCCAAGAGTCAATTCTCGGTCAGAAACGTTGAGTCGTGAGTAATTCTGTGCAAAATTCGTAGTAGTGTAGTCAATTTCGAGCAGTTTGGGTAGATTTGGGTTGGTTTTGCCAACTTTTAGTAATGAATTAGCTGAATTTTTAGATACGACAAGTAAAGAGTAGCCAGAAGCGCCAGAAATGATGTCTGAGACGCGAGGAGATAATTTCTGGGTAGAAGTAAACGTTATCCCTTCAACACCTCGTTGCGGAAAGTTTAGTGCGCCTGTAGAGATAAAGTCGTAATCTGTGTTGCCAATTAAATTTAGCTGAGTGAAAGTTGACCCACTCACGCTACTATATGCAACATTAGTGAAGTCAAGATAACTGCGGCATGGAAGTGCGTTGTCTGCGATATAATCGAGCGATAGTGTCATGTGTTAGGCTTGTTATTATTTATATTTTACTATTATGACCATTTTGCTTTCTTGTGACATAGGATACCGCAATCTCGGATTTTCTGTAATAGAGGCAGAAAAAGAAAATCTGAAGTTATTGTATGCTGAAAATTTTGTCACAACTGGCAAAACTATCTCTGAGAATCTTAGTGAAATAGCGACACATTTCAAGCAACTAGTTAAACAATATAAACCAAACACTTACATTTTTGAAGACCCTGTAATGAAAGGCGCGACTGGGGCAAAGTTGAATCAAGTAATTGGGGTACTTAGGTATTTGTCGTATAAATATGAATTAGCTGAGTTTTGTTATAAGCCTACCGAAGTAAAAAAAGCAGTTACATCGGGGGGTGGAGCAGATAAGCAGCAGGTGATTGATGCAGTTGAAAAAGTATTTCCAGAACGTAAGTTCCCTTTAAGAGACAACCACTGCGCGGATAGTACGGCAGTGGCGCTTTGTCACATTTACAAAACTAAAATTCAGATTGCGGATTCATAAGTTTGTAGAGTAATCTACCAACATTCATATCAACGCTACTTTGCATCTTTTTGCGGTCTGGTTTTGTGGAAAACTCTTCAGGAGTATAAGTTATTTGCAAGTTGTAGGTCTTGCCATCAGTAGTACGCACTTTACGAGTAAGGCGTATAGCTTCAGGCGATTTTACAATTTCACAAGAAACATCTTTCCGTTCACCAACAACTCCTAAACAACTTTTTAAATACATGTCAAGAATTACTGAATTTTTCATAATCTAAGCCATAACCTTATTTAAAGCAACTTGCAAAATAGGAAAATGAATCTCAGAATACACAGACACATTATATTTTTTCTTGCCAGCGACAATGCAATGGCGTTTTTCAGGGTCATCTTTAACCAAAGAGCGATATGTTTCAGCAACAATGCTTGCAAGTCGTCTGAATAGTGGTCGAGGAAGAGTCAAACCATCTTTTTTGTAATATAACCAAGCTTCAAGAGACATCTTGCCATCTGTAAATAAACCATCATGGGCGCTGGGCAGCATACCAGAATTGTCTTCCAATAAATTTAACAACTCATCTGTGCCAGTCATGTATGTTGAAGTCTTTTCACGAATTGCGGTGTATCGTTTTGAAACTTCTTTAAGACCGCGAACTTCAGAGAGAATTTCTTGCACAGTAGCAAGCAACCTAGAATCGTTTCTATCTTCAATACTGTTAGTTGCCTCTTTAATCCACTGGTGCAGACCTTTTTGTGCAAATTTTCTATATGCAAATAGCGCCTGAGAATCTTGTTTCTCAAAAGCATAGTAAAAAATAAGAGCTTCGCAAGTTTTAGCAGGAACAATCTTAGCACCATTTACTCCAGCAAGCACGGTGCTAAAAGCCTTACCAGCAAAGGGTTCTAAGGTTTTTGGTAGGGGTTTTGCACGGTCTTCATCTGACTTGTCAATATTAGACAAAATTCTTGTACGCAGACTAGCTTCAGTCTTACCAATAAACCGAGCTAATGCACTGATGGACATTCCTGATTCTTGCCCGTCGGCACTTACATATAACTCAATATCTTCGACAATGACAGGACTTACTGTTTCCATATTAATTAGTAGGTAATTTTTACTTGTACCCACTATAGCACATAAAAATACTAATCCCACACCTAATAAAATATTTTTACTAATAGATGACTTTGTATTTTACGGTATGATATCTACATATAGATGAGTAAATATAAAAAATGGCTGATTCTTTCCAGAAAATAATCTTAAGTGGAAGCACAAATGGAATTGGTATTCCTATCAACGCCACTACATCAGGTTCGGCTAACACGATTCATACGAGTCATCCGACAAATTTGCACGAATGTTGGGTCGCATTTTGCAATAATAGTGCGAATGATGTGCTTGTAACTCTTGCAATTGGCGGAACTGGCTCTACTAATTTAATTCCTCTTACAATTCCTGCTGGCAGAGGTCTTGTGCCTGTGATAAATGGCTTAGTTTATACAGGTTCGGTAGTTATAAAAGCTTGGGCTGCAACTACTGGAGCTATTGTTGCGTATGGATTTGTTAATGAGATTGTAACTATCTAATGTTTCCTAGACATACCTTTTCTCCTGAACCACTTCAACTTACCGAAACAGAGCAGAACTATCTACCTACTCCTCTGGACGTATACGATAGCAGCACGATTTCGTATACCACTTCGTCAACAAGCTATTCATCCGTTACAAACAAATACGATTTTTCCTTTTTTGGGCAATTTTATCCCTCTGGAGTTATAAATCAAACTTTATTCACTGTAGCGGATGAATTTACTTTTACAATCATCTCTGATGTGCTAGTAATTAAGCGTCAGATAGCTTCGGCAGTGTTTGAGACTATAAGTACTGGGCTAACCTTTACTACGCTTACATGGTCACTGCTGCGCGTTGTCAGAAAAGGAAATGTGCTGAGTATCAAGATAAATGAGTTGGCGGCTACTCTCGTCTTCAACTACAAGATTCAGTCTGGCACTTTTAAAATAGGCAACTTCACTGGTGATGTTAAAAATATTGGCTACAAGAATGTGGCAATTCCTTGGCTTTTATCAATAAGTGCAGAGGTTTTCGATAGCGCCTTGGTTGACTATGAGCCGAGCGACAATCAAATCTGCTATCTAAAATATGCTGACGAAATTGGCAACTTTACAAAATTGACTGACACGACCACAAATGACTATAAAACACAAACGAAGCTAATAACGCCCAATTCCCTTATCATACAAAGCGCCCGACTTCTCACATCAAGTTTTACAGTCGAGCTACGATTTCTTTCTGCCAACATCGGTGCAAATGTAGAGCTACTAAGCTACTGGGACTCGCCCAACCTTAGTTTTTTTGTAAGGAAACTGGACAACCTATTCAAATTTGGAAGACTCAACTCAAATACCATCAATCTACAAGACATTGGCACTTTTGACCCCTCAGAGCCTGTTCAAGTGCTTCGGCTAGAGTTTAGCCAGTATGCAGTTAAAGTGTGGCTCAACGGCGTACTAAAGCTTACTACAACGTTACAAATCAAACTACCGAGCTACAAGTTCTGGTTCAATTCAAGCAAATATCAAGCACCTACAGGAAACTTCAGCCTAATTTCTTTTTCTGTCTGGGAGAGCGTGACCAACCTCGACCAATATTTTCCTCAAGTCGCTACGCTCCTGCCTCAAGCCAAGGTCGAGCAATTTTACCCAATTAAGTTCAGGAACAAAACGTCTTCAAATTTTCAGGGGATTTTTTCTAGGCGAATTTTTTCCGTTGCTGGCGCAACTTCTGTCGCTCCTAATTCAACCACCACATACACAATTACCCAAACTGGCTCGTACTCAGATTCCACAACCTACTTCGTAAGCTTACTAATCCCCAATAATTCTGACTGGCAAACAAATGAAGCGACTCTAAATGTTAGTACTGTATCTGTAGCGCCCAATTCACTGACAGCAACTTTCCAGTTAGTTTTAAGTAATTTTGCAGTACGACCAGCCCGAACACCAATTACCATAAGAATTTCAAACAGCACTTACTATCAAGATTATGAAGTGAGTCTTAATGAGTCACGTACTTTCGGCATCACAAACATATCTGGATATCTTGACGGCTACTTTGCTAAATCAAGCGTAACTAGCGGCACAATACCTAATCTCACATCAACAGCTAATGCAACAACTAGTTCGACACTGGAAACTTCGCTTTTATATGGCAAGACATACAACATCGCAAGCTCAGGGCAGAAAATAAATCTTGCTTCGCAGGTGGTCGGTGTTCGTACCTTGTTTTTTGTGTATCGAGAGTTGGCGGCTAAATCATATCGCAAATATGTTGGCTCAAGTTCAGGCTACACCTTCAATGGCGGCTCAGGCACTCAGTTGGTAGGCGCACTTCAGTTTAATGAAGGTGATTTTGTAAAAGTATCCACGCAGTCGGGTCGCTTTAGTAAAGTGGCAATTTCTGAGGATGAAAGTAATCTTGTTTACATTGACGATTTGGCGAACACAGTCAAAGTAGTGCGACGAATTTCTGGTATTTGGGCGTTCGGGTCTGCGGTAACTTTGCCACTGACTTCAGGTGACGCTGCTGCTTTAGCTAACGCCTCGCTTCAAATAAATAGCACTGGCGACTTGATTTGTATTGGTGTTAAAAATAGCAACTTAGGAGAAGGGCGCGTACTTCATTTCACTCGGACTGGCGTAGCTACTTGGACATCTACACTCAACTTAGGTCAAACTAGTCCTGTACCTTATATAGATGGCTTCGGTCTGGCGGCACTTGTAAAGGATGACAATACGGCACTTTTGGCTTCAGTTCAAGGCAGTAATAACATTTACAAGTTCACTTCTACTGCTGGAATCTACAATACGACCCCTAGTAACGTCTTCAACTTTTTCGGGAAAAAAATTCTGGGCAATTCTTCTTTGTCGCGATGGGCGGCGCAAGACAACTCAGGAAATGTTCGGGTTTTCGACTCAGACACGCTCACGCAAACAATTACAGGCGCTACGCTTGATTTTGCGCTAAAGGGCGATTACTTGGCGACCGCTAACTTTGCTAACGAGGTAAAAATTTGGAAATACGAAACTGGCGCTTGGACAGTCATCAAAACCATCACAAGCGCGACCACTAATTTCGGATACTCGTTGTCATTTAATGCCAACTATGACTTGCTAGTGGGAAGCCCGAACGAATCAACTTCTTTTCTGTACTTTTTTTCTGATAACTGGACTACACCGAAAAGCTTCATAAGCACTGGACTATATGGGTACGCTAACGCTCTAGCGGCTTATAGTGTCCTGATAAGCAACTACACAGACCAGTTAGAATTTTATAGTAGTGATGGAGCCAGCATTTCCCAGATAATTACAGATGTACGGCAAAAAAAAGCGTCAACACCGCTAGACTCTAATCTAGACAGCACTGACGCTCAGGTATTGGTATTTAGTTCAAGTAGCGCGTTGACAGTCGATTCGATTGCAAGTGACGTGAATGGACTTTTCTTGGGCTGTCTACTTTACAACAGACAGCTTACTACGGCTGAGATTCAGTCAATTGAGACAAACATCTACGAGTATCTTGGACTGGCTGAGAGGTCGCTTTACTCGTAATCCTTGAAAATACCTTCTACAAGCTCTTCAAACTTAGCTTCGTCGAAATCTTGCTTACTTTCAAAATAAGTCTCTAAGGTGCGGTTAACTTCTTCGATAAAAGAGGGATGCCACTTGTCACTCAGTCTGGTGTCAGCATCAACAGAAAAAGAAATTCTCTTGACCTGTACGCCCTTACCGAAAGCTTTCTCGAAGTGCAAGTCGTGAAGTCCATCTTTTGTGGTTGGGAATGATACTAAATAAAGTTGCTTGTATGGGTTAGGGTTTTCACCTGTCTTCAAGTAGTTGCAAACTTTTCTAACATAATCTTCCTCGTTAGGTAGATAGATAAATCCGATTCGGTCATTGGCACGAAGCTCGATGTAGTCGTATTCACTGACTTTAAGGCGGATTGGAAAGTCTTGTTGTGAGATGATTGCTTCGATTTCAGATTGTGTTGTAATTGTCATGTTTTTATCCGTAACTATTAGGGTCAAGGTCTTCAGCAGTAATTTCTCTGCATCCGATGTAGCAGATGCGAATGTCATCTTTACTTATCACAGTCTCACCCATGACATCAAGTTTTGAGTCTCTCAGTACATCAGCGACGAAAAGTATTCTACCCATGTTGATTGCATCTTGCTCGGTTTCATCTGGTTCATCGAGCAGAACTGTGTAGATATTGTTGTACGTGTCCTCGCTATTTCTAATTTCAGCGTAGACTGCAACAACGTAAATTCTGTTTTTAGGTTCCATAGTCATTTACTGTACCAAAACGTTGCATTAATTTGCCACCAAATAAATCTGGCAGTGAAATAACAAAAACTCTCGTTATTACTTAACTTCTTACCGTTGATAGTGAATCGAGGCTGAACTTTGAACTGAAATAAAGGAATAAAAATTACTCCTCCTAGCTTCCAAGGTTTTTCCCAGACTACGCTACGCTCAACTCCATCACGGAATTTATGTTTTCCGCGAATAAAGTTTACTGGGAATACTGTAACTAATCGATGCTTAATGCGGGGGTCACGTTTATTCATAACATTTTTCCAACTCAGATATTGCTGCGGAACTACCATCATCAAAAATAATAGTTCCACTACCGTCCTCATTATCCTCTAGTTTTACAGCTACCTTATTCAGAACTACCCAATCAATTTTATATGAAATCATGCGTCCTCACGGTTCATTGGTGCAATTTCGGGGTCAATCTCGAAACAGTCAAACTTAGCTAGGTAGTAACCCAAACGAAGCATTATTTGGGATTGTTCGGTTGCAATAACGTCTACTCTTGCAGATGAGGGGTCTTTAGAAACAATTACCCCGAAAAACCACTCTGTAGTAGCTACACGCTCCTTCTTAAAAGCTGAGCCGTAACAATAGGCTTTCATAGCTACACCTTAATCGCAACTTCGTATACAGCTTCGGGTTCAGGCAATGCAGCAACACGTTGTTTGAAGTCAAACTCCATCATCAAGATTTCATCACTGATTTTCAGTGCTAGAATCTGTTGTTGCAAAGCTTCGATTTGCTCTTTCAGCTTTAGAATTTCACCTTCGTTGGATGCAATGTGGTCTGTGATTGCATCATCGATAGTTTCTCTCAGTTGAATTAGCTCATCGGTCAACACGACTTTGCCAGCTTTGCGCTTGACTTGAATGCTTGATTTACCAAGCTTCGCGATTGTGCCAGTTTTTGCGGTATCAAAGCGTTTTGTGAACAGTTCGGTCACTTTTATCTTCACGTCCTTCAACTCGGCTTGGACGCTCTTTTCTTGACTGCTCAAGTTGATTGCAGAAAGGAGTAACTCGTTCTCTTCGGGCGAGAGTTCGGTAGTGGCGTTAGATACGGCGAGAAGTGGTTGTGTGGTCATGTTAATCTCCAAAATATAATCTAAGTGCAATGTATGCAAAAAGTGTAGGAATACTGAGTGCCAATGTTAATGGCAGAATTAGATGTAGGAACATTAGTTATAAAGCTTGGCAACAAGAGCGCCAATAATAAATCCAATAATGAAATAAGTCATTAACGTATAAACCTCTCTACTAAACCATCGACAATTAAAGACAGAAAAAACAAAATAAGACAAATTGCAATAACTGCAATAAGAGATAGTAAAAGAAAAGTGACTAAATCGACCATCAGTACCTCGAATCACAACAAACTAATACTAAGCGCCAATCCTCTTTTCTGCATCTATCTTAAGATGGATGAGTATCGTAAATAGTTACCCCAATTTCTGCTGTAGGGAATGTAGATATATAATCAACAATCAGAGAATTATTAGTATCTTTAAGTAAATTTGCCATATATTGAATAGGGTCTTCAGTGTGGTCAATATAGCCACGTAAAGACTTATCGAAGGTTAAATGACTTAGTGCTGTCTGGGGTTGTCTAGAGATGCTTGTGATGCGAATTGTGTAGGTCATGCTCGTTTATTCCTTGCTTTTTCAAGTATTTGCTTAATTTGCAAATATCTACCTAATTTTGTGAGGTTTTGCTTATCCCAGAAACAGTTCGCAGATACAGGCTCATCCCCTTCATATTTTAATGTGCAACTTTGTTCGTAAATGAGTTCGCAGTGGGGCTTCCCTGACGAAGGTATCTGAGGAAACTTGTCAATCTTATTCCAGACAAAACCTTGCATCACACAAGACTGTTCTGTACTTGTAGATTCTAGGAGTTCGCTTCTCTTATTGCGTAGAAGATGTTCTCTGCATTGACCTACACGTTCACCATCACAGACTCCTCCGACCACGTAAGTCTCGTAAGTAGTAGATTCATAAGGAACAGCAAAAGTAACACCTCCAGCATCAAAATAAGTGTAGTCTGTGGTTGTATGTGGGATTGTAGTTAGCATAGTAATCCTACTTTGTCCAATGACTCCATTAAGGTTTGAGGTTCTTCAAGCAATTGCCTTAGAGATTCTTCGTGTTTTGGGGCAAAATCAATCGATTCCATGTAAGTTTTTTGACTGTCATCTGCAAATACAAAATAGAACCTAGTTAACGCTTTATAAGGCTCCCCAATGTTAGTGTTGACCATTTGCCGAGGCATAATTTGGCGCACAACACCTTCACTGATGAGATATACTTTGTCGTCGATTTTGAAGAGAGATTGTGGGTCGTCGTAGCGAAGTGAGGGATGGTCGCGGAAGTTTGTAAGTACTTTGTTGTTCATGGTTAATTGTCCCTGTTGATTAATTCAGAATATTTTTGCAAAACTGCCACAAATTCAGAATCAGTTAATTCACTAAACACTTCAGGAACATTCAACATACCTGAAACTAGATGCCTACAATCTGAAAAAGATTCTTTCATAAGCTCTTGCACTTCTTTAATCGTGTTAAGACGCTCTAGACGTTCTTGAAGCAATTCATCAATATATTCTAAACTTAGAGCCAGCCGCCTTTCAAGTTGCCTTACTACTTTAGGATTGGCGGTAGTTCTAGTAATAGGGAATTGGTTCGCCATTGCATCAATCAAGACAGAGAAAACTTCTGGAGAGTATTTGAACCATTCACCAGAGATTTTATGTTTGGCAAGAGCCTTGTGTATCTCTTTTTCCTCTGCAAGACCACCTGCAAATGTTATTAAGAGGTCAAGTCTATCTGTAGTGCCAACCTGAAGCTGTGAAAGTCTACTAGTCGGATTAGTTGCATAACCAATTTTGATTTCATTCTTATTGGGGCAATGGATAGCGTAGATAAATGTTTGTGCCATGTTTTTTAGTGTTTTGGTTTAAAAAATTTAGTGGGGCAGGTTCCTGATGTTGTATATTCCCAACCAGCATTGAGAAGAATATCTTGAATCTCTTTTGTAGTAAGGTCTACAGAATCGATTGTCCTTTTTAGTTCAGGGATAGTGATGTTTTTTCTATTCCCTCTAGAGTAAAAAAGAGCGTAGGCTTTTTCAACTACAAGAGCATCAGCAATATTGCAGTCAATGAAGTCTTTGTCGTACTCAAGGTAGTTCTTAGCTTGCATGATGGCTCTAGAGATAGTTCTGTTGTCAAATTCTCTATACCCCACAAATCTAGCCAACTCAAGACGTAAATAGTCGTAGGCTTTGTAGACTGTTACTGTATCCGACTTACCTTTGTAATGAATTTTTAGGTTCTCGCCATCTTCATCTGCAACAACATCAAAATCGTTTAGTAGATAAGTATTTTGGCGCAAAAGCAAAGCAAGTTTGTTCGGTTTGATTGTTTTCCCTTCTCTGGTATTTTCGTTAGCAGCTATCAGTTTAGCTACCTCGGACAAGAAGCTTTGCGATAGTAGCTCTACTACTTGAGTTACTTTGGTAAGGCTAGGCTCTTCATCAACACCAGTAAGCTCTGAAATAATTCGTCTGGTAGTCTCGAAGTCTGGAGGAGTTCTTCGTACTTCTATTTGTAAGTTACTCACTAATTTCGGCTCTATACTCATTTATAATGTTATACCATATTTTCAACGTTATAACCACTATAGCATACTATTTTTACTTAGCTTATAAACAAAAATATAATTTATAAGTTACAAGGTCTTTTATAGTGATTAAGGCTATAAGTACACATAAAAACGTCTAGAAGAAATTATTTTAGCTGTCTATAAACCTTTACTGTACCGTCCAGACATTATAAATATAAACATTACGATTAATCAGCATCATCATTCAAGACCCCCCTCTTCACAGCCCATCGGCGCATGAGATACTACCACCTTCGATTTGGTATATCGATATTATGTAAATTATCTCGTACCCACTCAGAGTAATACTCCTCATGATAGCTAGACACCGAACGTAAGGCTTCATGTATTGAATTGTACCCACGCTCACACACAATACCAGTAGATTTTTGAACTACATACCATTTAGTACAATCAAACTCTGGAAGAGAGTACTTTTCGTGCCTAGGCACAGTATTGTAGTTTTTAGCTACATATCTTTCTGCCATCCTACTCGGTAAATTGGATAGGTATGCTTCTTTATGTTCTTCTAAGGTCAAGCAATGAGATTCTCGCTCTACCCAAGATTCGGTAGCTTCGTATAGACCTTCAATCCAATTACGTAATAATTTTCTCACTTTTACCTCCTTAAGTAAAGCTAAATTACCACAACCTCACCCGCATTACAATATTCCGATGGTAAGATATAACAATGACTACACTCTTCAGCACTTGCGTTGACATCACAGAAAAAGTAATTAAGCGGCAGACCATCGCAGCAGCTTCTTTGCCGATTCTAGCCACTCTGCATGATACAAGCGGAGCGAATATCACCAACACCCTATTCGGCATCTCAGCGCTCAATTTAGACGCAAGCTATTGGGACGTAACAGGCAACACCGTACAAAATCAACTTGACATCAATTTCGGAGAGGGACTAATCGACTATGCAGACCCCATTTTCCTCCGCCTTACTACCTCTGACGGCATTATCGTTGCTAATGCTGCACTTTCTGATGTCACCATAGAAACTGGCTCAGAACTTATTCTCTACTCTGGCACAGGCGTAACGCTGACACTAGATTTCGGCACAGCCAAGCTAAGCAATTCAATACTCAATCTACTTTTCAGAGGAACAAACACTTTTCCCAGCGCACTGAGCGCCAAGTATTACGACAACAGCAACACTTTACAAACCACAATCGCACTGACACCGAGCAAATGGTCAGAAAAAGGAGTTGGAGTACTTGGAGAGATATTTTTTGAGTATGGCGAAACGCAGTCTCTCTCAACTATCAACAGCACAATAAATCTTGCGAGAATTACAGATGCAAGTAACAACATTTGGTTCGAGGCGGATATTTCGATTCCCACGACGCTAAAGCCAAATTCTATCGTTTATTCTAATAGTCTCGTTTTGAGGATTCCAGACGTTGCAGTAGATTTAATGTCATATGTATCCCCAAGTAATAATTCGAGCCTCCTACACTTAGATTTTAATGGGCGGCTGAGTGACCAGAGCAGCAATTCAAAAATAGCTTCGATGTCGGGAATTGAGTATGAGTCAGAAAAGAAATTATTTGGTACGGAGTGCCTTATAGCTTCTGCGGGTACGTCAATCTCTTACGAAGGAGTAGTTTTTCCTAATGAGTTCACACTAAATACTTTTGTTTATTTTACGAGTCCTGTCGCGGGTCGTCTGACGACGCTGACAGAAAAAAATGGTGTATTCAAGTTAGTCAAAAACGCAGCTAACAGCCTCGAAGTTTCGATAAATGGGTCAGTGGTCATAACTACGCCTTGGAGTCCAGTGACGGGGCAGTGGCAACATATTTGGATACAAAAAACCGCTACTCAACTGAAACTAAGAGTGAATAGCGGAGATATAAATATTGTGCAAAGTTACACGACAACAATAGCAAGTAATACCAACCCGTTCGTAGTTTGCTCAGGCATTTTAGGGTTGTGCAACGGAATATACCTTGAAAGTGGTGCAAGTGCCTTCAACTTAATGTCCCAACCACTACCCAAGAGAGTTTATAGCTGGGACGATGTTGGCTTTTGGAATTGGCTCAATTTAGAATTTCCTCAGTTGAAGAAATTTTTCTAAATTATTTTTCAAACTTCACGTAAATAATAGTACGACCCTTGAGATTCTGCAATACCTCTTGAGCAGCCTCATTTAGCTTAGGAAACTTATTGCCCAGCACAACATATTTGACGTACTCTAGCTCCACTGCGTCAGGATGTATACCAGAATCAGTCTCGTAAATTTCTGCGGGGTCAGAGGCTAAGGAAAGGGCGAATGTAGATTTACCTAAAGCACTATCGCCAGAGAAGACGTAGAGACGGTCTTCAAGTACTCGACAAGGATTGAAAAGTGCAAGCAAAGTTGGTTTCGGTTCTGCGCTTCCGCAAGGGTAGTAATTATCGCCGCCAAATTCATCGACATCGAAATTTTCTTGGAACTCGTCTATATCTTCGTAAAATAAAGGAGGGTTAGCCATGTATTCGAGAGGGGGGGATTTTAGCAATCTCCTCTTTTCTGAAGTAGCCCCAAGTTGCGGTCGAATAACCTGAACCACATTCACCAGCTTGAGTAATAGACGAGATTTTTAAAAGTTTGAAACCAGTACTTGCAAAGAAGTCGTAAATTACATCGGGAAAAGGTGCGTGGGATGAAAAATTATTTGGGTGAAGTTCAGTGCGCTTGTTGTAGCCAAAAATAGTAAGTGTCATGTAAATCTCCAAGTGATACAATCAGTAAAACATTATTAGCTCAGCGCTACAATATTTCAATGGATATAGATTTCACGAAATTAACCGAAAATCAAATAAAAATCGCGGAAAAGGCTCAGGGTCTAGCTTTAGTAGATTTGAGCGAGAAGAATAGCGAACTAGTCTCGGAACATCTTGGCTTACTGTTTTCACTGCTGGAAATGAGCGAGGTGTTCTGGGATGAAGATGATGATGACGAGGACGAGCCTGTTAAAGAACCAACTCCGCAACCAGAAGATAGCAAGAAATACTAAGAACGTTTGTAACGCCTTTTTAGTCCTCTGAACGGGTCAATAACTTCTAAGTCTTCAGTTTTAGGGATTCGGAAGTCACGTTCAAAGTTTATCCAGTGTTTTTCCCATCTTTTTATTTGTTCTAGTTCTTCAGTGGTCATAGTCATAGGTGTTATTTTGATGTTGTTAAGCTAGTGTACATGAAAACCCCCTAACTAAGCAAGTTTTTGAGTGGGTTAGTTACTCTGCTGCCTTAGTTCATGCTCCGCCATTAAAAATCTACGAACTAGACCGCTACGAACGACATCCTGAATCTGAAAGTCAACTCTTTTGAAGTCCTCCTCCATCAAATCAATTACCCGCAAGAACTGCAAAACCCCATCTTTTTCATCTGAGTATTTCAGGTCGCTCTGAAAAAAATCTCCGCTTAGAATCAATCTTGCAGAATCCCCAAATCTCGTTAAAACTGACGATAATTCGTGGTACGACATATTCTGAAATTCATCTAAAATTGCAATACAATTATCTAGATTATTACCTCTAATGAAACTAGTACTGACGAACTCGATAGTTTTCTCTTTTTTCATCACATCGTAGGCGTTAGGGACTGATGGTAAGAGTTTGTTGACAAGATATTTGTAGGGCTGTTCAAAAATCTCCTCTTTTTCTGCCTGTGAGCCTTTCAGGAAGCCAATGTTACGTGTTGGAACAATCGAACGGACAATTACAATCCTCTCGTATTTTCTCAATAAGAAAGACTTGAGCGCCAGATACAGAGCGAGGTAGGTCTTCCCAGTTCCCTGAAAACCACTGAGTACGAGATTGTAGTTCTCTCCCCAGAGGTCGAACGCTTTCTGTTGGTTCGTTGTTTTTGCTTCTACCTTGAGTAGCTTTGAGATATCGAATAAAGCAGTGGATGATTGATTTCTTTGCTTAGCCAAAATCGTCGCTCTTTGCTAGGTTTTAATGATTATAGCTTAAGATACTTCTCCATGCTTCCTCTTCTGTCTCAAAATAATCAAGACAAAGAATATTCGTATGTATATTCATAACAACATACCCAACCACCATAAAAACATCATCTTTTATAAAATGTCCTTGGAGTACATTGAAAGTAGAAAGAATAAGTAACTCTCTTTTTCTGCCATCAGCCTAGAGATATATTAAACAGCTTCATAATCTCAAAATCGAACGTCTCCGCGTACTGAGACTCAAATCAACTCTGTTGTTTTTTGCTTACGCCAACGCATTCTGACATACATTTTTAGTAAAATCATCCTCCTTAGTGCGTATCTTTTATTTGGTACAATAAACTAATGTCAAGACCTCCCCGTAACGGATACACGATAAACAGCGACAGCGAACTTTCAGCTCTCGATACTGCTATCTTACCTGAAAATACACCCCTAATTAACTTCGACCGTAAGTGTTGGGGCATCCATACAGGCTCGTCTGATAGCCTCGCTGTATCGTCTGGTTTCGAGTACATACCTCAGAACCAAATTGACGCTTACACCCTGACCTCGATTACAATCTCGACCGACACATACTCACTTGACCTCGCTACCGTTACTCAGTACCTCAGCATCACTCTAACAGCCAACACAACGCTCACAATTCTCAATGCTGGCAAGTACACGAAATATTTCATCGAACTTGTCCCAAATGGTCACATAATCAAGAATTTCACTGATATCTTCGCGCTACCTAAACAATACAGTCTAGCTACGCTTTTAACAGCTTACTTCGGCAAGCAAGTTCTCGAATTGCAATATGTCAATAAACTTTACGCGAATATAGACTATTCTGACAACATCACTAAGACAGGGGCTGTCGCTTATGCAGAAAAAATAAATTGGGAAGCTCCCTCAGACGAAGTTTTGTATCTGGCATTCTCATCTTCAACAACTGCATATACTGGTGCTGGCATCTCGGCTATCACAGCCACTGTAGGGACTCCGAGCATCAGTAAGTCGCGCCTCCTTCTTGGCTCTACTGGGAGACTGGAAGCAACCAAGGCTGTCTCGTTAGATTTTGATGAAACTGACTTTACTATTTCCTTCTTTTCTGCCAAAACGAGCGTAGGCGAGTATGGATGTATCGTGGGTAGCCATCGCTCTTCCAGTATTGGCTTTTATGTGGGTGTAGCGACTGATAGTACCTTGTTTGCTGTCTTTGGTGGCGTTTCACTTTCTTGTGCCTTACCAGACGATATCAAGGAGCATAGCCTCATCATTAATCGAATAGGGCGAGTCTACAAAATATTTATCGATGGTGTCTTGAGCGCTTATTTTAAGGCTGTTAATAATTTCAACAATAACTCAACCGAGCCACTGTGTATTGGTAGTCTAAAAAATGCCACTGGGACACCTTCATGGACATCACAAAGTTGGCAAGGATATTTGCGCCAACTTACTATCAACACCAGCGCCAGCATCCCTTTTTCTGCCAATGACGTTCCGCCTAAAGATACCGCAACGGCGAACACAGTCTTACTACTTAAATTCAATGTGGGTGAGACGGATTTTGCCCAGCACAGCCTTACAAGAAGTTTTACGTCGAATGTTACAGTTCAACCTCTTATCGCGTCAGGAAGGCTCAACAAGTACTCTCATATAGGATATACCGATAGCAACTTAGAAATAACTGGCAATGTGACGCTTGAAGCCAAGATATTCAATCCTTCTGGTAATACGCGAGGTGCGATTATCGATGTTGAGGGTGGATTTACGTGGGGCATCTATGACCTCAAGCTCAGGATTGCCTTCGGCTCTTTCACGCTCGATGGTATAACTGATATTCCTGACAGCGTAGCAGTCGATGTAGCTTTTGTTAAATCTGGCACAAGCTGTTCTCTATTCTTGAATGGCGAACTCGAATCAACTACAACAACAAGCGAAGTGATGAATGCAGCCTCGTCAAGCTCGGAATTTAGTATCAAGCGGTTATATAGCCAAGATAGCTCAGTAGCAAGCCTTAACACCTCATTATTCCGTAGCAGAAGTTGGATTGAAATTTCACAGCTACGAGTTACCAAATCTGCACGTTACACTGGAGACTATATTCCCGATATTTTTTATGGTTCGTAAGAATTTTCTACTAGCGAGTCTAGACGTATCTCGTTACTTTTAAGCCATGCTTCGGTTTCAAGCACTTTAGTATAAAGACCTCGCATTTCAGGAGATTCTCTGTACCACGCATAGTAGTTGTCTTCTGCATTTCTTTTCCATGACATTTCATGGTCAGACTTCGCTGCTAGTTCTGCATAAATCGATTGGCTAGGTGTGGGTGGTTTTTCTCCAGAATCTTTTGCGGTTTTTGCCAGTTTCCTAAAATTAGAAATTTCTTCAGATTCTTGTAGTGGGGCAAATTTATAAATTCCCATCTTAGCTGCCAATTCAGCACTGATTAGTCTAGGGGAAAGTCCTGACGAAGCATCGTAATCCCACCTTTCGGTATTAATGTAAACCCAGCCTTCACTTTCCATTTTAGTAACATACAGAGATGTAACTAATTGTTTCTGTTGTCTAGCGCTTTCTATAGCTTTATCTAGTAAGGCTATTTGATTTTGATACCAATCTAAGTTGATTTTTTCCATGATGTTAAAATAAATAAATGGCTCATCCAATCAGTTTCGATACACTTACTGAAGTTCTCAATCTCGATGTCAGCGCACTTCCACAAGGTTTTGCGGTTGTCTGTATTGAACTCAAGTCTTGGCTAATATACGATGCCACAGCTTCCGATGCAACTGTCTCAGGGCAGATATTTGCTCCGACTGCTGGTGCTGGTCGATGGTTTAGGTCAAATAATACTGCAAACAAACTAAATATACCCACTAGCGTAACAACCACCACATCAACCACTGAAGCTGATTTTACGAGCGTCGAGCAAATTAGGGTAGTATTTACACAAAACAGCACCATTAATCTACAGACAACTCTGAGAAATGGTGCTGGTAGCTTATTGTTGGATAGAAATAGTGGTAGCTGGACGATTACGGGCTTTGACTCCCGCTTTCGCTGGGGTAGCAACAGCGTCTTTGCATTTACAAGCAACTTCGCAATTATTGAGTTTACTTGTATCAACAACTTGATTTATGTGAAATCGGTTACAAACTATTAAGTGAAGTCTGACAATCCCATTTGATATTTATGGTAATCGTCTGCCTCCTTTTCCTTTTCAAGTTCTTTCTGTTTTTCAACGTACTCTTTCAACATAATAATCCCTTCTTGTTGAGAAATGGTCATTGTAACAAGATGTTCTAGAATTTCTTCGAGCTTGGTAGGGTCTTCCAGATTACGGGTTCTCCAATAGGTCTGGAAGTTTTTAAGCTCTTGCAAAGTATCGACGTTAGGTTCCATAGTTATTTTTTACTGTCGTAGTAGGGATTCATGACCTTGACCGACAAATCATTTGAGTAAACGGTGCGAACAACAATACCCTCAATCACACTACCGCTTTCTTTCTCTTTTTTGAAAATATCAGCAGCAAGCGAAATTAGCTCGTCGTAGTTTTTAGGTGTTGTTGGGAAATCTGCGGGGCAAAGATAATTAAGTTCAAGTTCTTCACAAATAGCATCGAGATTATGCTCTTCACTATAATTGATTCGAGTTGCAAAGCCACTTGCCAAGTTATCCACACCAAAGAGATATAACCCTTGTTTGCATTGAGCATGAGGATTGAGTTTGTTACCGCTACCTTTCAAGCCTTGACCGTAGATTTCACCACGAAATGCCAATTCGACGTTGTGCTTTTTGCAGTATTCCATGCCTTTCTCGTATAGACCAGAAGACTTAGCCAGCTTGACCCAACTATCGGCAGTGTCGTCAGTAATTTTCTTTTCTAACGAGCGAGAGCAAACGCCAGTGTACCAATTACCTTCGGAGTCCTTCTTGAAAAACTCGGTGAACGAGCTACCGTCAATTTTGATAGTGTACGCAACTTCTGCTCCGCTTGCAAGAACACGATTAATGTGGGACTTGAGGTTCGCGCAGTTGACTTCATCCGTAGCATACAGAAAAGAAGGTAGTGTGCCTCTGGTTAGCCCTGTAGCGCCTCTCTCTGGCTCTTCCCACTTAACGATACCTAGTGTTGCTGCGAGGTCTTCAGCCGTCAGTAACTCGATAGGTAACTCATTTGTATTGAGCAAGATACCTACAGAATAGATTGGGTCACTTTTACCTTCAAAGCTAAAATTAAACTTGAGCGCTCTAATGCGATTGTTTTTGCCGAGTCGAGACTTGTTGGGGTCGCCATTAGGAGCCGTAAAACTGGCGAACAGAGGAGAATCGGGTAAGCAGTAGTCAGGTTGAATGTAAACAGCCTTGGAACCTACTTGATAGATACCTTTTTGTGAAATGACGTTATAGCCGCATTCATCACCATTGGCAAAGTTGAAGTTCACAACTTGGATAGCAGAGGCTTCTTCGCCATTTTTATAGATAGGGATAATACGCGAGATTGTAACGATTTCGACGGGAGCAATAGAGGTGTTAGTCATAGTTCTTTTACTAATTTAATTTCATCGGGAATTTTAGATTGTTTTTCATGCTCAAGCAATTGGTTGATATAAGTTTCAGCTTCTTCAAGTGTTGCGTAACGAATTACTTCCATTGCATCATAACCAACATCTCTTCTTTCTGCTATATACCAAAAGAGGTAAAACCGTTGATATACGAGATAATAGTCCTCTGAAACATTGTGGAAAATTTTGAATCTTGGTGGCAGTTTAAATTTCATAGATTCTATCCCAATCAAAAGTGACAGAAAAAGTGGGCGGCATGATGGTGTAGTAGTTTTCGCCTTTATCAGTCTTCCATTTCCAATCCCAAAAATCAATAGTAAAGAATACGAAAGTAATATAAACAGAAAAGATGGATAGGACAATTATATCGGCGCATCCCCACGAAGGGAGTAATTTAATTTTCATACTCGTATTCCTCAAGTTGTTGATGTGCTTGTTGTAGCGCTTCTCGACGGTCGCTTCGCTTAGCTGCACGTTTGAATGGTGTCCAGTTGTATTTGGTGTCTACACGTTGATTGTCTCCCCAGTTAGAGCCTCCATACTGTCTGCTGACTCTACGACGTACTTTAGCCCAGCGAGATGCGCGAGGATGTGTGAATGGACTACCAATGGCTTTAATGATTCGGTGCAAGAAGCGAAGGAAGAATAGGTCTTTGTGCTTTTTTGTTCGTGACATTGTATTGCTCCTGAGTAACTATTGGGAGTATGACAGAAAAAGAGTATGTTGTCAACTACTAAAACCAGCCTAAGAGTATTTTTTCTTGTTCTACTAGGGCATCACGTAGTTTACGCTCAGCTTGTCGTTCTATCGTAAACAGCCTTTCTTTTTCTGCCTCTACAGTTAAGTGTTTTTCAACTTCATCAGACAAAAATAGTGAGTCGTAGTAAGAAAGTAGTTTGTAGTAGTATTCATAAAGCCTAATACAGTATTCAATTTTAGACTCCTCATCTGCTATAGATAGATTCTCAAAAACAAAATCTAAATTAGTAGATATCCTTATAATTTCTTTAGCAAGTAGTGGAGCAGTTGTATCTTTATACTGCTGAAGAATGTTGTGGGTATCTATATAAAGTTTGTTTAGTTTATCTGGGATAGGGATTATCCTAGATTCTTGTGGATTAGGAAGACTTCCTAGCATCGCTATTCATAAAGGTAGATTTCGTGTTCGGGCATACAATCAGCAAACTGCTCGACAATTTTCCTCACGTCAGCCCACTCAAGACCGCCAAGCCCACAGCCAAGTTTAGGTATGTGAATATTACGTGTTTGTTTGCGCCACTGAACGTAACCATGATAGTCGGAATTACAAGATACAGCCAATTCGACAAGACCCTGCTTAATCCAGTCGAGTTGCGAAGGTTTGCGCCAATCATCTTTAGTGGGGAAAAGCACTATTAATCCAGAACCGCCCCAATTGGCAGGTATACTACAAGCGGCAGAAGGGAAAGCATAGTGACCGCCCAGAATTAAAGGCAATCCAGTTTTCAAATGCCCACCACCACAAAAAAGTGCGTACTCCTTGAAATAGCTTGGATACATTTTCTTGAAATCAAGCGCCAAACCTTTCCCCATCACTCCAACTGTGTTCACAGGGATAAAAATGGAGTTCTCAGGATTAGTGAGGTCAACGTCGAGAATGTTAGCGCCTTGGGGCATTGTATTAAGCATCTTGTGCGTTCTCCAAAATAATGTTGCCAAACAAGCTCTTCTTGATGAAGTCAAGTGCCACTGGGTCAGGCTTATTAAGTGCCTTGTCAATAGTTTTGTCCCACTCAACTGCAAATTCCCACGAACGGTTTTCAAATCCTTCTTTAGGTTGAAATGGGGCTACTTCTTTTTCTGCATCTGAGACGTAGCCGAACATACTTTCACCCATAGATTCTGCCATTTTCCTGAGGTGTTCCGATGCTGCCTTTTCTACTTTTTCGACCACATCGCCAATCTTTTCCAAAGGGGTTTTCTCCGAAGTTTCGTACTCAAAATCGTTGATGTGAAACTCTGGGTAGCGAATTTCAGGATATTGCTTGACTGCCTTACCATTAAAGAACAATGAGCGATATTCTCCACCACATTCACCATCACTAACAGATAAGCAAAAACAAGTATCGCGAAAATTATTGAATATAGGCAACAAGTCATTAATATACATCCAACTGAAAGGGTCATCTGGAGTATGTAAAAATTCAACCCCCAAATCTAAATCCTCAGTGTTCTGCAACACAAAGTTTTCTGGTTGCACAGTTAGTACTTTTTGAGCAATAACAATAGCGATTTCGTGTAAAGACTTGTCTGAGTAGTTTTCTAGAATTGAGATACTGTAGCGGCGAGGGTTACTCATAAATAATAAGGCTCCGTCAAAGTGCGAACAAAAATAAGCATAATCTGCAATCCAAACACAGTCAATACTACTATCAACAGATATTCGAGCATCAGTTTATAGAGTTGGTCAAAATCAAACATAGCTTCGCTCCTCTAAATATGGAAAAGGGACACCGCAGCGTCCCCCTATAAATTTGTTGCTTTACTCGCTCAATAAATATAGGTAGGAGTAAAGCGTGTAGCTCGTCTCTACTTCGATTCAGTGAGTTTACCGACAAATACCGCTTCATTCTTGCTTCGTGACTCCACTGGAACTCGGATATCAAGTACACCACCTTCATAACTCAACACAGGTGCTGAAGTGGCGACTAGGTAGCTAGGAATCTTGCTAGAGAATTTCCCTTTACCCGCACGTTCAGTCCAAGTGAGTTCGAGCTTGTTGTCTTTGGTTATTGTGGCAGTAGCGGAAGTTTTATCGAGGTTGAAGATACCAAGGGAGACGATAAATTCGTGCTTACCATTGTTAGCATCGTAGATATACCCGTTCTCGAAAACAGCTGTAGGTGAGAGAAGTTGTTCGCGTTCGGCAGTAGATGCTTTAGCGTAGAGAGAGTCCTCTTTTATTTTTCGCTCTTGAGCAGCCACTACATTTTCAGGTGTAGAAAGCAAGTCGATTAAATCGTCTAAATAAAAACTTCCAAAAGGTAGTGTTCTGTATGTCATAGTTGTTAGTTATTCAGGAAATGTTGTAAAATCGTCGTGTACAAGATTGATATTTTCAGTATCGCTTACAGTTGGTTCTGGTGCAATACTTCTTTGGGTAGGTGTTACCGCTTTTTTGGTTGCGGCTTTCCGAACATTCTTGACAACAGGTACAGGAGCTTCTTGTACAGGCTCTGGTGAAGCTTCCAAGGCACGGAAGGCTTGTAATGACTGTTGCGCCACATTCAAACGATTCAGTAGCCCAAATTCTCTACTTTTAGCTTCCTCTACTTTGCGAAGTTCAGAGTTGAGGAAATTAATTTCAGTTTCCAGTATCGACAGGATATCTACCGATAAGTCTTGTTGAGCTTTCTCATTCACAAGTTCGGGTAACGAGGATGGTCGCGTGTAGCGCTTGTTATTTTGTAGTAGTGGCATCTTTAGGTTTAGTTTTGCGAGGTGTACTGGTGCGTCGAGGAGTGGCTTCCTCGTAGGGGTTTTTGATTTTTGCGTCTTCTTGTTCAGCTAGGGCTTCGTTAAGCCATTGATATTTTTCATCATCGCTGTCAAGGTCTTCGTCATCATTATAGTGCGAGTAGTCGAGGAAGTTGTAGCCCTTGCCATTTTTTAGGTCGAAGCTAACCCAAAATTCGTCTAGCGACTCGGCAGAAAAGAATGTTGTAGGTGAAAGCAAGATAGCGCTATGATGGTCAAGCTCAAAGTCTTGGCGAAACTTTGCCCCCTTCCTAGACTGAATAAATTCTTTGACAGCTTGATACTCTAACCACCCAAAGGTGAAATATATAGCTACCTTACGACCGTAGATTTGTAAGATGGTGTTATAACAAGCAAGTTCTTCCCAAGTTGTTGCTTCGTTGAGGTCGAATCGGTCGCGTTTAAATTTCTCAACAGCTTTGGGTAAATTTGCGTTGCACCAAGTACGAAGTAGGTCGATGTCGAGGCGCTTGAGGCGGATTTGCGGGTAGTCTAGTTGTCGAATGAGGCTGCTGACTCGAAGGCGAATGTCATGTTTTACCATTAAGACTTGTTGCTCCCGTCAGTACCTACAAGCCAGATAATCAACTGGCATACAGCTACAGTGCCAAATGTAGCGATGAGAAATACTATGAAACTAAGCATATTTTGTCTTTTCCTGATTATTTATTTTTAAAATTTCACTTCCAGCACTATCATCTAGTACTGTAAAAAGAGTCTCCTCTGCGACTTCAGATTCTTTGCTGATAAGTAGTCTGGGGGTAGTTGTGTCTAAAGATGTTTGCTGAGTATGGGAATAAACCGTAGCGTCAGCAGATTGAATACGATAACCAAAAAGACTCTCATCGAAAACTTTCTTACTGAAAATCTCAATGATAGTACCAAAAATTACGTTAGCTTTGTAAATGATAGCAACTTTGTCGCCTAATACACGCATAGAAAAAATTACAGAGTGGTTTACTGTTTTAAAGCTACCACTATGTAATTGAGGATTGTATCTATCTAAAGAAATAGATTGTCTTCGACGGTAGATTCTAGTCCGAATGCCTTTAAAGTATATTGAAACGGTTTGTCAGGGATATTTTCTATAAGATACAACATTGTGTTGGCTATAGATTTTATTTCACGTTGAGCATGAGGCGAATTACGAAGTTTTTGAATATTGACAAAGCTACGAAAATTCATCTGCCAATCAAAGTTGAGTTGAGTATTGTAGCCGAGGAAATATCTCGCAGATTCTTTTGCACGTTTACGACCTAAAGGTTTCGAGATGTCTTTGACGGCTTGATGGTACAGTTTGAAGTGACGCTCAGACTCATGTTTTAGTACGTCTGTCCAATACTGCCCTGATTCGTAACCAATTTCACCATTATCTTCGAGAAAATCTTCTTGCAAAGTCAAACCAGTCCAATCTTCAGGGATATAAAAGCGGTCAGCCACAAACTCCTTATACCTTGCAGATTCCGAATTGATTTGGGAAATACGATGTTTTAACGCATGTATGTGGCTTGCAATATCCCCTGTAATCTGGAAATCTAGTATACCCTTTTCCATAGGGGTGTGATGTCCCTCGCTGGCAAGGAAATCAAGTAATTCCCAAGGGGATTTCTTCTTAGTCTTAGCAATTGCCTCGAAGATAGCATCTACACGGTCGGGGATTGACTCTGGAAGCTTGATGCCAAGTTCTTCGGTAGTAGATTGCCAAGCGGAAATGCAAGAGCGCTTGTCGCCGCCATAATAGCCAATTAATTCAACTTTATTTTGCGTCATGGTTTTGCTTCTCGTTCTTGGATAGTGTGGTCTAAGTCGTAGTCTTCTTTTTTCTCTTTTACATAAGCTTCGGCTGATGGTCGAGACAGGAAAATTTCTTCTAATTGGGAATCTTCGTCACCGTAAATCCGCCGCCAAACTATATAAACTGTCATGCTGCGTCTCTCCAACTTATGTCGTAGTGACCATCAGGATTTGCGTCAACCCATTTCACTGCGTAACCTAAATCTTGCAACCTAATTTTGGTAGCTTCTGAGATATCTTCTTTTTCTGCCCATAATAATTTGGCATGGTCAAGTCCTTCTTTCTGCTCTGTTACACAAAATGCAATCAGATATTCAAGGTCATCGTACATATTGTCATGTACTTGTAGATTTCTAACCGCATTCGCTGATAAGATTTGCATCAGTTTCTTACCTTAAATTCTTTGATGGTGTGTTCTAAGTGGTACTGTTCTTTCTTCCTTTTTACATATTTTTCTGCTGCACTCAGAGAAGAAAAAATTTCTACCAATTCATCATTCTCTGATTCTTCCCAATATCTCCAAACTGTATAAACTGTCATGCTGTATTTTCTCTCCGTTGTTATAATAGTGTACGTCTTGCTTCAAGGTGATTCAGAAGCCATCGATATTTTGTACTCTCGTCAACTACATTACCCTCAGCATCTACGTGGTAGTACAGAAAAGGAAGTGTCGATTCAGTAAACTCTTCTTGCCAGTACTCACTCCATTTCAATTTTTGGTCGAGCGCTTTTTTGATTTTTTCTTGAAGCTCGGCTGCGGGTAGTTGCTGCTTTTTAGGCAACGCTGTAAGTTGGGTAGCAAGAAGTTCAGTTTCCCAACCGTACACACGGCTCAGGCGGCTGTCTTCTTTGCTGCACAAACTATACCAGTAAGCAGCCACACATAGGAATCGTCCTTCAGGAGTATTTAATTCGCAGAGAGTACGAGGGGCGAGAAATTTGCCGATAAAAGTTGCTGCCTTAGAGTCAATCCTGATATGAGTTTTGCCGTCGAGGGTTGGGTCAATATTAGACATAATTCACCTTGATTCCTTTTTCTGCACAATATGATTGAAATCCTGCGCCAGTCTTCAGCTTCTTGGCTAAGCGGATGTTGTTGGGATACTTGCCATTGACTTCGTAGTATTTCTCTACGTGCTTCTTGAGGTCTTCTAGTGTTAGTTCCATATTATTTCGCCCTCCTAAAATTCTGCTCGAAGTGTTTCATTCTCTTTTTGTAGGCTTTTTTCAATTTTTTGATTTGTTGTGCATCTAGTCCTCGCAAATCATCAATCTCACGATAACCTTCTAATTTTTTGACCACGTTATTTACCCATTAAGCGTTTAATATTCTCGATAGCTTCCTCAGTTTTTACACCTCCACTTGACCATTTACTGATACCTTTGGTGATATCTGCAACAGAAAAACCCGCATCTCTGCACACTTGCCAGTGGGGAAGTAGACGACCCGCGAAGTCTTCATCAAACTCGCAGTTTACAAAATTAAAATGAAGTGATAGTCGCCAATTACCAACTCGAAGTCGTACTTGGTTATAGTCAGGAAAACATTCTGGGTGATGTTGTCCAAAATCAATGCGAGTACCAAAATCGATGAACGGAAGTCCTTGTTGCTTCCAATCAGTCATTGTGTACGGGTTCCAATTAGCTTTGGAGATGCCGTGAATTTGATGGAAGCGGTAGTTGAAGAATCTCATGTTGTCAATATAAATAAAAAGAGGGACAATAGCATCCCTCCTAAGATGTAACTATGTCAAAGCTAGGCTCAAACGTAGTTAGCTGTGTTTCTGTTGTCCAACTCGAAGAAAGCTGGCATTCTACTTCTACGTGTTTCAGCCAACTCAGGGGCTACTCCACGATATAGGAGGGAATCTGATTGACGAATCCAGAAGTCCTTACTTGCATGATTAGGGTTGGCTGCTGCGGTCACTTCACCAACCTTATCTACCATCCAAGCGACAGTAGTTTTGCGTAAGCGGTCAAGATTAGTGGTCAGTTCGATTCCCATATCTTTGCAGAAAAGAGAATTGGTGACAACATGAATCTGCTCGTCCATTGAGATGTCACTAGAAACGGTTCTAAGGGCGCTATTACCTAGAAAACGTAAGATAGGGAGCAACACAAAGAATACAGAGCGCTCAAGCACCATAGCCTTAAGTACAGTATGTTCGGGTGCGTTTACCCAAGCGTTGACGATTGCGCTAGCTTCTTTGTCGTAGTTGTGCAACCGATTTCCAAATGAGTCAGCAGCGTATTGCAGAGCTTGGTCGTGACGAATCTCATCGACAATGTTGCTTTCGAGAAGTTCGAGGCTAGTTGCAGGTATTTCCTTCTTAGTAGCAGCTTCGATAAAGTTACCGACAGGGATTTCGAGCGCTCTTAAGGCTAATGCTCTGGCAAGAACATCTTCAGCACCAGAAACTACAGGTTCGTAGGTAGGGCGAACAGGTGTCCATTTTCTTTTTTTTGTGAGTAGGTCGGTGTAATTGGAAGTAGAAGTCATGGCATTATTCCGAGCAAGATGTGCAATGTATACGAGAAGATTCGGCTTGAGGTTCAAACCCGAAGATAGAAAAGTCAATAATTTCGCCACTAGGAACGGTAAAAGTTGACTTATCTTGTGTGTTGGGCTTGACGGGCAAGCTGTAGTATAGCGATTTAATTGGGCTATCGAGGAAGTCTTGAATGAATTTCTGGTCAGCGTAAATCATATCGCTCCACCAGTTCATGCTGATTGAGTGACCAAGACCTGTTGAATCCATCAAGCGTTGGAAATAAGAGTTCAGCTTGAAGAAGGTTTCCCAGCCCACTTCAGCAGCGATTTCAGTCTTGGGGTGGTAATCATAACTCTTGACACCAAAAGTAGCAGAGTCGCGTTCGATTGAGCGATTAATTGGAGGTGCGATTTCGGGTGCAGTTGTGTATCCTTCGCGGTCTACGTGATTGTACGAGCAAGTTGCTGTTGGTGCGATGGTGAATGCTCTTTCCATCCCGTACTTTTTCGCAATTTCCGCACCCTTACGGTATCCAAAAATGAGCGAGTCAACAATATCTAAAGCTTTCTGACTATATTTTGTTGTAATAGGGTACTTACCATCCTTGAAGGCTAGTGATAAAGCCTGAACTAACTCAAGATAAGTCACACCTTCAATAGCTAGCAAATTAGCTAATCCAAGTAAGCCGTAACCAACTTGACGGTCTTCTTCGGGCTTACGGTAGATACCAGAATCTCCCACACCTGTAATTGCGTGAAGTTGGCATAGAATTTCTACGCCTTCAGCCATTACTTGAGGAATTTCTTCGATAGTGCAAGCGCCAAGATTACCGTGCATTAATAAACAAGTTGCTCTATGTTTAATAGCAATTTCAAGGCAGACTTGTAAATAGATGCGTTCGCCCTTAGCGTCGTATAGCTTCTTAACAAGCCAAACGTCACCGCCTTGCATTTTCTCGATTAGGTCAGCGAGAATTTCGGGATGAGAGATAATTAAATGCTCGTCCACATTAAGAGCGCGTTTAGCCCAAGAGACTTGTTCGCGAGTCATGTTTAGGAACTCGGAGACGTTTGGGTAGTCGTAGTCATAGTGGAGTGTGATTGCGCCATTTTTGAAGATGCCTCCACGACGAAGTACTTGATTTAGAGTACTGTAGACACCAGAGAGGGTAGTGAGTGAAGTGTCGGAAATGTAAGCGTATAGTGCAGTATAAATTGCTTTGAAGCTGCTTGCACCAGATGCTGTTAGACCTTGTGAGTTTGTGGTTCCTTTGGTACGGAGACGGCTTAAATCTACTACGAGTGGACGAGTACCTGTGTAGTTAAGAAACGCCAGCCAAGAGTTCTCAATAGACATTGCAAGAGATTCACTTTCTTCCATTGAATCAGCTACAGAAATCACATATTCATGGGTTTCAGGCTCCATGAATATTTCAGGTAAAACCGTACCATATTCATCTTCGCAGTTTTCACCTAGATAGACTCGCCACTCAAAGCTACGATTGATTGGTTTAATGTTTTCAGGTAAATGAATCGCCACACCTGCTGCATTGCGTAATGCTTTCGATGTGAAAATAAAGCTTTCGTCGATATTGTTATCGTCACACACAAATACTGTACAGCTAACTGGTAAGCGTGAGCCGCTATTCTTCATCCAGTCCTTGATTCTGCCTGTTACAGCTTGTTTTCCCCATGTCGGGAATTTAGTAATGTCTAAAGTCACGTTTGATTTTCTCGTTTGAAGTTTTATTATTTTAGCATCGAAGCTTTCTTTTCTGCAAGCATTTATGCAGATTCTTTCTTTAATTGTAGGAACCAATCACCCAAGATTTTGAACAGTTTGCGCTCTTGCTCAGATGTCAACTGCGTTTTAGTTTCAATTTCTACACGATTGTATGGATAGTTTGCATCTGGAGGAAACAGTCGAACGCCAATTGGTAGTCCGACTGTCGATTTCATCGGTGTGCCTCGATATGAGCAGATTATTTTATAGCTCATTAGGCTTAGGAGGTGCAATTTTAGCGGCTGTAACAAGGAATCCAACAAGAAGACCAGATAACTCCTCTACAAACTTAGGGTTTTGCAACATCTGATAGATTTGAGGTGTGTTCAGAATAGGGATAATTGTATTGTCGATAAATGCTTGAGCAAGTTTCTTTGTGGACATTGGAGCATCTGCGTCTTTGACTTCGGCAATGCGCTTGTTGAGTAGAGATAAATCGAAATTGTGGATAGGCTCGTCGGCTGGTGGTTCTAATAACATATGTTTGTAGATGGTAGAATTGTTGATAAAGATAATAGCACGAATATACAAAAATGCAACACTTCGCTAACTTTGCTCTTGGAGATACGGAATTAGGTAATCTTAATCGTCAAGCATATGAAAAAGCTAAAAAAACTGGAGACTGGACTCAGTACAAACAAATGCAAGCTCAACAGAAGCAAACATTTGATAGTAACAGAATAAATACCGCCACACAGAATGCACAAGCAGCTACACAGGCTAAGAGAACAGCAGCAGCAGAAGCGAAAAGAGTTGCAGGTCTTGGTGTAGGCGGAAAAGTTAAGCACTATGGAGGAAAGGCGCTAGGTGCGGCTGGGAAATTAGGCGGAGTAGCATTAACGGCTAGTTACGTTCTTCCAAGCCTTATGAGCTTGATGCCACAGAAGCCTCAGCCTGAACAAGAGCCTCCCTACTAGCGCTTAAATTGCTTAAGAATTAGTCCGACACTTTTTTGTAGTGCCTGAGCTTCTTCTACCGTAAATGAGATTGTTTGTTGAGTCTTATAAGGCTCTTCTACACTTGCGCGTTCCTCAAAGTCGATAGTGACACCGTTAGTACCTACATCGCGGAGTTCACCAACAACTGCATAACGGTATAAGTCCTCGCAGCCTTCAGGGTAAATGTAAAACACTTGGATGACTTCAGGTTCCATTATGCGCTTGTCTCATTATCGTAAGGATAGTCAGGTTCGTTGAGTCCGTCGTTGGCAATTTTGCTATTGAAGAACTCAGTTTCTTCTGGCGTTTCAAATGCTGAGTCGTTACCCCAGCGATTTGTTAAGCGGTCGCCTTCTTTCAAGTACGTAAGGTCAACGTTCGTAAGGCTGTCAATAGCCAGATAGCCGATACCCCAATTCACAATACGTTTCCACTCGTCAAACTCATTGAAACTAGGAGGTACAGTCAACAGCTTGCGTTCCATAATAGCTTGTTCTACTTTAGTTCTATCCCCTAGAGCAAGTTTTGCCTCTATAATGTCTGGAAATTCAGATTGCAGCAAGCGAAGAATAGCTGCACCGTTAGCTTGTGGAACAATCCCTACTTTAGCTTCAGGGTATTTTGATGCAAAGTTACGGATTTCCTGTAGCTGTCCAATAATTTCGAGCTTGTCGCGAATGTAATCCAAGATACGGTAAGAATCCCCTTCCTTGGCAAGTACGACACCTACAGAATATACTGTGTTCGAGAATCCTGAATCCCACACAATGATTGAGTTGGAGATAGTTGTCACCACCCCATTTTCAAACTTGTTTACTGGGGAGGCTGCTGAGTTGCCTTGAGTGCCTTTCGCTACTACGCGAAAATAAGTTGTGTCAGGTGCTTCGACGAAATCAGGGCAATCTTCGTCTGTAATACCATAAAAAATAGCGTCGAGATGTTCAGTGAACGCTTCCACTTCGGTGTGCATTTCGGGATATTTCTTTTCGATGTCTCGGAGGGTAGAGAGAAAATACTGATGCTGAATCTCATTTGCTACCCACTCTAGATTTTCGCGAGTGAGTTTGAGGAATGTCTTAATTGGTGCAATGAATTGGTTGTTCATGTAAGTCACTTAGTTGATGTGGGTATTATGTCGGGGATTGGGGTGAGTGTCATCCGTCGAGGGAGGTATTACCAGACATAATCTTTGGAGATACTAGTCCACAACCTTCTCTGCTTAATTGACCTCACAAGATTGTAATAGTAACCCATGTCACGAACTTTGGATGGTTTCAGACCTTGTTGAAGTAGTTCACAAATCTCAATAACAATTTTTTCAGTTGTCTTACATCTGGCATTGCTTTCACCAATAGCAGAACGTTTTTCATTGTCGTAGCTGTACTTGATGTTGTTGCCGTGAGTCATCCATTCCAAGTTTTCAACTCTGTTGTTACGCCTATCGCAATCGATATGGTTGACATCCGAGTAGTTATTAGGGTTGTCAAGAAATGCTTCGGCTACTAATCTGTGAACTGCTTTAGATGTATACTTACCATCTAGGATAAGAGAAACAATTAAATATCCTCTTCCGTTATCGTGTTGCGATAAAGGTTGACCCCTTCTACCTAACACAACACCTTCTTTATTAACCTGATAACCATTGTAAATTTCTTTAAACATATATTTAATGGCATTTTGCCCAATTATAATTAACCATAATTTCAGTCTGCAAATGAACACTTAGCTTAAGAAGTTTTTCAGTTTTTAATATAGCATCGGATATAGCTCTAGAGATATCGTTCGGAAGGACTATATACCAATTTTTGTCGTGCATTAAAGGAGAGATTTGTTCACCTTTCCAATTTTCCACAAACTGACGACCTTCTTCTTCACTAGTAAACTTTTTGATTTGTACCATGTGTTTTTTGATGCGGAGAGCTTGTTCATCGTGCATATGAATCATCTCAGCTACATCAGGTTCAGCTACAAAACAATCAATACAATACCCTTTTTCCTCCAAAATTTGCATTGACAAAACATTAGTATATTTGGCACAAATAATGCCTGTAGACTGAAACAAAAAATTAAGTAGAGAGTGCTTAGAACGTGTATTAATTTTTCTACCGTCGATTGTTCTTATCCAAGTTTTACCATTTTTGTTCCAATGTTTTTCCAAGTTGTCGCGCAACTCTTTTAGTGCAGGAACAGCTTGCCAATACTCATCGTAAATTCTTTGTCCCTCTTTTAAAGAGACAGACAACATTTTTGCAACTTTGGCAGGTTGACAACCATAAATTAAGGCATACTGAAGAGATTTTGCATCGCTTCTGGGTATTCCTAATTTAATGCTGTTTTTGGTGTGAATGTCATTGGGTTTGACAGCAACCAAATCTTTTGCCAACTCTTCCCCATTCGTGTATTTTAAACACCACAAAGCCATCACCATCGCTTCTAAAGATGAAAAGTCATAGGAGAATTGAAAAGCCCCAGAGCCACACCCAAAAAGCTCTCGCATTTGAAAACCGTAAGTGCTGGTAACTCTGGGTATGTTAGTGATGCCGATATGTCGATAACGATGACTTGCGGCTCCAATTTCGATGGCTGGTGCAGGTATTCTTCCATCAACCTGACGATATTGGTTTAAATATCCTGAGTTTGGCGGATTATCCTCGTTAAACTCCCACTCTTCATCGTCAACACCACCTGCAATCGAATTTTTGCGGTGTTTATAGGTAAGATACAGAGCGAAATCTTTGGCAAACGCAACTTTTTCTCCAATTTTAATAAGAGACGGGCAAAGCTCTTTCTCAACCCCGACCCGTATACAAGGAGAAGTGGGGACTACCACTGGTCGATTCCCTTTAATTTTCTCTGCTAGAGTAGGAAACAGATTTTCTTCGTTCAGTTCAAGAATCTCTAATCTTTGCTCTTTATACTTACCATCTTCGATAGTTTCTTTTACATAGCGTCGCAAAGCTGCCAAACGTTTTTCGTAAGGTATCGATTGTTTTTTAGAGTCGCAGATGAGGTTCCTAACCCGAAATTCGGTGGGTTGCCAATTTTTTGAAATAAGGACAGACTTCACCCAGTCGATATCGTCAATATCTGCTTTAATATGGCTCTCTAGCGGTTCATTATAAGGCAAGAGATACATTTGCCCCTTATAAAATAGAAGCCACTCCTCGTCGATTTTTTCGATAGTAGCACCAACTCTTTCAGTAAAACGTAGCATCACATCGCTAGGTTCAGTAAACTCAGGAACTAGAGCTTCGTAGTAAGGCAATTGAAAAGTCTGACCACCAAAAATGAAACTAAAATCTCCTTCGGTATACTCAATTTCTTCTTGGTTGGTTAAGAACTTAACAACCGCAGACGAAAGTTTACCGTCTTTCTTGATTTGTACTTTAGGAAGATAGACAGCTTTATGAATTTTTAATTGATTAACGGGAGGAGTGACTTCTGCAAGTTCCCCTTTATTACGAGGTTTTGGAGGAAGAATTGGATTAATGGCATCCGCAATCGCTTTCATTTTCTCTTGGAGGTCAGCAACCGCAATTTTCGCTTTTTCAACGTCAAATGCGAAACCAAGGTGTTCTCGTCTTACTCCAAGGTCACACAACTTCGCCTCCATCTTAAAAGCTTGATGCCAGCCCGAATATTCCAAGTACTCAGCCCACAAGCGCTGAAACAGTTTGCAAGTAACTACTGTATCTTGCTGACAATAATCAAGCAAAAGGGGTGTCCAATTTAGGAACTGTTCGCCTTTGGGGGAATTTTTTTCAATATAACCCGCAGCAATACAAGCAGCACGATAATCTGACTTCTCTGTTCCCAACCGTTGACCCCAAACTTCGAGCGAATGTCCCATGCCTTCAGGGGTATAGCGGTCAGGACTTAGCAAGCGAGATAAGAGCAACGTATCAACAATTTGGCAAGATTGCCCAAACACTATATCGGGCTGGTCAAGATATCCAATTCTGTAATCAAGAATACCAAATAGCTTCAACGCTGGAAAGTCGAACGAGATGCCATTATGAGCTACCAAGTGTGTGCAACCATGCAAAACAGTTCTGAGCCAGTGCTTAGTAATTTCCTCCTTCTCGGCTGAGTGCGTCTCTCCTGTTTCCACGTTTCTTACAACAACACAGTGCAACTTCGCGCTAGGAAGTAACTTGTAGGGAAAACCAGAATAGTCCAACATACCTGAAAGGAGGTTATTAGTTTCAATGTCAATCGCCAAAATTCTATCTAACACTCAATTTCTCCTTTAACTCGTTTATCTCTTTCTGCTGTTTGCATACTATCTCTTTCAATTTGGCTACTTCAAGCACAGTAACTCGTAAATATTCTGCTATAGTCTGAATTTGTTTTTCCATTCTTTAACTCTCCAAATAATTGACTACAAACTTCACAAAATCATCAAAATGAGAATGATTATCAAAATCATTATTATCGAGCCAGTAGTCAGGTATCTCTACCTTGTTGTAAAAATCCCACTGCAACAACTCACTCTCTGGCGGGTGATGCTCATAATTTTCTCCAAATTGTGCAGACTCACGATGACACTGTAAAACAGCAGCTTTTTCATTGTGAATATACACAACTTTTCCACCCTGAGAACGTACCCAATCTAGCTCATTTTGATAACGTAAATCTGAAATGAGTAAAATACTTTCAGAAGAATTGTATCTTCTGTCAAGAGCATTAATAAAAACATCTTCGCCAAGTTCTTCGCGGAGCAATTGCCCTACTCTTTTCTGCACATCTCTCGAAGACCACTTAGACTCGATGCCAGAGCGATTATAGCCAAATACAAAACGCTTCTCTTCTTTCAAACTGCGGTCTTGCAGTTCCTTGCCACTGATGCCAAGAATAGGTGTTACAGCTTCATTTAACGAGTCTGCGAAGCGGCAACGCACCGTAGACATAGTGTAGCGGTGCTGATATATCAATCGAGACTGCAAGCGATTCATTATGAAGTCTTTACCAGAGTTTATTGAACCGCAGCAACAGATAATTTTCCTAGACATTTTTCCTTACCTTCTCACCGATAACAACGATACCTATACTAGAACCAAAAAACACAGCAAACTGAGTCAAGTAACCTTTTGCATCTTTAGGGTAGATGGCAGTAAGTATTAGTGCAGATAGACTTGCACCAAATAAGACTGCTGTAGTTTGCAAATAGTACCGCAGAAATAGCCTATTAAAACTCATCCTCAATAATCTCCTCAGTTACAACTGAACTCACATTACCAGCAATACCATCAATTAGCATCTCCTCTAGGACATACCCTGTGCCAGCTTCATCTACTACTGTGTAGGTAACGTCACGCAAACTTGCCTTTTCGCTTCTTGCGGTAACAGTGAAATCTTCGCCATTATGTGAAACTACATCACCAACTTGATACAAGAATGAGGTCGTCAATTGCTTCAGTCGCTCACGCTCCTCGTCAGAAAAGAGAAGTTTGAGGGCAGCTTTGCGGCGGTCAGCAGTCCAATCGTGTGTCAAGTCATACAGAGCGCGTTTGTCGCGTAGTTGCATCATGTTATGGGCATCTAGGACGGCAGGGCTATATTCTTTAGCAGCTTTCTCTGGCTCAATCATCCAAAGTGACTCAGACGGCATCGCATAGACGTTAGTAGTACCGTTGTGCTTCTGAATAATACTCTGATTATCGACAAGGCATAGCAGACTTTGTTTCAACTCAAAACTAGAGCCTAGATTACTGAGGTCTTTCAACGTAAACTCTTTATCAGGATTAGTCGAGAAAAATCGAAGTAGCTTACCAGTTAAGTTGTCGTCAAGGGTTTGAGACTCGGATAGCACCTCAAGACCCCACAGACCATCTTCTTGCGTAATTTGGCGATACTCGATAGTGATTGGCTTGCCTTGGCGCGGAAGTGTCGTTAAAGTGATTGGTAAGTTGTTATCAGAGCTATACTCGTCCTCTTTTTTCTTAAAGATTCCGATGATACCCGATGAGTTCGAGGCGATACTAGTCGAACCAGACAAAGCAGCTACCAGATTGCCCTTTTTACCATCCTTAGCACCTTGTTTGCTGAAGTGGTGAATGAGAATACCGCAAGTATCGGTCTGAACGAATACTGCCTGAATTTTAGCGATGATTTTACCAAATTCCGACGTATTTTCTGAGTGTTCGCTGTTACTTGTGGAGGCGCGAAGCGAGTCGATGATAACTAATGTAGGTTGATGCTTGATAATCTGCTGCTGAAGGTATGGGATATCGATAGTAGCGTCGAATAAGCGCTCGAATACCAAACAGTCGGGGTCAAAGTTGACTTGCAAACTGACTTCGTTGTTGTTTTTAGCGCCAAAACCAGTCATATGCGCCCTTTCAGCGATAGTTCTGCGGTCTTCTTCCAACTGAAAGTAGAGAACCTTACCTTTGCGAACGGGCATACCCAAAAATCTTCCTGAGATGATAAAAGAATAGGCGAGATGATAGCCCATCAAACTTTTACCAGTCTTAGGGGCAGCACCGAAAATGTAAAGCCCTGAAGTGCGGAGAAAATTAGGAATAAGCCAGTTGTCAGTCGGGTCATAGCTTGCGAGAACGTCACGAATATTAACACTGCGCTCGAATGTTGGTTTAGGTGCAACAATATCTTCGATGTCGTGATTGATTACTTTGGAATCGAAGCCCAAAATTGGATACCACTTCTTTTCAAGGCAAGACATAAGGTAGCGCTTGACCAGCTTTTTGTTCTGCAAATCTTTGTCGCTCAGTGTATCGATATAGTTTCGCAAATCTTGTTGGTACTCTGCGAAAATTTGTACTTTATTTTCAAGTGTGAAGTCAATTTTCTCTAAACCGAGGCTTTCTGTGTATTGCATCCTTTTAATAATCCTAATAATTCTTCTCTAGTACAAATTTCCCACGAATCGATTGCGTCAGCCGCATCATAATTTTTTTCTGACTCTTTGCCGAGCAGTTCAGCAATATTGTAGCTCGATGCGTTTATGCCAGACTTCCATGCTTCATGTAAGAACTTTTGTGCTTTAGCTTCGCCTACTTCGTCATTATCGGTTAAATAGACGATATTACGCACCTTGTAACTCAAGCACCTCATGAACTTGGCTAGATAGCTTTGTTGATATACGAAACTTGGAAAGCTCAGTGCTGCGATTCCTATTTGCTGAAGCGCCGCCGCGCATTTTTCTCCTTCAACGAAAATAACAGATGATTGAGCATACTTTGATAAGTAGATTGGGACGTTTCGGAAGGTTGTAGGAACTTCATTTACCCATTCTCCATTGTCTTTTTTAATACGAAAGTAGAAGAACTTTTTCTCGCCGCTATTGGGTGCGGGGTCGATGCGATTAACGGTGAAATCGTCATATTTGTAGATTGTTAATTTTTTACCGTCCTCAAAGAAGGTGTGCCAAGGTTTTTCATAGGGCAAAGAGGAATAGAATTGAGTGACATCGATTTTAGTGAGGTTTAGTGGTAGCGGTTTTATGATATCAAATGTCAAAGGTAGACGCATCTTCCTTGAGTTGTATTTACTTCGAGGAGGTTTAAATTCTCCTTTAGTTAAGTATTCTCTAATTGGGTTTGGATTAATACGTTGACAATCATTTGTATAGCAAGAATAAGCACCACTTTTAGTTCCTGAACTAACAATTTTAAGGATTCCACCGCAAGCTGGACATTTTGCTTTAATCCAACTGGAGTGATGCTCAAGTTTTTCTAAATCATCCAATTTTTGCAGGTAATTCAATATTAGAAACACTATTCTCCGACTCCGTTTGTGCTGAGTACTGTTCAATTATCTGTTGTAAAGGCAAGTCTATACTAAAGCATTCTTGCATACCATTAAACTTTATTTCAGGTAAGTATTTATAAAACTTGTATTTCCTTTTTAATTCGACTTCTAAATCAAATATAATTTTAGGATTCGTATCTATAACCTCATGTATCACAGTAGTACTATAAGGTATATGGCTGGCTCGGTATGAGGTTTTTAAATATGTCCTACCTATTTTGTAAAAATGTTCGCTGCCATTGGTTAGAGAGAGTATATATAGTTTAAAACTATCGAAATACTTAGATATTTCCGCACTTTTAACCCAATTACTTAACCCCCAACCAGTAGGATTTTCAGCATGATATTTTAAATTAGTTTCGTACCCACACTTATAACATCCATGACCAGTTAAATGACCAGCAGGACTTTGTAAGTAACTCCCATGTTCTCTACAAACTATCTCGACAGGAATTTTAGCTGTTTCATAAATAGTTTTTGAGTAATCATATTTACTTCCGTGTATTTTTCTTGCTTTTTCTTCAAAAGTTTGTCTTGCAAGTTCCTTTACTGGCTCCAATCGATTGAGTGTACCACATTTTCTACAACCTGCACCAAATAAATGTGCATTTGCGGATTGCAGGTAATCCCCATGAATACTGCAAATTATAATGCTTTTTGTTCTAGATGTTTTATAGATAAATTTTTCATAACTATAAACATTATTGTGAACTTCTTTTGCCTTTTCAACAAACATCTGTCTTGCATTTTCGGTTCTAGCTTTACCTTTCATAACTATTGCACATTGCCTACAACCTACGCCTTGTAAATGACTTTGGGCGGTCTGTTGAAAGTCTCCGTGAGAAGCGCAAGTGACAGTTATTTTATTGTCTCCCCCTATATAAATACTATTTGTATAATCGTATTTATCTCCATGAACTTGTTTAGCTCTAGTTATAAACTCTTGAGTTGTTAATCTTCTAGACATAATAAGTTAGCGTATTAATGTAATTTCTTTAGGGATATTGTTTTCCCATTCACAAGTATCGTAATTGTACCTACCATTTGCATGAGACACCATTTGCCGCCAAGATTTTTCTAGTTTTTTTACACCATAAAAGTCTCGAAGGATTTCTTTAAAAACCTTAAAATAATAGTTCAAATCTTTACGATTTAAGTAGCAAATTTTGCAGTCCTCTTCATTGACGTATACCAATGTTGCACCGACAATTCCTGCACCATAAATATCTTTGAAATTTGTCTGTTTGGTCAACGCAGCCGCATAGAACGACAATTGGAGACAGTTCTTAAACATCATATCTACTACGTCTGTGCGTGGCAAGCTTTTTTTCTTGATTTTTCCAGTCTTAGGGTTTTTTTGGTACGAGCGTTTTGTCTTGAGGTCGGCAATAATAAATTGAGGCTCATCTAAAATTTCTCCGTTTTTGAATTGAAATACGTTTGCTGGAAGACAAAGGAGTTGGTCGTACCTGCCAGCTAACATTAGTGGTTCAGGATTTTTCGTCTCTAGCAAAGCGTTGTAGAAGAGGGGCATTTCGGCATTTGCAAATTCGGGTTCCACGTAACTATAAAAATTATCTATAGCAACAGCAGCTATTTTTTCTTCTACAAGATTGCCGAGACAATATACACCTTGCAATATATATTCCTCTACTAGAGAGTGGGCGGCAGTACCCACTCTTGCACTCTCAGCAGAAATCTCATCAGGGTCTTCACCCAAACTCCTCATCTTATCGCCCCACACCTCCAAAATATCTTCACCCTTATCATTCGTTAAATCTTCGTATTGACTTAACACAGTCGTTGTGCTGGCACATTTTAACCCGCACACAGACTCATACTGACGCTTACCATTCTCTTCTGTAACTTCCCCTTTATATTTGATAAAAGGTTCGTATTCAAACAGTTTCTTAGCCATCAACCACTCACAAACATAACAGTACCAAATAATGTAACGGGACACTTAATATTAATTTGTTCGCACTGAACTTCAGGATTGTAATGCAAGAGCAAATCTATATCGTTAGGAGATTTTTGAGCTTCTATAAATTTAGAAGCGTGTTCAAGTGGTATTTTATACAGGGTAATCGCGCCTACACAATTCACCCAAACCAGATGAAAATGAGTAAATGTATTAGGTTCCACTGCTACCAAAACCCCCTCTATTCTTATTGCCAACCACTTCAGACCAAAATATACAGTTTTCCTCTGTAAAATCTAGTCTAATGTGTAGTATAGAATCTAAATTAGGGGCTATCACCTGAAGCAAACGGTCGCCAGCATCTATACGCGATTTACAACCCCTAATGCCGAGTTGGGGATGATAGTCAAGATAACAACCTAAAGTGTCGCCAAACCAATGATTTCCGTCACTCCAAGTAGATTCAATCCCGCGATAAGTCTCATCGATTGTTCCCACACAATTAGCAAGACGAAAAGGTGTTTTGCCGATACTACTGCGAGGTCTAATGTCGAAATGGCAAGGAATAATTTCTTCTTTTCTTGCAAAATACTTTACAGTCTCTTTCAGTGCATCCTTTACACACTGACCAATAGCAAAACCAGCAAACTCTACTCTGATGTCGTACATTGCGAAAACAGTCTCGAAGCTAATTAAACCGATAGTCTCGACAACTTCAGCATCATAAGGCTTTACATCGCTGACAAATGGTAAATCAATGCCAGCATCGCCAACTTTGTTGTATATAGGAGCAGAGCTACCATAGAATCGCTGCGCTGCGTCAGAAAGAGGGAGAGATATAAGTAATTTCATGATTTTTGTGTATTTGTGAAACTTGCCCATTCCGATGAGCTAAAAATTACCGATTGTCCAGAAGTGAATTTGAGGATTAGCCTAGTGCCTCCGTATTGGAGGTATTTGTCGTCATTATCTAGTTCGGCATTAAGTCTTTTCAATTCTTTGCTGACCTCTTGCTCCGTACCATCACAGTCACTGACGATATAGGCTTCCGTCACTACTTTGCCAAATATTTTCCTGACTTTAGTTAGTAATTGAGAACTCTTGAGCGCCCAAGTTTTAGTTCCTTGAATATCTACTTTTACCATAGCAGTCCTGAATAAGTTGAAAGGACGGCATACTTAATGAGCCGCCCCTCGTAAAATGTCGAACCACCTCTATCTAGTATTAACTCAGTCCTTCCCTTTAGAAACAGCAGTAACTGACGAGCAGGTAGTTGGGGCTTCTTAATCGGGCTATGTGAGCAAGTTAGTAGATTCACCTCGGATGTGCTGTATCTAGGCAATACTAGAATATTGGAAGAGATATGTTTTTAATGCCGACCGACATTGAATTATCTAGAAATCGTCCGAGTCGTCTTCTTGTGCAGGAGTCGCAGACTTAGTTGTAGCCGCAGCATCCTTCGCCTTAGCCTTTTCAAGTACAACAACAGGGAACAGAGTGTATCGGTCAAGAGAGTAGTAAGTCTTCTCGCCGCTTTCATCAGTGCGACTTCTTAACAAACCCTTCACTAGAACCTTATCGCCAATTCCAATGCTTTCATCGTCACTGTGGACAGAAAGGAAAACGCTTGGGGCATACTGCTCAGCACCTTTGGCAGCAGTATTAACGGATACACCAAGGTCAGCATACCCAGCGAAGTCGTCACCTCTTGCGGGACGAGAAGTACGAACGTAACCAACAAATTCTTTAACTTCGCCAGAACCGAATGCAGAAAATAAAGGAGCCATGTGTTTTTGTTTCTTTGTTTGAATGTAGTTAGTTTATCGAAAAGTCGTAGCTGAAGTATCCATCTAAAGGATGATTAAGCAGCCACTTCGGGAGCAGGGCTTTTATTAGGATTATAGCGTTCGCGATTTTCCCAACATAGAATCTTCCACTTACCTGCTGTATCGTAGTGACCCTTCTTAGCAAAAGCGTCGAACTTCAGGGCGCGTTCGTCATCACTTGAGTGGCAGTAAGGAGCATGAGCCTTAGCCCATTCTAGGCACTCTTTCTTGGAGTATGCAAGAGGTTGCACTTCGGCTTGAGCAGCACTAGCAGCATTACCGTCATCATCGGCATCAGCAGACAAATTAAGAAGCGCACAGATAGAATATCGTCGAGCGTAGGTCAGTGCAGAGCCTTTTTGTTGCTCGTTAGCTGGGAGTGTAATTGGGTAGTCAATTTGAAAGCTTTCGCCAGTTGGTGCAAACGTGATTCTTGTGACAAGATTTGTTTGCTCTTCTACTTTCTCAAAGAAGCTGAAAAGAACCAAGTTGTGTCTTAACAGAGGCTCACGAATAGACTTCATAATGGAGTCTAGGTCAGCATACTTAGACTTGAAGTGAGGGTTCAGCTTGTCCTTGATGATTGGCGTAAACTCAAGTTGTGCCTTGACAAGTGCAGAAAAGAGATTGTCGGGTTGGGGGAGGGTTTCTGGTACGTCAGGCACGTTGTCTTCAGTAACAACAATTGAGTCTTCAGTTTGGTCGATTGTCGGCAGTTTTCTAGGAGCCATTTTTGATTTACCTGTTAATAGTAGGGCTAGGAATTGCGCCTAGCCATTTTAGTTTTAGTTAGCCGCTTACTTTGGCGGTCTTTACATCGGTCAGCGAGGAGCGAAGGATTTCGAGGCGACCATTACGGACAGCGCCGTTTAGCTTCGTTCCTTTGATTTTCTCGCCATTGTCAATCTTATTGATGAGGCTTTCAGCTTGAGAAACCCAAACTTCAGCATCATTGATAGCAAGTGCCAATAATTCGCGATAGTCTTCGTTCGAGATAAATTCAGGCTCTTCGGTAACTGGCTCAACTTCTTCGATTGCTGCCAATACTTGTTGTGCAATTTCAGGCTGGTATACGACTGTGGTTTCTTCAGGAGTAGGCATTTGTTTGTAGTTCTTAAAAGCTCGATTGCTTAATTAATATAACGTGTTGAGCAGGGCAGGTCATCTATCGCGAGAAGGAGTTAAACGGAAACCGCAAGTTGTTCTTTTGCTCATAATTATCTCCAAATATGCAAAGAGCCAGCGTTTTTAGGGCTGGCTCTAGGGTTATACAGCTACAGGTGCAGCTTTTCTAACGAGTCGGCAAATGTTGTTTTTCGCATTTACTTTTTGTGCTATCTAGCTTCCGTTCGTGAAACTTCAGCGTGGTCTAGGCTCTCTTAAACTCCGAAACCTGCTTTGCCCCGTGAAATGGAGCAAGAGGGACTTTTTATCTGCAATTACTATTTTTGCAGTCTGGACTATTCCTTCCGTTTACACGGTCTACCATTTATGGGGTTAACCATCTGAGAGTTTTCATGTCTTGCGGTTTAGATTGTCTCAAGTCTCTAGACCTTCGTTTCAAGTTTCCCCGAAGTTTTGGTACGGTGTTGGCATTTCAGCTTTCGCCGTTTGAGATAGATTTTTTTGTTCGACTCAGGTTTACAAGTTAATCGAACCCTCGTAAATCCAAAAGAGTTACTAGACCTTCAATAACACTTTCATTATAGCAAATCAGGAACTTCATCCAATCTACCCAAAGGCATATCTCGAATAAGCCTCAAATCTCGAAGTAACTTATCTCCACCGTCCATCAAATCCCACAATACAAACTCACTAATCTGCCACTTAGTCTCACTGTCATCACGTTTAACAAAATACATTGGTGGTCGGTCATTTACAGGCTCAAGATATTGCCAAGTGAATCTACCATGAAACTGCTTGACGACAGCGCTAATTCTTTGGCTTATTGCATCATTCACAGTGGTCGCCTCATAGCTTCTTTACAAATAGCCTCAAACTCCTGCTTCACTTTCGACTCGAATCGCGCTTCCTCGATAAACATATTTTCTCTATTACTCCAACCCCACATCAACACATTTTGACCAGTATTAGCGTCTCGTTGTAGCCCGAAACTCCAACCAAGCTTAAATAATTCATTTGGACTTAGGATTCCAGTAGTCTCGGCAGTTTTTAGTATTTGAGATTCTCTCCATGCAAACTCTTCTTCTGCCATGAGCGCAGCGATTTTATTGATAGTGTCGTTCATAATAAAAAGGCTCCCGAAGGAGCCGTGTAATGTGTATAAATCAATCGTAAGACTTAGCGACTGTTAGGTGTGGGGAAATTTACATTGCCAATTGCAGATGCCTTAGCGCGTTCGATACCAGCAGCACGTTCAGAATCGATTTGCTTGAATAACTGTGCCACTTGTGCGGTCAAGTTTGCATTTTCTTTCTGCAACGCTTCAATCTGTGCGGTTTGTTTGACGGTTGCGGTCTGGTGCTGGCTTTCAAAGAGGGCAATTTCAGCAGCGTGTTCCTTAGTCAAGCGGCTGTTTTCGATTGCAACTGCCTTCTTAACTTCGGTGTCACGCTCAGAAAATCAACTCCTAACGTAGCAGCAAAAGCAAACTTAGCGTTCTTACGTGCTTGCATGGGTTCCATCGGGTTACAGTGCAGATAAGTGTAGTATTCGTCTGAATCGGAGTTATTTTTAACAAACAAGTTTTCTAGGTTTTTATTATATATTTCAAGACAAGCATCAAACTCTTTCTGTTTTCTATCGTACTTTCTAGTTGTCTTATCTTTTAAATTACTTAACTTACAAGACCTAGCAGCCAAGGTTTGCTGTAAATCTTTTATTTGATTTAAATTATCCCAGTCAACAGTGAAGGTTCTTTCCATTTTTACATCCCTTAGATAAGATGAAAGGCACTCGTATCCTGAGTGCCTTTCTTTTAGTATTTACAACATACTGTTATATTTTACTTTTCGCCTTTGCTTTGTTAATATCCTGTGGTGATGGTTGAGTTTTATATTAGCAGTACTACCATTGTACTTACCTCGCCATGATAAAGGCAAGGATTGGATTTGAACCAACATCGCTAATTGTTTACCATCAAACTTCGACGCAAAGAAAAAGGTTTGATAATGAATTTGGAGCAATAACTTCAATTTCACTTTTAGATTGAGCCACACAACTTCGGGTTTTTAATCCGAATGCGTCTACCAGTTCCGCCAACTCCCGTTAAATCGGGAATCCTAGAGTCGAACTAGGAATGTTGTGTTTTGATAAGCTTTAACTTACGCTCTTTAATTAATATACTCGACCCACATACTATCCCGCATCTACCTAAAGACAGATAAAAAAAGCGCTCCCGAAGGAACGCTCTCTCTTATTGCAACGGTGCAGTCAGATAATCCGTAATATCTTTTCCGATTTTAAACGGAATCACCTCAATGGCGTTCGCACCTTCCCTTGCTACTACAACAGCCTCTAGAAGCTTCTGAGCGCGACTGACGAGTGCTTGCTTGGTAGTTTGGTAAATCGCACCACTATAGCTGATTTGCTCCCACACACCTTCATTGATATCTTGGCTGTACTCTTTGACTTGAGCAGGATGTTTGTCGGTCAACGTACCTTCAATGACCTTCCAATCAGTGATTTTCTTGGTCTTGTTAGTGCGTCGAACTTCAGATTCGTACAAACCAGTGTTGGGGTCAATGCTCCACTTTTCTGCGCTGTCGAGAACAGGCAATGAATCAAAGAATGTAACGATGTCCGTTAGCTGCTTCTCAAGAAATAGCAAGCTCGAAACAGGAACATTCTCAGCGATTGTAGTACCATTAACCACGATGTTACCAACTGCGGCTTGGTTTGTCTTGTCAAGAGTAGTAATTGTATCAAACAATTCAACTACCAAAGAAGTGAAAGCTGTAACTTGGTCTTTCACATTAGTTTGTGCCAGTTTCGATTCGGGAGGATACACATAACCATCTTCAGCGTTAGGGCGATAAGTCTTGCTCAGTCCACCAAACAGGTCACGCTTTTGAATTGTTTTATAGATTTCGGTCTTCGCCTTGCTGACGCGAGATTTTACTCCTTCAGAAATAGCAAGCAATTGATGTAAAAGAAGACCAGATGTAGTCGATTTAGCCATGATAGTTTTAGATTAATTTTGATAGTTTAATTAGATTACAGAAAAGGATGTTGAAGTGCATCTATCTTCAGGAATAAACAATGTTGCCAGTGTTCAAATCGATAATACGCAAGCTAGTTCGAGGGCTGACCCTTGCATAAGGCTCAAACACAACACTGATAAACGTATCGAGGCTACCAGTAAACGCTACCAAACCGTAGAAAACCCACTGGCGTTGGGTGGCAGAAAAGAATTGAAGGTTATACATTTTCCCTCCGTAATGTGATTTCGTGTTTTATATCTGGGGCGTACAAGTAAGGTTCTCCAAGCTTATCGATGGTATCTGCAATATTGGTTAAAGCTTCGTTGAATCCGATTTTAGCTGCAATTGCAAAGTATGCCGCAACATCTTCGTCTCTAGGTCGTTCGGCTAGAAACTGCTCGACAAGTTTATCTAAATTCATAATGATAACGCCTTGACTAAAATAATATCGTTGACCAACAATACTAAAAATGCAACAGGAATAATAATTTTCGCAAGTTGCCAACCGTTTTTAGTAAATCGCGCTTCATGTGCCTCTACAGCTTCCCGCGCAATCTCTTCTGTTGATTTGTTGGGTAAATAAATGTCGTTCTCGCTAGTTAATCGCGCCATGTTAAAAATCTCCTTCGTAGTTAGGGTCAGACAGCAGTCCCAAAACAATCTGCTGCAAGCAAGTGATAAACGGAAGTAACCTAGCTGAGTATTGAACCGAGTAAACGTAATCCTCAGCTAAACGGTCTTGAATCCAACCTGAGCCTAGCGAATAGACTTGAGCATCGTACTGGTCATCCATGCAAAGTTCTCACTAAATTAATCGTGGAGCCTAACCACAATACACTAGTTAGCGCGAAACGTAAAGGAGATTCTTCTCGAAATCGGTCTAAAAAAGTAATTGAAGTTAGCACAAAAAATAGGAGTGCTGAGTTGTAGCTATCCATTGTTACACCTAAGTAATTTGAAAATGAAGCGCTAGTACTCAAGTACTTTCAGGGGGTGTTACCCCTCCGTCTACCAGTGAGGTAAATTCGCGCAAGAGGATTAAGCAGATTTGAACTGCGTCGGGACACCTTACGCAACCATGCGTCTATGTTTGGACTCGAACCAACTCACGGTATCCTATGTCAAATATAGTAGTACCACCACTTCATCCAAATTGAAATGGCGCTCCCACTTTATAGCGCCAAACTGTTCGCTCTTTGAAGTTATCTACGAGGAGGGAGATGTCTCCAAGTGGCAAGATTGCAATCCTGACTGACTCTACTAACCAAAGGCTCATGACTGCCTCCACTTTTCGACGCTTGATGCAGAGCTTGCTTGCCCGAACCACTTCTTATTTACTCACAAATTCAGAAGCTAGGGAACTGTTGGTGAGTTACTAACGTTGCGCTGATATGCGTCTACACCTTGGAGAGGTTGCTGGATAGTCCTGTCCTAGACCCAACTTTGCAGAGCTTGATTACTTAGGCTCAAGTTACGGCTGGGGTTAGCAGGTGCGTACCCACAAATCGAGTATTGACTATTCCTCGAATATCCAGATTGCAAAGAGGGGAATCCTAAGACCGCGACCTCTTTGCTGTTGTGGTGCTGGGGAGAGTTAGTGAGTGATGCGCGTAATTACTTCACGCACCCTTAAGTATTGCCTATTCCTTAAGCACCCAAGCCTGTAGTTTGCTTTGAAGAGTCACCTCCGTACTTACTCACTACCCTGCATTGCTGCATCTTCTTTAATATAACTCGACCTCTTTTTCTGCACATCTATCAAGAGGAATATTTACATAAAATTTATTGTTGGTACGGTCAATGAGAATTTCACCAATATCAAGTTTTGGGTCAAAGGGGACGTAGCCAAACTCCAAAGATATCACCTCGGACAGACTCAATTGTGATGCGACGTTTATTACATCTAAAGAAAAGTTAAGGAAGTTCATTTTCATCACCAAATATAAATGCAGAGTTAGGTTTCTCGACTACGTTTTCTCGATTAGCTTCTTCCAGTACTTCACGGATACGAGACACACGAAAAGCCTGTGTAGCTGTATTGGGACTGACTGCGGCAATCAAGTCGCGAATAGTGTCGCCATCGATTAGGTAAGCTTCAAACGAGGTCATTTGATTGACTCGACCAAAGGTGACTTCAGGTGGAAATCTAGTCATATTAATCCTCAAAAAGTTCTACAAGTTCGCAGAGGTTAATATAGACTTCATAATAACCGTCAGAATGAACGTCTTGCCAAGCTTTTGACCAGATTTTATTAGCTTGTTTCTGCGAGATTTTCAAGTTATTCAAACCGCTTTCTTCTTTAACAAGAGTTTCACAAAGAGAGTCGATTTCGTTGTTGTGGTCATCTTCTGCCGATTTCACGGTAGTTTTCCAAGTTTCATACTCAGAATTAAATGCAGCTAGGGCATTGCCATAATCAATATAATCTTGCGGGGTCGCATCTTTGTCTGGTGCTTGAGGCTTTTTAGGGGGTTTAGTCCATTTACGCTTCTTTTTAAGGTAGTCAAGTTTATCGCTCAAATCATAATCGTTGAGGTAAGCGGGAATTTCGATAGTCATGATTAATCCTTCCAAAATGTTTTAGTGTTACCATCTTCTTCCCACAAATATCTACTGAAACAGGCAGAATAGAAATCCGCCCAAGGGCATAAGTAACCCCCCGCAGTGTAATTGTTGCTTTTGTGCGTAAATTTACGAAAATGCAACTTTTCTAACTCGATACACAACAACATTTGAGCATCTATGAACCCGATTTGCTGTGATTGCGGGAAAACGAAAGCGAAAACAATCTTTGAGTCAGGTTTTATCTTACGAATGAAGCCTAAACCATCTCCAACCTCGGTTTCGAGAAAAATATTCCCTGTTTTAGCCGCCATGTAGTCGGTTTTCACCTCAATTAGCAAGTCTTTTTTGCCAATTACACGAAAATCCCAGCTTTCATTGATTTGTTGGTCTAATGTAGCTGGAATGACTTCGTAGTTTTTGCTGATGAAGAACTCTTTGACTACTTTTTCGCCGAATTTGCCTTTTGTGAAGGACTTAGAGCGCTCTGAATTAATCAAAAGTAGCCTCTAAATTATCAATCGTTGATTTTTCAAGCTCATTTTCTTCAATCAACACAGCAATTTCTCTTCGCCAAGCAAGGCGCTTGAGTTTGTGAGCGCCACGTTTGCCCTCTGGGCGCTGATGTTGGCAGTAAGAGTACATTGACGTTCGGTAACGTCGGTAGTCATTACTTTTATTCCTCACTTTTTTCACTCCAATGTTTTACACAACGTACAACCGTATCTAAATGACATCTAGGAATAGCTTCGACAGCATCACTTCGACGACACCAACATCTTACTCGATACACTTTCTTTTCTTTATACAAAGGTACAAGCTGATGTAACTGGAAGACGATATCTTTAGTTGAAGGTGTTTTCCAGACTTTCGAGATTGGGAGTGTTTTACTAATCTCTCTGGGGTCAACATATTGGTCGCGCATACCAGCATTGTAACGTCTGATTACTAGTTTTAAGTAAGCTTCATGAGCATCACAAACTTCGTCACGAAATTCTTCATTGACTAAATCAAAAGGGTTGCCAAGCGCAGTTGCTCGGTCACAGCGAATATCTGAATCAAGTTGACGTTCTTTGAGATGTCCTACAATTAACATTACAGTGACTCCAACAAGTCAGCTTTACTTGCAAATAGGGTACGTTCATCGAGCAACCAATTTGGGTCTGCGGTCTTAGATTCAGATAAAGAATATACAATAATAAGTTTGTCATCTGTACTTCTATTGAAATAATCTACTTCGTCTCGTAGTTTTTCACTGCTCTCAGTAATCTGACGAACTCGCACATTTCCTTTCTGAACTTTATCATTCTTGAGAAACCAGACTTCTTGACTCACCGCAAACTTGAAAGTGGGATTATTCTCAAGTAAGTCTTTAATAGCTAACTCAAGGCAATGAAGAGCATCTAGAAATTCTTGTGAATTGCCTGTAGCTCGAAGTTTTTCGATTCTGGTGTTGATTTGGTAATTAGACATAAGTACCTCTCGCTAATCCTGATACAATAAAATAAAATAACAAAAATTGCATCATCCCTATGACAGACTTCCGCCACATGAACTCGCCTCTCGAAGCTGACTTTGCTTTAGGCAATCTCGACCGCTTCCTAACTCGCGCCAAAGCAGACATCAAAACAACTGTAGGAGCCGTTAAGGACATCGCCAGCAAGAAAGCTTGGACTGACCCCAAGAAAAACGCCAGCTACACCGATTTAGGAAAAGGTGCATCCGAAGCCAAACAACGCGCCAACAAAGCTCTTCGTGATAAGAATGAAGCCAACAAAGCGGCAGAACGAGAGAAGACTGCTAAGGACACCACATTGAAGTATGTCGAGCCTCGCAAGCCAAGAGCGACGGCAGGGGCAGGAACTGACAAGACTCAAGACTTCGTGGATAAGGTCAGAAAAGAGAATAAGGGTAAGCCAGTGATGGACGAAAGTAAATCAGCCGCGTCAAGAGATGGATTCAGCAACGACAAGCGCGAAACTGGCAAAGCTAAACCAATTAGTAAGAAAGACCAGATTAGATACTAGCCGAACGGTTGGGTTTGTATACCTTGGCTTTCTTGATACAGAGTTTCGTGGAACTTGTTGAGAGCCGCGATACTTTCAAATACGCAATACTCAGACAAAGTCTCATAACTCTCACTGTAAAAGTAATCCGTAGCTGCGGTATTGCCACTAATTTTGTCACCAATCAGGTAAACCAAGTGTGTAGACTTATTTTTAACTACACTCTGTTGCCAACCTAAAATAAGACCACTTTGGATGCGGTTATCTTTTAGGAAATATACACGTTCGTCAATTTTAAACATCACTTACTCCTCTTCTGTAAATCAATCATCAGCCAATCATCGGTGCAACTTTGCCAAGTATCTTTCATGATGTGTAGCCAACCAAAACGAGGGAAGTACTGGTGGTTAATTGGGTGGAAAGTAAACTGAATTACCCAAACGTCTTTCAGGTACAGCACCCATTCATCGCGGTCACAAACTCGCCAACGGTAAAACAATTTAGGCATCGCTGACCTCACTTAAATCGCTCTCTAGCGCCCACTGAAGATAGCTAGGTGTAGTTAGGCTGCTCAGATAGTATTGATGCTCTGAGCCGTCGTCTGGCGCGTATCTGGAGTACACTTCGTAGGTGCTTGCTTGTGTATCAAAGCGAACACGTTGTCCGACACTGAATTTAAAGTTGCTCATAGTGAATCTAATATCTCCTTTGCTATTTTCAAATAGTAATCTTCATCGGGTAACTCGAAATCAATCGCTTTGTTGTTAGCACGAACAAAATCATGCAACTCTGCGGGTGTTTTTTGCAGTAAGCCTAAATCAGATTCGTACAGCAGCTTGGCAAGGCAAGGGATGTCTTGCTTGTCGCCATGTCCCGCAGTCGGAATGCAGACTTTCGCTAGGACTTGCTCAGGAGTCGTAGGTTTATTCTTGTAGCTCCAATGGAATACGCCGCCGATATAAGCAATCTCGCATCTTTGGCAGCGAACAATTGGCTCGACAATAACAGGATAAATGTTCGTCAAGTCGTCATAAAGATGAAATGCCAACTCGAAATCCATAATCGCGGCAATCTTGTCGTTTTCAATCAGTGCAACATAGTTTGTAGCAGGGGAATCGCGCTTCTCAAGTACCGAAACAGCTAGTTCTGTAATGGCAAAACCATCATAAGCATGATGTGAAATATCGTTTTTGCTTCTAGTGAAAGACAGATACTTGTTGGCGTTCTTGATTGCATACCAGATTTCAAAATTGTGCATTGCTGACCTCAGAGTATAAGTATGAAGAAAATCCTTGTTTAGCTTGTGCTTGAAGTGCGAGAATTTCGGGATGTGCGGGAAACTTTTGCAGTGCCAAATGTGCGGCTATGCTAGCTTCCATGTACTTCTTTTCTGCAATCAAGCGCTCAATGTGATGCAGCTTGTACGAGACAGTGTGACGGCGAAAGAGCCAATTGATTAAGCGACTAACCATATAAGATTCCTGTGGATAGTGGGGCAATACTGAGATGCGAGAATGCACTCTCGACGAGTGACTTGATGCTTTTGAATAGTCTTGAAAATCGTTTGTGCGGTGATGTCGTCAACAACGTATTTTTTGGTCGTATTCATTGCAAATAATGATAGGTAAGTTTGCTCAGTTTAGCATCTGGCTTGAGGAGGATTCAGTAACGGCATCCAATGAGAGACATCACAAACAAATACCGCATACCCATCTGCAATATTTACAAACTGGTCATATTCTTTTAAGAACTGCATCGGTACAGGATAATAGCTTCCACCTAGAAAAAGCTTATAACCTAGAAATACCGTACCATCTTTAGGCGCAGTTTCAATCGGTTGCCAAGCACTAAACAGTCGGGCAACTTCAGCAGCTTGAGTGTCGCTGTGGTTCAACGGGTTATCGTCATCCCAATCACCAACCTCTGCGGTCTGAGACTTGATTACATTAGGGGCAATGCAATCGTTCGGGTAATTCGCATCTTCGAGGACGCGCTCAACTTCATCGGCTCCGAGGTGGTCGTGGTCGATTACTAAAACTTGTAGCAGATGTGCTTTCATCAATTCACCAATCTTGATTTCAATATGTTAGTGCCAGCCTTGATAACTAGCTGCTTCGTTTCTGAACTGTACTCGATAGTAATCTTTTTACCGTCTTCTGTAAATAACTCTAGAGGTACACTATTTTGTAGTTGTTGTGCCATAGTTTTACCTTGGCAGTTTCTTCAAATAGTTTTTAACAAGTTCCACGAAATCAAAATCCCGCGCTAAATCAAACATCACTTCACCAATACCAACATTCTTTCCTGCAATCTCGCGCACACGCTTTTCAAACGGATACTTTGCCAAAAGATGTTGTTGATAGTCCTCTTCTAATGTCGGGATATTCTCAGTCATAAGTTGAAAGCTCTGTTCCGCCTCAACCCACTCCCACCAAAGACCTTCTTTTAATAAAAAAGTATGTCCCAACTGTGCGGATTCCCATGAAATCTTGAATCCAGATGTTTCAGTCCGAAGATATTTTGCACCATTCTCAAATTCTATGAAACTCTTAGAAGATTGATTTTCAGATATAATTTTCATGTTAGTTCACCAAAACATTTAATTGTGAGTTTAGATACTCTCGAACAGCATCATTATCTTCAATCCAATCTCCGTGTAGTGAGTATTGTTTGCAGTCATCAAGAATAGTCCATTTTGTGTCGTTAGTGCCGCCGAAGCTCATGTAGGCTGACAAAGTACTCGGATTGCCCTTCTGAAGCTCAGAGACGATTTTAGCTGCATCTCTGGAGCTAAGCACAACCTTAAATGCACCTTGCTGCTCGGAACGAATGATGTGAATTTTCTTGGGCGTAGTGATTGGCACTTGTTCGACTTGACAAAACTCAAGCTGGTTGTAGTTAGGTCGCATTTTGTGCCTCGATTTCTGCTAGTGTCAAACAACACTGTGGAACAATAGTAACTTTCATCGGCATCTTCGTCCATATGCCTCTCGAAGGATTATAAACGTGAAGCTCGATTACTTCTTGACCAGTAAAGGATTGACCGCGAGATATGAGGCGATACTGGGGTTGACTCATGGCTTTACCATTCCTTGATAAATTGATTCAATATCTGGTGCTGCATCTACTTTGAATTTCTTCTCCTCGTCAACGTACCACCATTGCTGCTCTATGGCTCTGTAGGCGAAGTAATAGTTTGCGAACAGTGGAATCCACATAATGTTGTCTTCATCGGTCTTGCGGAGCCAATCAAGGCTGTCTGCGGTGATATGTGCAGAAGAGGAATTGATGCGGTTGGTTTGGGTCATAGCTTGAAACTCAATGGGTTAGGTAAGACTTCCTCTTGGCTTAGAAAACCTGTAACCATCTCTGATAATTCCTTGACGATTCTGGGATTCTCTTCTTTAAAATCTTTAATGTGGTCATCCTCTGTGTTCACACTCATCTTGAAAAGGTCTGTCACTAATGTTATTGCATTGATTGCCCTAACATTAGAGTTCTTTAGTTCCTTTGCTAGAGTAGCTACGTGCTTTTGTAAACGCGAGTTCTCCTCTAGTACCACTTCAAATTCTTCAGTGGAAAATTGTTGTGATTGTTTGGCTTCAAACTGTTTAGCCATATACAAAGAAAGTGTAGAAAATACAAAAGGATGGTTCTCAAACCACTCCCCAGATATACGGTAATCTTTCAACTCTTCGTGAATCGCTCTTTCTACGGTACAATCACCTTTGAAAGTTAGAAGCAGTTCTAACGGATGGATAGTGTTAGTTTGAATCTGGGCAATCCTCCTGTTGGGGTCATTGGAAAAGCCAATTTTTACAACGTTGTCACCCTTATTTAGAATTGCGTAGATGTAGTTTTGTGTCATGTTATTGTTTTGGTTTAAAGAATTTAGTTGGGCAAGTTCCTGATTTGACAATCTCCCAATCTGCATTAAGTAAAACTTGTTCTACTTCTTTACTAGAAAGTGAAGTCGAAGCAATTTCTTTTTTCAATTCAGGGATAGTGATACGGCGTTTGTTAGGGCGAGACTCTAAAAGCACATAGGCTTTTTCAATAATTAAGGATTCTAGTGTACCAACCTCTAAGAACTCCTTGTCATATCTCATGTAGTTTTTAGCTTGCATGATAGCCCTTGCGATAGTCGAGTTATCGAACTCTGCATGACCGATAAAACGTTGAAGCTCTATTCTTAGGTAGTCGTAGCCGCGATACACTGTAGGTTTGTCAACCTGACCTCTCCAACTAATTTTTATAGTGTCAGCTTTACTATCTTCTACAACATCAAACTCTGCAATCAGGTAAGAGTTGTTTTTCAGAATAATAGCTAACTTGTTTGCTCTAACATACTTTGTTGAATCTGCTTGCTTTAGTCTGGCTATTTCTGATGTTAGTAAAGCTACCATCAATTGCATGACCTTAATCATGTTCGTAGTAACTGGTTCGGCATCAAACTCGATAAGCTCGACAAGAATTTTTTTGGTTAGCTCGAAATCCACTGGCTCTTTTTTCAATTCGTTTTGTAGATTGTAGACTAAACTAGACTCGATTTGCATCTATATTTTTTTGTTGGGTTGAACTCATATACTTAATATAACACACCCTATTACACACTAACCTTACCAATATATTCGTATTCGATATTTAGAGGTAGCTTTAGCGGGGTAAATTCACCAAAACCGCTTGCAGTAAGGATTGTAATAAATATAGTGTTTCCTATAATTCGTTTATTTTCTGCCGCCTATTTAACGATAGAATGCGGGTTTCAGGTATCTATTTTTATAATTACATAGGTTTCATACATCATCGTCATCATCAGGAAGAATCCCAGCCGTCGGCGCTTGAGACAACTGGCGTTAGCCTAGCCCTTCGGCAATGAGAAAGACTTAGCTTCCTTATTCCTCTCATGTTCGCGCAACAGCTTCTTACAAACCACATACACGCTTTGCACTTCTTTGTCCTCATACTGCCTCAACATTTCTTTGTTATCCATAAAGACTCACTTCGTTCGTGTGCAGAAAAAGAAGGTGAGCGACAGCCAGCAAAGCGAAAAAAGGAGATGCTGCATAACAACACCTCCATCTCACTATTCGTTGTACTCTCGCCAGATTCGCTCAACTTCAGGTTCCTCGCAAACAGCACCTTCACTAGAATAGTTATGATGCCAATTCTTACCGTCTGGGGAGTAATAAGCCTCTACTATCTTGTCGTCATTGTCGTCAAAATGTAGCCACTCAATCTCACTGCCAGCTTCTTTTCTTCTCCACAAGGTATCATCTACATCCAACTGGACTGACCTACTAAGCACCTTCACGACATCCTTCGCACTAACCTCAACCTCACGACTAACTACTCGAAAACAATGCTGTAACTCCTTTTCCAGAACATTCTCATACCAATGATTAGCCGCCTCTTGCGATTCCCACCCTTCGGCAGTATTGTGCATCGAAGTTAGCCAGCCATGCGTAAAAGTGTTGTACTCAATAAACCATCTTGTAGTTTTCATAATGCTTGCGTAGTCCCATACCATTCGGCATCTTCAAAATTATCAAATGTAGCCAGATGTTCAATCACACCACTAGGGCGGATGGCTACAACGAACCACCAACCGCAGTTTTGTATCGCGGTCAAGTAAGTATAATCACACTTCTTTTCTGCCATATTAATAACTCCAAAATTTACTCTTGATGTATTCTTTCGTTTCTTCGCTTGGCTTTACAAGTTCACCCCAATCACTCTCTTCTGTAATCAACTGCGGGTCAATCACCGAAGCATCCTCACCATTGCGTTTTAGATGCTGCACAGCGCCTTGGCATGGCTTAGAGGTGTCTGAATGGCAAGCCCAAGTCTTACCGTGTTGCAGACGCATAATCTTGATGTCGTATGGAGTTGGAAGACATCCATAGCTTTGTGCAATGTCACTTGCTTCGCTACAAGCAAATGGACATGAACCATCAACATGACAAATTTCACTCATCTACTTAACTCCTAACACTGCACAAATACTTTCAACTTTTACGTTATCATCACCAAAACGTTCACGCATCCATCCGAGGGCATTAGCTTGAGTGTTGAATTGAATGTAAGCATATTGCTGATATCTCTCCCACTTCGGCATCTCAATTCCAAAAAAGAACCAAGGAGCATAGCGTTCGACTGTGAAATATCCGTTGTCAAGTTCTACAATGCGATGTGTCAATTTCATAGCTGCGCTTCTCCTTCTACATAATAAGGTTTGGTTTTAATATAAGCCCAATAACTCTCAACTACATCATCAGTCTTGAACTCGTCAGGCATAGCAGAAACAAATGGTGTGTGGTCGGTTGATACTTCTTTAAAAGCGAGAAGTTGATAAAAGACTGACTTCAAAGCTTGTGAGTGTGCAGGTAATTTTCCATAATGTTTTTCGTGACACTTACACAACTCTATACCATGAAGAGCTAACCAATTCATATTACTTTTGGACTGACAAGCCCATTTAGTGCAAGGATGATTAACGTGCGATTTTGGTGAATACTCGTTGCCATCTTTTTTGTGGGGGAGTGCCAGACCGTGATGAGCGCAAGCGACTGCAAGCATTTGAGCAGCTTCAAGCGCCATTTTACTAGCCACTTTGACTGGGACAAGTCTCGCCGCTTTGATTGGATTTTCGTGAAGTACGAAGATATTCATATTATTCTAGGTTCTCTTAAATAAGGGTATCCATCGCTATATTCGTCACGCAATCTAAAGCCATATCTTTCATACCAATCCTCAAGTTGCTCAAGGGACAACCCTTTATGTGGAACACCTAAACAGACAGGCACTAATACAGCCGTGAAGCCAAGGGAATCAGCTAACCAACACACTTGACTTAACAACCGACTACCAAGCTTCATGCCTCGAAATTGCGCTTCTACTTCGATTTCTTCCAAGATGATTTTCTTGTTGGTATGGTCGATAAGCAGATTCGCATTACCTCGCCCTTGGGAGTCGCTTATTGTGGTTAGGATGTAGTGGGGCAGTAGTGAGTTAGTCATGCTTGAACTCCCTTTTCACTACACGATATTTTGGGTCTGCATTCGGAAAAGCACTACTCCATCGTCTAGCTTCAGCAGCGTGTGCGTGAGCCATGATTTCTGAGGTGTGACCTCCAATTTTATCTGAACCAAGCCTTTCAGGATTCCAGTTTTTAGCGTCTTGCCATTGCCCATACTGAAAAGAAGATTTGTCGTAAGTATAGCAGTTCCATTGGACAAACCATCTGAAGTTTTGTGTAGGAGGTGCAACGTAATTTTCAAGTTGAGAAAAATCAAATTCCATAACATTACCCTTGAGGTAGAAAAAAGATAACTGAGTAAATAACCCAAGCATCAACAATGAGTAGCGCCCAGAACCACCAATCGATACGAAAATCGAACTGAACTTGAGGAAGAACATCGTGTGCCAACTTCAGCGCGAGAATCGCGAGGGCAGAAAAGAATATGTAGAGTTTCATGCGGTAAGTCTCTCAATTAGCGATTGTGGGTTTGCAAATTGATGTTTGTAAACAGGTTTGCCTATAGCTTCCTCAACAAGACCGTGAAATGTGCTGAAAGTGTCGGTGCAAAGTAGTGGCTGGTTAAGTTGAAGTAGTGCAGCTTCTTTGACTGGCATAGTTTTCCACCAGCCAGATTGGGATAACTCGATAGCCTCTTGTTCCGTCAAGTCAGATTGCAGTTTTTCTTTGTAATTCATGATTTAGCCTGTAGTGTCAATGAAGCCTCGTCTCGAAGTCGAAGAACCAAACGCTTCTGGTCATCGGTCAGCACCCTTACATCCTCTTTCTGCCCACACTTGACAGCAGTATCAGCAGACATACAGGGGTCGCCAGTCTCAAGATAGTTTGCCCACATTTGTAGGGCGTGGAAATGTAGGTGTTTTGGTTTGCAGTTAAGAAAGTCCATGTTAAATTGCTCCGCCAGTCATATAAAGTGTAGGGAAGTATAGGTAATTAGAACCAGCTTGTTGTCTAATTTCTGTAGGTAAATTATGCGCTACAGCAAAATCCATCATCGATTCGTAGTAAGCGAACTCAGGGAATTTATCACGAATCTTGTCAATGTACCAACCATCAGATGAATACTCAGTGCCAGTCTTCACAATTGATTTGCGGTCAGTTGTCTCGGTGAATTGGCGGGAGTAGGGGATAATTTTACCTCCCTTGTACCAGACTTTGCAAATCGAAAGTGGAAAGTGTTGCACAACGCTAGTGTAGGTTGACTCTTTCATCACAATCAACTGAACCTTTTCACCAGATTCTTCGTAATTGAAAACCCAGCGTACAAGAGGATTGCTGATGTACCTATCATCGTCAACCGAGAGTGCGGACTGCTCGATGTTAGTGATGCCAATAGCTGCTAGTTGCGTCTTGAAGTGCCTTAGCAATGAGTTCTGAGGCACATAGAGGTAAACGTCCAAGTCCTTAGCCTGAAGACCTAAATACCAGTCTCTCGGCGCACCGCCAGCAATGATGCAGTGAGGGTCGATTGCTTCTAGTTTTGCAAGTAGCGAGTCAGCTACACTTTGTTGCCACACGATGAGAGAAGATGTACTAGCCATTATTTGCCTCGAAATCCTTTAGTAGTTGAATCAATTTATCATCGGTCACATAGAAAAGGTCAGTACCTTCAGGCAGAGAATTTGAAATCAGTTGCCCCAATCTCAGTTCGGGAAATTTGCCCCAAGTCTGAAGTATTTGTGTGGTCATAATCAATCTTTTTCTGACCTCCTCGTTTTTAGCTTTGGCGGCAATTATCTGTAGATTCTCATTCTCCAACAAGTTTGGGACTACCCAAGGACTTTCCCTAATAGCAACAAGTGCAACTTTCGCTCTCTGCATTTTCAAGAAACCCGCAATAGTATCTTTAGTCTGTTGCGGAATTTTCATACTCTCAACGCGCCGAATGAAGCCGTGCAAACGTCTGTCAATTGATTGTTTTGAGTAGTGCAATGTCTGGTCTAAACTCTTGTTAATAAAAGCATTGAAGTCATCAAAGAAGTGAGATAACTTACAAAAGAGTCTGTAGCGATGGATAACCCTGAAAGCTTCTTGTTGCTCTTGTATACCAATAGACTCTGAAACTAGAGGGAAGGAGTTAGTTTTAGTTACACCTTCAACAGCAGCATTGAGTATACCAAGTACTGCATAATAATCTTTTGCAAAATTAACCAGTCCGAAACTCTTCTCGAAAGTACCAGACAAGTTGCAAACATTAAGTCTGTAGGTCATGGTTTCACCTGTTTAACGTAGGGCAGAAAAAAATATTCAACGTATTCTCGAAGTAGCGGCTTGACATTAGCGACAATTTTACTGTCATCGATGCTGTTGATTAGTCCCGCAAAGCCACGAATGATAATCAGAGTATCAGAATGAGTCGGGTGTGTCAACAAAGCTCTGTGAACCAAAGAGTTGAAACGGGAAATGAATGACCTTACCTTCCTTTCTGTGTGGCGCTCACCTCCGATTCCAATTACATAGTAGCCAATTTGATGCAGTAGCTCATTCTGATTAGTGGCGAACGCATAAGCCGCATCGGTGTAGCTATCACGCTTGTAGATTTGTCTAAAAAATTCTGAGTTGCGGTCAATTTTATGGAATGCGATGGAGAGAGGTAGGAAGTTAGTGGCTCGAAGTGTGTTCATTAGTATGTGTCTCCAATTTTGCTCCTATAGTAAATGAGGCGGTACTTAGTGGTCAAGTACCGCGAGAGTGTTGCGAACCAAAAGGATAGGGATATCGAATTTCTCCAGTTGAGATTCCAAAGAAGGTTTTCGTTGCCAAGGTGCATCAATAACTACTAATTCAGGTTTGATTTTCTCAATTTTATCTTCTAGTTCAGAAAGGGAAAACAAGCGATTGAAATAGATGTTGTCGGGTTTGGGCGTAGAGAGCCAAGTATCACCTACGAGGCAAGAACTTCTACCAACAAGAGTCGAAATATCGTCGTCAGTAAAAATTAGCACCTTACCAGTTTCAGCAACTTTAGCTGCGAGAAGATAGGCTTGTCGAGTTTTACCAGATTTAGGTGAACCAGAAAGAATTGTGAGTGACATAATGATTGCTCCTTATAGAAAAGAAAGAGAACCTATAGCAGCCGTCAACCGTTCTTTGTTGGATACGGGTAACTGCGACTCTTGCCAATTACGCGAACGGGTAAGTCATCTTTTTCGGGTTCTGTGATAGGACTTATTGACATTGCCTGAAGATGTTAGAAAGGGCGCGTTTTTCCAGTTATGGGGTCACGAGTGAAACCTTCTGGCAACTCTCGGTTTTCTTTAATAGCTTGACGAAAGCCTCTGATACTACCAACCACGAAAGCTTCAAGCACAATACCGATACTGTAAATGAGGACGGGGTGCGCGATACCTAATGTAGTTGCATAGACAGCTAGAGCCAAGACTACAGATGCAGTATTACGATACACACTACGTTCAAACTCAATCTCTTTTTCTGACATGATTAATTTCCTTAGTTAGTAACAAAATTGTAGAGTGAGGGAGGCTCTAGTATCACTCCCTCTGAAGACCTACCTTATTCGCGGTAAGTGGTAGGGAGAAGCTGCTCAAGGTACTCGTTGACCTTGTTACGCGCACCACCAAAGATATTGCCCTTGAAAGCACTGCTCGGCTCCATACCGCCATCCTTGCCTAGATATTTTTGCCAACCAGTTACAGAGTTCAAAACGCGATAACCAGTGTGTTCCTGACTACCGAAGATGTCCGTACTTGAAAGCTCGTTGTAAGCATCCCGTAGACCGCAGAATTTTACAACATTGCGTGGGTAAGTTTCATCTTCCTCTAGGTAGGTTGGAATCTCTGCTGTACGAGAGATATTGAGTAGGTCGCGAAAGATGGTATCGACTTGACCATATTCGAGAGTCAGGTTGTTGAGAGCGTGAAGGTGAGGGGCTGTTTGTTCATGGAAACGCATAGTTGCAACATCGATTAACTTACGCGCCTCTACGAGCCGTTGCTGAGGTGATACGCGATTGTCGTCAAGCCCGAAGAACTTGCCCAACTTCTTTTCTGACGCGCCGATTGCAGCATAGAGAGTATTCTTGCAAATTACTCTAAAGTCACTCCATACAAATCCACGCTTTGTCACTCCGTCATGGGATAGGGAGAGAATGAAGTAAGGCGTAATCTTGTCTTCTTCGCCACGAATGGTTATCACTTCATCAGGTACTTTGCAGTTAACAGCAAGGATGCCAAGCGAGTCAAAAGCCAGATAATCTTCGATTTGCAAGAGTCCTTCATCAGTAAACGGTTCGAGCCATTTGACACCTACAGGATATTGCAGAACATTGTAGCTGCTTGCAACTTTGAGTGCGTAGGTCTTACCCCGTTCGCCAGTGAAGATTTGCAGACCAGATTCAGTCTCGACATACTCTTGTCTAATGAATTGGGACTTGGCTTCATTGACAGGCTCACCGTCTTCATTGAGGTTAGGATGCTTGACTGCAACCCATGAATTGAGTTGAAGCTTGTCGATGATGTCTTGAGGATGGATAACGTCAACGATTTTGGAAGTTCCCAGTTGGGCGAAAAACCCAGTAGTCGAAACGTGGGTATGAAGGTCGGGTGTGGCTGTAGTCATTTATTTATCGTCCTGAGTGAATGTTTCTATCGCTGTAGCGGTGCAGAAAAGGATAGTTCCAGCTAGGGTCAGTCCTTTGAGCCAGTTGTTAGTGAGAGGGCTAAATAATCCAAAAGCCACAATAATTGGAAGTCCGAATGAGCAAGCAAGTTTCATTATTTTTTACCATCATCTTTAGGAGGTGTAATCATTGCAATAGTTACAGATATAATCCAAACCGTTAAACAGAAGCCAGTCCAAGGAAAAAACATTGATTGTACCTAGTTAGAGGAAGAAGAGGTGGATTGAATGCGTAGTTTTGGAAGATTGCAAGAAGCAGTGTTTTCGGAAAGCCAGTTAGCACCACACTCTAGTTGAATGAAGCGTCCTTGTTTGTCCGTAGCTGTGCAGGAGATTCTACCATCATTATCTGTGTCCCACTGGTTGCAAGTACCAGCAGTCAGGTTGTTAGCGTGAGAGAATTGCACCAAGTTGTTGTAGGCTCGGTCATGAGCTTTGAGAGCTTCAGTGCCAAAAAGGTAGAGGAAGCCACCAACTGCACCGATAGCTGCAACGATGACTAAGCCGCCCTTAATGGCTTCTACTGTGCGATACGAAGGAGTGAATCGGTCAATGATTGGGTTGAGCTTGTCGAAAATTTCTTTGGGTTTCATGTATTTAGTCGTTAATATTAGTTAAAGTTGTACTTGATACCCCCACAATAGAGGGTGTTGCCCTTTTTAGGGGTGTTCGCATAAGTTTCACCAGATTTATTCAGAGTTGAGTTCCTGCGAGTTACCGACGATTATATTCTCTAACGTATTTACTAAGGTCGTCACCTGCTAAAAGGAGGAGGTCGTGCTAATGTCTTGCAGGTCATAAGACTAATCTCCAAATAGAGCGTATACGATTGTCAGCACGAAAGTACCATTGATAACAAGTGAAGCGGCAGCAGGAAGGAAAATAGCAACTACAATTGATGCAGCGATGCCTACAGTGAATAAGGTAATGGTGGTTTGATTCTTAGTCATGATGCGTACCTCTCTTTCTGTAATGTAGAGTGATTATCGTTCTTGTCATTCAAGTACCAAGTCACCAGTCTCACATCTTGGTATTCGAGTCGGTCTTGCTCCAGTTCACCAGCTAATACCAGTATGATATCCGTATCAGGGCTAGTTGGTAAATCTACCCGTAGAGCGAGTTTAGTTACCTCATAGTCAGGATTCAAGACAATCTCGAAAATGTTCTCATGAGACGCTGATGCTAGGAGGGCAGAAAAGAGAGTGGTGTCCTTGATGCCAGCATAGTCAGTGCGTGAAATATTGAATGAGCCATTACCTTTGGTGACATAGTAGCCAGTACAATGCCAAGGGTAGCTTTTCCACTTATGGTTAGCATGATTAGAGATTATGAGAAACTTCTGTGCGTGAGCGAGTAGCGCGAGTTGTTGAGCGATGATATAAGGGTCGCGGAACTTGCGTGGTGCGGTCTGGCGATGGTGTAACTGCGTAGTAGCGGTCATTTCAGGATTACCTCTTGTAGTAGTAGAATTTAGTCGCTAAGGATTTCTTGATTGTGATAAGGCGGAAAGGTCTTGCAGTAACGTCCCCGCCTCACCTGAGATTGAAAGTTCGATTGTCATGGTGTTTCCTCATCTAAGTACCAGTCAATATAGTCCCAAAACTCAGCAAGCAAAATCTCGAAGTCTTTACGTTCGATTGGTTCTGCGCCTGTATAAACGAGAGAATAGTCTGAAGTGTTTTGTAAAACGTCTACAGAGGGAAACCCATCGTTGTTGTCGGTAAAGTCGCAAAAAGCTTCCTTCAGTTCTTGATAAGTTTTAATCATTACAGCGTCACTCCAAATCTAGTTTGAGCAAACTCCAAGCAGTCGTCAACATCAGTAAACACTTTCTCACACAATCGCCCAGCGTGACGATAGAGAATCACAAGTTCTGTTTCTGTGTGAAGCAAGATGAACTCTTTGACTGTGAAAGGTTTACCAGCGATTTTCTGGGGTTTGTAGCCCGTTGCAAGTTTACTTAGAGTAGAATCTAGCTTTTGGTCTAGGAAAGTGCGGTACAAGTCGAATTGAGGGTAAGCAGATAGTCCTGTAGAAGTGGTAGCTAAGGCATTAATACGATAGCCAGCTTTATTGTGTGTGGCGAGAGTCATTTTGTAAAGCCCCTGAAAAATAGTGAAGATGAGCGTCAGCGAATGAACCCCGTATAGCCGATAGGTCAGCTTTGAGCAGTTAGTCGAAGAGAATGTCGCCAATAGTATTTTGGCTAACTGGCAAACTGAAGCTACCGTGTCTGAGAGGCACTTCTGCGTCAATACTCCACTCTACTAACACATAAACATTCTCAGCATCGATTTGTGTGATGGTGAAAGGTCTATTGGAATGCTCTTTGATGAGGGAACTGACAGCTTCGATGGTGTGTAGTGTCTTGGCAGATAGAGCATCATTTTGAGCTTTGATATTAGAAGCTTGCTCGTCTAGGTCTACTAGTTGATGTGCCACCTCATTGACTGAAATAGGGAAGTCTAGTGTAGTTGAAGCTGAAGTGTACTCATTGGAAAGTATCACATAAGTATTGAATTGCACAGGAAACTCATTGTGGAATTTTTCGATGTACTCTTGTAGAGCTTCGATTGTCTCGATAGTCTCAACAAGTGAACCATCTTCAGCGATGTCAACGTAAACAAATGATGTAGCCATGAGAATTGCTCCTTATTGTAGTTGGGTTGGGGTAACGCTTTCGCTAGATTACCTTTGGCTAGGCAGTACAAGACTACCCAGCGAGAGAGAATCTAATTTGTCAGGTATCCGATACTTTCTTGAAACTGTTTCGCCTTATCCCAGATTTCTTGAGGTGCTGAGACTGTAATTTCTTGACCAAAAGCATCTTTGGGTTTGTGTTTGGTGATTTTGATACGCTCAATATCAAACTCATCTACAGGATATTGGTAATTACCCGACCTGTGCATATATTCCATGAATGAAATTAAAGCAAGTCCAAAACTGTGAGGGTCTTTCCGTTCACAATTCCTACCTTCGTGGTGATTTCCCTGATACTTCCAGAATGTTGCTTTTTTATTATTCATGATGCCTCTAGCTCCTGTGTGATGCGTTGATATTCTTGGAAATGATACTGAGCAGCTTTTTGTTTTTTAGTGCGTTCTAGTTGCTCTTGTTGTTTTCGTTGTGTTTCGTACTGTGTTGCATCAAACTCAAAACTGAATAACGATGCAATGTGTTGTGTTGAATCAATCAATGCGTGAATGCTTTCATAGCTTATATTTTTTTCTATAGCTTTGTCAAGCACTTTTTTCGATTGAGCAAAGATATTTTTTGGATTTACATCTTTAGGAGTAGCCCAAATTGGGTAGGTTACAAGACGTTCACACCAAAGAAATTCAGCAGTTGGGGCAAAGCAAAATTCATTGTAGGGAACATGAACAATATTTTCTCTTTCTGCCATTGAGCGAAGCGAGTGTACTTGCCTACGATTATGCATCTTAGATGAGCCACAATCGATGAACAGCACTTCGTTTTGCCAAGCGGCTATCATTTCACCAGAAGCATACAAATGACCGTCACAGTCGATTTGCAGACCACTGGAAGAGGGGTCGCAAGCTTGCAACAGAAAAGAAGTGAGGAGTTGTTCGCGAGAGAGGTTTTTAGTTTTCACTGTATTCCTTTTTACCATAAGTAAATGTTTCCAAGTAACGATTAAAACCTGAAGTAATGTAAAGCCAGTCATCTACTACTAGCATTTTAGATAGGATGAGGTAGTAAAAAGAGAGCATCAAAGAAACTTCTTGAAACTCGCCATTAGTAAGCGCCCAGATTTTACCCGACCCTATTTCTACAAGGTTTTGTCCCTGTAACTGGTATTTAAGTGTTTTCATTGTTAGAATTTCTCCAAGTTTTTCAATTCTTTTCTGGTTTTGTTAGATGCGATGTGCAAGCGCTTGGCTACAATATCTTGCAAAGCGGCAGTAAGTAACAAATCAGCGAGTTCGATGTTGTCAGGGTAAGCATCGAAGTCAATAGCACCAGAATTTATTAGAAATTCCGCCCTTGCTTTTACTTCTGCTTTGATTTTGTATTCAAGACGATTTTGGATAGTTTCCCAAACTGTGAAAGAGTTAGACATTTAGAAATTCTCCTAGAGATTGCAAGATTTGGTGATTTGAGACTTGTTGCAGGTGTGAGGCTATCTTTACAAGGTTAACTTGGTTGCGTGTCTTGGTGACGCTTTTCTCAGCGATTGAGAGTTGATAGCAGTGAGTGAGTTTAGATAGGTTCATAGGTAGTTGTGATTTTGATAAGTCTCCATAACTCATGCTCATAATTTTTCTCCGAAAAGTTGGCAGAAAGAATGAGCGTCAGCGAATAAAGAGAGGGTATTTAAGGGATACACCCTCTCAATAGTTTGTTAGTAGGTCAATCGAATACGCTTAAAGCCATCTTCTTTTTCAAGAGAGAAGGGAATAGATGCTTCACTTAATTCCAAAAGCTTGAGGCGCAGATTTTCCCAGTCTGCATTGTTGTTTACAAGGGAATAGCTGACTTGAGTAGGTGCGGGTAATGTTTGTAGTGATAGCATTTCAGTGCTTCTACGATTAGAAGTCCGTCTTGAAAATTCTGTATCTTGCATTTTGTTTTGTGATTGAGTAATGGTTAACATTGATTACTCTTATCTGTCCAGTAGCTTATACCAGACAGATAGGAAAAGTCAAGTTTTTTTGTACGTCTTTGGAAGTAAGTTTAGTAAGTCCACGATTTTAAAAGATTTTTAGTTAGATAGCTATCAACTAGTTTGATGTAATCCATATCCAACTCCAACTTATTTAGCCTTGTGTGCTTACATAGGTGTTTGCCTATGGTGAAGTTGATAAGAAACCTTTTCAGGATTTCTTCGCTAGCATTTTCCAAGCCGTAATCAAGAATAGCTTCTTGCAATCCTTCAGCTAGTGTTCGACCGTAATCGTTATCGCAAAGTTTAGCGACAATAAAGTTGTTAGTCATGATTGTGTCCAATCTCTTTTTTAATTTTCATCGTGCCAAGTATTGATTCGTAAGCTTCAATCTTGGCATTTTTTTGCGCTGTAATTTCGAGTGTGTCGTAAATGCGTTGCTCATAACCTAGATGGAAGCAAGCAAAGCCTGACATAACACAGCCTAGAACGAAACCAAAAATAGTTCCTTCAATCATGATTATCTCTAGTCAACCTCATAGAAATTGTACTGCTCACCCTTCAACAAAGCATCTACAGCACTAAGTACAGCGTATTGTGTATCAGCGTAGTATTTACCCTCTGGACTCTCTATCACTAAGCCGCCAAACAAAGCAACATCAACAGTTTGCCAACCATTGCACAGATAATGCTCTAGTAGTTCGCAGAGCGCTGTATCGTGTGGTAGCGAGTTAAGATACTCGATTTCATTTTCGTCTAGGGTAGAGGGGATAGCAGAACCATCTAGGATAAGGTAGCTCTTTTTCTCACTCAATCGCAATTCAAGACCTGAGTTATTCACAGTGACACCTCTCTAGTAGTGGATACAACTTCGATAATGCTGTCAATCATTGAATAGTGATACTCTTGCTTGAGAAACCATCGCAAGCTCTCATCAGATACAGCATAGACTTTGATGCAGTCTTCATAGTCATCACTCTCTTCGTGCTGCACAAACAAATCTAGATTAATTTGTTTCTCTGAGAGTTCTTGTTGCCTATCCGTTTCATTCAGAGGAGTGAAAAAGATGAAATAGGTTTTGCGCTTTTCAGTCAATTGATACAAGCGCTTGATTTCTTTCTGTAAGTAAGTCTTGACGTTAAAGAATACAGTCAAGAGGTTATCATCGCTTGCTAGGCTTAGCAAATCTGCATCAGTCCAGGTTATAGACATTAGTTAGAATCTCCCATAGCTTCATGAATAGCAGTCAACAGATTTTCAGCTTCAATCTCGCCATTTTCTAGAGCAGTATAGAACAAAGCAGAATCATCGTCATCGTTTACCCCACATTCAGAAGGCGAAGGGGTATAGCCCAGCCTTGCAGAAAGAATAGAGTATAGGGGGCATGACATACCGCCATGATAATCTGCACAGTACCAGTACAGTGCTTGTGCTGCTTCAAAATAATTTTCTTGAGTAACTTCCATTTATTCCTACCTTGTAGTTAGTGACTTGTCTCATCAATTGCCTAGTAGTCAGCTAGACAAGACCCCATAGGATAGGGGTTTCGACATTACAGGACAGAAGGTTTCGACAGTTAAGCTAGACCGATGACAGCCGCAAAGCGCTCTAACTCTTTCGCTTGTATATCATGGCAACCGATACGGATACCCCAATCGAATACACCTTGCAGTGTGAAATTACCAACTTGCGTATCGTCAGGCATGGTTTGATTTTTAAATGCCTTGTAGAGACTTGCACAGACTCGCAAGGGAACTACAGCACCTCTAGAGGTTTGCACCTTATTCTTTTCGCTAGGGTGAATGCGTAGCACAATTGGGTTAGTGTGTGCGTTAGGGTATGTGTGTGAGACACCCGCAAGCCAGTCGAGACGTTCTTGTTTTGAGCGCTCAAAGGCAAGCCTCTCTTTTTCTGCTTTCTTAGCGTTAGCAGCATCTAGCACCGCCTGTAGTTCTTGAGTCACCTCAAAAGTCAATACAGGATAGTCATCATCAGAGAGTGCAAAATACTCTTTGATGAGATTTGCTTTAGTAGCAAAGCTGAAAGCCATGTTTTTTCTGTCTTCACTTGTACGGCTAAACTTTTTTAGGCAAGCGGTTCCAAGCAAGGCAACATAGATGTCATGGTATTGTTGCCAAATCTGAGATGCTTCGATTTTATGAGGTTCATCGCTGACACTCTTGCGACCATAGTAGCCTCTACCTTTTCCGATAGTCTCAACATCTTGAGATACCCATTTGGGAATATTGTCGTAATCAAAAATCTGTTGTGTGACTGCACTGCGAATATCACTCTGATGACCGCTTGTAGTGTGGCTGTAGCTGTAGTTATTCAAGATAACTACAAGACCTTTAGCACTGTCTCTAAATGCTGCAATGGGGGTAGAGTACGAATACAAAACCTCACCAATATCACTACCATCCTCACCATGCCGCTTAGAAGATTTGAAAGACACGTTTGAGCTTCTGCCTTCATTTTGGACACGGTTAGCCCAAATATGGATGCACTCAGAAGCGTTAGAGAATACGCGCTTGATTCTTGCCATGAGATTTTAATTCCTGTTTTATTTACAGTAAGTGAGTGAAAAGAGCGCCATAAGCGATAGCTACATTGCTCTTGACTGTCCATAAGTTGATAGCTTACAGACAGTTAGGAAAAATGTCAAGCGTTAGCCGTAGATGTAAAACCTATCGAATAGACTTCCATCGTTCTCTCAAGGCTTTATTGATACCCCGCCCGATTGCCTCATCAAATTCTAGCCAAGGTTCAAACTTAACCCTTGGATTATCTTCCGTCTCGTTAATAGCGTTAGCCAAGAACTCAAAAGGGCTAAACTGTCTACCATCACTCTCGCATTCATAGGCATAGTTAGTATGAAACTCTAGCCAATTATCAGAGGTGATTTTGACTCTTTTACGTTCATCTAGAAATTGACCATCGCCATAGTCACCTATATCTACAAGGTCTATCGACTTTGCGATGCTGTAGCCACGTTGTAGCCCTTCGGCTATAATTTCACGTTTGTTCATTGATTCCTTACCCTATAGGCAAGTTTAGCGGTTAGTAGAGATATGCACTTTAGGTGAATACTCTTGACAGCACAGTAAAAAACTATGCTGTTAGGAATAGTCAGTGCTACATGATGTTATCTATACCGTAGTAGCTTATCAAGTCTTGTATTAGATACATAATAATTCCTAGCCTATAGCTAGTTTGAGATTTTTTAGGGAATATTTTATTATTCGATAGGGTTGAATAAGGGTACGCCCTTTATCCCATAATGTTACAAGGTTTTCAACCTATCAATAACATACTCAAAATCAGCACTATTTCTAATCTTAGAGACAGAATCATAGTGTTGCATCTCTATAGAGCCTTTAGGGTTGCCAAGCCCCTGATTATAGAGTTCAATACCTCTAGCACAAGTTTTACTATTCCAAAACATATCTTCTGTGAGTTGTTCTGAAATATCTAGTAACTCTGCACGAATTGCAGAGAGTCTCTCTATAATTTTAGACTTTTGCGAGACATAAACGTATCCCTCACTCATAGTTCCTACTCCTTTGTAGTAATAGACATAGCGTTAGTGCTAGTCTTAGCTGTGCTGTCAGCTTAGTTAATGCAAACTCTCAAACCGTACTACTAAGCGCTCTATAGTCTTTTGTAGCTTGTCGTATGATTCATCACAATCACCATTTTTAATTACAAAACCAAATAATGACTTGACATCAGATAGAATAAGCTCTTTAGTAGAATACTCTTTTCTATCTGCTTTCAACAAAGCCAGCTTATTTTCTAGCTCTTTAATTTCAGCATCATAATTAGCTGAAACCTCACCTCTATCCAATCTATTAGCAAAGTTATCTTTGTTAGTTGGATAGCATTCATGTTCTAATGAAATTCTACTCATTTTGCCTTATCTCCTATATTTTCAAGTGATAAGCTTTACAGCACAGTTAGGACTAGACTAACTTAACTTGTTTTATTTGCTTTGCTGACTTTAAGTTATAGCAGTATTACAGCTAACAGACTTTACTGAAGCGTTACATTTACAAAGTTAAGTATGTCATTGTCACATCTTGCAGTTTTTAGGTGACTGCTAACTTTCCGAGGCTTAACTGTTCTTACGGTTCTATAGGTTAAGCTCTATCTAACGCCTTACGTTCAATCCCTTGCTATCAGGATAACTGCGATTAGATAATCCTAAAAATAAAACTGGGTTTTGTGTAGTTATTCAATTTTCAAGGTTCTTTGCGTTTTTTAGTTCGCTTTAGTAGCTTAGTTGTTTTCTTTTTGTTTGTCAAGCGTTTTAAGAAAAATCTTTTTCGCTTGAAACAGAAAGAAAAAAGTCAGCTAGAGACGCGCTTTGCTTGGCTTTCGCTTAGCTGTTTCGTATCTCATGTAAATCAAGTTACCAGTATCAGATAGTATTGTCAAGCCCTAATTTTAAACTATTTATTTTTTTGGGCTGTTTTTGGTGCTATACGCTATACAGGATAAGGCTTACACGATTTTAAAATTTATTTTTTGGCTAGTAGTCTATATATGTCTAATTCTAGTGTCTAGTTATATCGGTTTACAGTGTGAGTTATTAGCTATTTAGGCGCTTGGTTATCTTGCTTGGTTGTATTGATAGGGTTTTATATTGGCTACCTACATTTTGGGGTTTTATTTTTTGGCTGTATGTTTGTTCACTGGAATGTCATTCTATTTTATTTTAAGTTACCCGAAAGTTTTAGTAATCGTATTTAATTCTCCTGAGTGAAAGTAATCTAAAAGGATGAGTGACTTAATTAAAATCGCTCAAACGATTATACTGTATAGGATGTATAATGTACTGTATCGGATTATACAATGCAAAGAGTGATATTTATGTGAGAGATGTGATATTTGTCTTAGGGAAGTGATAGGGTTAAGAGATAGAATGTGAGGTTTGTGTGAGGGATAGAAGGGGTTTTGTTCGTGTCATGTACAGATACGGGAAATTTTCGGGAGTGAGAATGATTATCATTTTGCTTCGACCCCCTCGATATATCGATGCTCATCAATACCCCTATGCAATTAGTTGCACATATCCCTCTCATTTTGAGAACACGCACCTCTGCTACGCTGAATCGCCAAAAGCATACATAAGATGAAGCGAAGCGTAACGTGTCATAATATAGGCTAAACACACCATTAAAAACATCATGACCCGTCACTTTACAATTGAAATCCTCGTTGACCGCAAAGCCAAACTTGCTATAGTTACTTACAAAATTACGCCACTAATCCCATCCACATCAAGTAAAAATAGCTCCTTTCATATTGACGAGCTACCCAAAATCAAGCACAGCATCACTAACCTTGAATGTATAAGCGCATTTGGTAACTGGTACGATTCAGAAAAAGAATTTTACGATACTTTCCCTTTTATATATTTTGACGAGTGGTTCAGTATTGGCTCTAACGAACAAGGGTACTTTGATACAGAAAAACTTGATTACACACCTTTCATCGAAATCATCAAGACCTTCAAGACCCACGCCCCAAGCCCAGACCAATTTCCTACGCAATCAGCTAAATGGCGTTGTCAGAGTAACTCTTTTCTAGCACAGCTAAAATACATCGAGCAGTATATTGAGTCTAAGTATTCCTACTGCTTTAAAAAAGGTGATTTATAATAAATAAATTAACTACGCAGTAAATCCTCATGCAACACTTCGCAAATTTCGGAATCGAACAAGTAGCCAAACAAGGAATGGGCTATTTACAAAATAATCCTATTAAAGGTCTAGCTGCGGGTGGAGCTATAGGAGGAGCAATTCATGGTACAGGCATCCTAGAGACAGAAGAAGAAAAGGCTAAAACAACGGGTCTTGAACGTTTAGGTAAGATTGTAGGTAACAGCGCTCTTGGTGCAAGTACAGGAGCAGCTAGTGGCTATGCAATGCAAAAAGGAGGTCAGCTTGGCGCAAAATATGCTCGTCAGAAAAAAGCTGATGCAGATGCGCTTAATAAGGCTTTTCCTTTTGAATTAGATTTACCTGATGATTGGGCAAAATAGATAGCTCATTGCCGCAGGGCTAGGCTGCGCCGCCAAGAGTGACCCTCCAGAAGAAGGAGTAGTAATATAAGGCACACCAAAAACAATGGTTATTCAACGATTCCTCGACGTTTGAGGCACTTCAATAAATATGCAAATTTGAAAGTATAGGCAGCAAACACTCGATATACCACTAGTTTTTTCTCGACTACCAATAGTTTTCAAACAGAAAAAGGCAGCATAGTTTTTCTAGTGCTATTGGTTATGCTATACTTATTGAATAGTAATAAAGACAGATATGAAGTATGCAAACCCCATAGAAGCTGATACAATTGAGACATCGCTTGCTACCAGACCCATAGACATAGACGCGATTATAGAGACTGCAAACGACAGCAACTATAAAAACGTTCTAGGTGTGGTTTTAGGTTATCTTGTACAAACCGATAAAAACTTCGACACCTTAAAGAAAAATCAGGAACAAACTAACGCACAATTACGTGAGTTAATCGAGAGTGCTAAAGATACTAGAGTAACAGAAACCAAGTTAGCTAAGTTTTTTGTGACTGCGCCTTATTTACTAGACAAGTTTAACTATGATGCAGAAAATAAACAACTACTCTATAAAAACTCCCCAATAAAAGACGGAGACGACTGTATAGCATTCTTATCGATAGATTTACAAAACTACTTCTCTGGGCATATACCTTACGGAGTACTGTTAACTGGTATTAAGCGTTACTTTGCAATTTTGCGTAGACAAGACAATATCCTTGTTAATTTCGTCGAAGAGTATCTTGAGGACTATTTCTCGACCTACACAACAAAAAAACGTACCCGCATTTACTTAAAAGATATTAAAAAAGCTTGTGAAGGCTATCCAGATAGCACCCAGAAGCTTCTAAAATCTATTATGGATGATTTAGGCTACACAGAACACAAAGACACCTCAAGAGCCATTTATTACACAAAACCATGACACAGACATTTATCTATGCTATCTACAACAAAACTAAAAATGAAGTAAAGATTGGGTATTCTACTACCCCAGCTAAACGACTCTCCCAATTGCAAACAGGCAACTCTGACCGATTGGAGTTACTATGCACTTTTAAAGGGAGTGCTAAAATAGAGGCTGAAATTCATGAAAGATTACACCAAGACCGTTTAATTGGGGAATGGTTTAGAATGTCTTCTTCTGTTTCCTATGTCTTGTCTGAATACAACTTTGCTAGTTTGCAATCTATTGTTGCAGACATTCCTAAAGTATTTGAGCAAGACCTATTAAAAATCTACAATGAGTTCATTTCCTCTAGCAAAACAAAGAAGCGCACTAGAGCGCCTTTAAAGTATCTTGTAGAGGCTTTTCCTAATTACACAAGAAAACAAGTCATCGCATCTTTAAAGTCTTCTAGTAGCTTTATAATATTGCCAAATACAGATGGCAACGGAATATATGTATCTAAACAAACCAGCGTAGCTTAACCATGCCCAATCCTAAATCCCTCCCCCTGACCCTCAGCCTCCTTTTCTGTCCCATAGCGCCAGCGTTGAGCGCCAGCCAAGACTTCCACCCCAAAGTTCTCATCAACTGCTATACCTACTGCAAGCCAAGTCAGCGAAGTACAGTATAATAGAAACGTAGTAGGACAACCAGTTACACGATAATCATGCAACACTTCGCCTCCTTTCAGTCGCCTTTAGCTTCATTTATCCGTTTAAGTGACAAAAACATCAACGCCGCTAGAGAATTGAGCGTTAGGAATTTAAGGGGTATAAACAAATCAGATAGTTTTATGAGTCTTAGTGGTCTAAAACCTACAGACAATACTAGTTTAACAAGGCACGATGCCATTCAACACACCCCCATAACTAAACAACATTACAAAACATTAGTAGGAAAAGACCCCAACCAGTATTTCCCCGAAGGCAGCTTAGCTAAAACTACAGGTATGAACACTACAATGCCGTTAGTCCCTAACGTACCTGAAAGAGTGAATACACCTATTGAATTAATGGCAGATACTCTAAGCGACCCCAGAAATAGAGCGCACGTTAGATTTACTGACAGTGTACCTCCTAATATCACACCAGACGTAATCCATAGCTATATTAAAAAGAAAAATACAGCCCCTGAAAGACTTGCAGCTATGCCACATTTAGGCTATGAAATTGAAAATGTTTCTAATCAACAATTCAGAGAGGACTTCATAAAAAGAATGCAAGGTGTTAAACCTAGACTACCACCTCAAAAACCAAAGTTACCAGATAAACCTTCCTTATATGACAAATACCAAGCTAGACAAAGCTTTACAGACAATTACCCTAAATATAATGGACAGCAGTATGACGAGTGGGAAGCTAGAAAATTAACAGGGGGGTTGGAAGCAGGGCTTACCCCACTACCGCCAAAAACCGAAAACAAACTACGCCAAATCTCTAACAGGAGATACGAAGAACAAAGGAACGCTAAAAACTAATGACCCCCGACGACACCACCACACCTACAGCAGCCAAGAAGCCCTCACCCAAGCTGCCTGACATCTTTCCCCCTAAGCTAGAAGAACTAAAAGGCATGACGGGCAAAAAAGCTGACAAGAAAATGCTGAAGAGTATCGCTAAACCGCCTCTCATGCCCAAGGCGTTGCAGAAAAAGAATGTCAGCGTCCAGCTCATCGAACGTATCAAGAGCTAACACCATGCAACATTTCGCTTCTTTCAGTAACAGCGCACGTAAGTCATTTACGCGCCAAAAGCAAGCTACACTTCTCGGTCAAGGCGCACCAAACTCTTCTTACGTTGACCGCATTCAAACTGCTCGTAGAGGTCAGCCAACACCCATTGATAGTCCTTACTACATCAGCCGCAACGAAGTGATGACACACCCACAAGATAATGAGGTTCTTGTTTCTGTCCAGCGTAAGCTAGCCAAGCTAGGTCAAGGTTATAGGAATGAACATGGAGTCAAATTAGGTCGCCCGACAGGGAAAGATGCAAATTATCGTAATGGGAGGTTAGTAGTTGGTAATATAGTAGAAGGAGATAAAAAAGGTCTACGTTTAAGTGGTAGTGAAATAAAAACTGAAGGTCGCTATCTGAACAAAGACTACATTGGCAACATCCACACTCATCCCACATCACCTAAAAATAGCTTGGCAACTATACCTAGTATTGCCGACTTGAGATTAGATTACAGCAACCGTCAAGACTACTCAGTAAAACGTGATGACCCTCGTGCAAGTAGTAAGCCATTTGAGAGCCTCATATTATCAACACCAGCAGGGAGAAAAGCTAAGACATCAGTAATTAGTTATAAACAGACTAAAGAACTCCCTAGAGGACTTGAAAACTACAAATACGCTTATGAACAAAGTATCCCAGACATAAATAACCAGATAAAGGAACTGGGTGGTCAGTACAGTGTCTATTAAAAAAAGTAAACCTAAGTTAGAGTTGGAGTCAGTCACCCGCGACAAAATTGCCTCGTTTTTTCGCTCTAGCGGCTATGTAGTCCAAAGGGAAGTAAAAAATCCATTTGGTCGCGTAGATTGCCTTGTAAAAGAATATAAGCCCACTGGAGAGATTGTTCATCATGTAGTAGAGTGTAAGCGCGAGAATAGCAGCTATCACCTCAAAGCAGCTATCGGACAATTGAGAATGTATGCTCAACACTACGGTTCCAACACCAAGCTCTACTTCTGCACTTCAGACAAATCTAAGTTATCCGAAGAAAGTAAAAGAATCATGGCTGCCAATCCCGATATTCTCTATAAGGTATTCTAATAATATACAGAACAAATAACATCATGCAACACTTCGCAAACTTTGGTAAAGTAAATCTACAAAACTTGCAAAAAATGCAAAAATTAGATTTAACAAATACCAACCAATTATTTCTACAAAGGTCTGGCTTGACAAACGAGCATCCCGCTTTTACTAACACAGCTATGGAGATTCACGACGGACTTACACATAGTAAAATTAAACCCAGTCTAAATAAATATTTACCGAAAGTGGAGTACAAAGAAAGACCTCAAGACTTCCTACACTTAAATCCATCAGGTAAAAAAGATTTGGCAGACCACAGATACAACCAAGAAGTTGAAAAAATTGGTTTAGGTATTGATGGTATAGGTAGAAAAAATAGGCAACCTTTAACTGTCATAGGTAATGCCATACGAAAAAAAGAACTAAGTCCTGTTGAACAATTAGCTACACAACACAGAAATGAGGAAGTATATAGACTAAGGTATTACAACAATACTCCAGCAACTCAAGATGATGTGAGCAAAGTAATTAGTTCCTTAAGAGAAGCAGCCGCGCCCAAAAGAGGAAGGGGCATTAGGAAAGCTAGAGGTGTAAAACCTGAGCCACAAGAGTTGGACTTTAAAAAAATAAAGTTGGAAGGTCGTTATGGAATCTAACTTCGCCCGAATCCGCAACGCCAAACCACTCCTCCTCACACCAGAGAAGCGTGTACTACACTTCCCTGCTACAAACAAGGTACGCATCGACAACAACGTAAACGCCGAACCACAATATCGCAAAAGTGCTGAAAAATACTCTCGCCAAGAGTTTGATACAGCCAATCAGGTCGCCTCGCTTCCTCAAAGAATAACTCCACCCGTCAGTGGGTATACAGAAAAAGGAAACTTACATAGCTATGCTCAAGGCTATGGTGGTAACGCCGTTGACTTAGATGCAATGTCACCAAAAGAACAATATAAACTTGGCTCCCAAATTGGACGACAACAAAACGCGCTCAGACAAAACTACCTTGGACACACAGACCTCCACTCTGGCAACATAGTTAGACCCAACCCAAGCAAACGAAAAGCCTACTTGATAGACAACGATTCATTCCAACCAATCAACGATTTTTATGACGAGAAACTATTAAAAAATCTACACCATGAGAACGGGCTAGGGAAGCCATTTACTACAGGTTATAATAGCAGCATAAACTTTACACAACAAAAACAGATGCAACATTTCGCTAATTTCGGTTTCACAAATCCTCTACCTGCAATGGTAGATAAAGCCCGTCCATATTGGCACAACATTCAAGATGCTGGTAGGGCAGCTAAAGCAGTAGGTCAAGGGTTTGCACGGGACAGAGGAGTACAAATTGGTGCTGGTATTGGCGCTGCTGCTGGACTAGTTAAAGGTTCTGGTGTCGGTGAATCAGAAGAAGAGAAAGCTAGAACTACAGGATTAGGGCGCTTAGGTAAACTAGTCGGTAATGCTGGTGTTGGCGGCGTTGTCGGTGGAGGGCTAGGTTTGACAGGAAGTATAGCCACAGAAGCTTTAAAAGATGGATATGCAATTGCAAAAAGATATCGCCGTTACAATATCGACGACTAATCCTCATCATCATCCTCCTCTATCTGACTAAGGAGTTGCAATTTCTTTTGTAGCTCCTTTTGCAGTTTCTCGCGCTCTTTAGGATTCTTCAGCCTCTCGACTGTCTTACTACGATTCAGTGTCTCCAATAGCTCTTGATTAGTTTTGGGTGCTTGCTCCATCACCTTACCATGCATCTCATGCAACATTTTTAGCCCCTTGATGCCTTCAGTCAGCGCCTTCAGGTTGACCTTACTATATTCACGCAAGTCCACATCACCGTCAGCGTCCACAGCCTCAAGTAAGTCGCCATACTCTTGCTCAAGCCCTAAGTTAATCAGCTTCATGCCCTTACGAATGATAGCCAGCGAGTTCGCCTCAGTCTCGCTCTCCTCATTAGTGAAATAGCCAAGCTCAGTACCAAGCGCCTCCTCCTGTACTCGCGCCAAGTAACTATCACGCAATCCGCCCCAACTCTCGATAGCCGACTTCTTTGTTAGCTGACTAACTCCAACACCAAACTCCTCAGCAAGCTCTTGCAAGTTATAGCTCTCAGACCAGATTCTCGTATGCCCAGTTTCCTCGTCGAACTCCTCAATACGCTTGCCAAGAATATATGCACGTTTGATATCCGTCCAGTTCACCCAGCTTGTCTTGCTGAGCTTATGTATTGTTATCTTTTGCATTTCGGGCTGTTCACTATTCAAATTGCGTAGTGATTGCAGCTTTTGTTCTATGTTATTGTTGCTCATTACTTCTCAAGATTTCTTTTTTCTGCACCCCGAACGGAGTGGGGTTGTTGTCTATGTAATCTACCACGCTTTGTTTTGGGCTGTATAGCTTCAAGTCCAGTTCTTTATGCGTTACTACCCACACCATCACTGCATTAGCCGCCACAATATTCTTTTCTGACGGCATGATGACCTTCAAGTACTCGATAGTGCGTGGATTCTTAGCGTCGCACTTAGCAAAATCAATCAAGAACTGGACACCAATAGTATCAGGTGGTATGTAGCGCTTGACTGGCTGCTTGAGAATGCTGTCTTTAATCTGAACTTTGAATCGAGCCAAGTGGTTTTAGGCAGAATGCTATACTACCCAATATATCACGATATACATATAAATGACAAGCGCACGAAGTAAGCAAAAGCAATCAAATGACATGAGTGAAGCCGAACTCCGCAAGATGAGTGACGCGCTCGATGATGTGTTGGCAGAAAAAGCAAGTAAGAAGTTGCGCCATTTCTATGCATGGGCTTGGGGGTTTCATCAAGGCGTTTCTTTAGAGAAAAATTGGCACATTGATTGTGTTGCTGAACACGTAGAGGCAGCTTTAAACCGCCAAATAAAGCGGTTAATCGTTACTGTACCTCCTCGTAGCGGGAAGACGACCATTACCTCTATTTCTGCCCCAGCATTTAGGTGGATATCTCACCCTGAAGAAAAATTCTATCTAAGTTCGCACAAACTAGGATTATGTACCAGTAACCTTATTGCAACTAGAAATATTGTCAATCACCCAGACTATAAAAATAGGTACTGTAACCCAGACAGTCAGTGGTTTAGCTTTAAATTGTCAGATGACCAATCAACTAAAACTAAGATTAGCAATACAGGTAAAGGAGAAATAAACATATCATCTCCTGATACAGGGATTATCGGTAGTGGAGGAACTGTATTTCTCATAGATGACATTATCGATGAAGAGATGTACAAGAATGAGTCTATACGAGAACAAAGAAACAAATGGGTAACTGACCAACTATTCGGAAGAACTAACGATTTTAACTCAGATGTCCGAATAGCTATCAACCAAAGATTAGGCGATAGTGACCTTGTAAATCACCTACACAATAAATTTATAGGTGAAGACTGTTTTTTTGAGCTTTGTGTTCCTGCTGAGTTTGCTAAGCGTAAGACGTACTTCTCGCCTTTAGGGGAAAAATGGAACGACCCCAGAAAAAAGGAAGGGGAGTTACTAGATAAAAATAGAATACCTTTGAAATTGTTAGATGGACTAGACCCCATAAGACGTAAGACTCTATTCAATCAAGACCCGTCAGGTGGCGGTAAGGGTATCACGCTTGACGAGAAAGATATTCGCATTGTGTCACAGAAGCCAACTAAGATGGACTCGATGCTTATTATGTGGGATTTGACCTTTGCGGCATCAGAAGCGTCTACAAGCTGGAATCTCGGCGCAGTGGTAGGCAGAAAAGAAGATAACTACTATGTCATTGACGGCATTCGCGCTAAGCTGGACATCGTAGGGCAAATGGCAGCTATTAAAAAGTTAGCTAAAAAATATCCTCAAGCTGAAATTGGTGTTGAGGCAAAAGCTAATGGTGAAGCAGTGATGCGGTTACTGGCTAGTGAGTTCCCTAACATTGTACCTTTCAGACCTAGCGTGTGGGGCGGCAAGACACAGGCAGACAAAGAAAGGCGATTTGGTGCTGCTGTACCTTTCATTAAAAATGGGCAACTGTATTTCTACAAACCTCATTCAACCGACTACACTCTTGACGAGACATACGACCCAGACCACGCTATTAATGAGTTGGTTGGATTCCCGCTATTTTCAACTAACGAGTGGGTAGACGATGTAAGTTATGCAATCGGCTACCTAAGCCAAAAAACCAGCAACAGTACCATCATGCTATTTGGCGACAGCGACCACAAACTTACTGAAGACGAGTATTGGGCAAAACACGACTCAAGTTATAATGAATCCAATGACTTCTTTATTTTCACTGATAGCGTACCTAGCACAGAAGATATCAATAGTATTCAATTCTAGACCTAACCGCATGACCAACCCCAAAGACTACATCACAGACAAAATAGTATACAGCGCCTCGCTATCCTTCCCAATGGCTAAGGTCAAAATGTTCATGCTTCATTGGCGCGACCTTGTAGTGGCTCTAGATTTAAGTACTCAACAACGCCAATTGTATTTTCTGTCTCAGGTGCTGTATCTGACTAGAGAGTTCTTGTACCAAAACGATTTTGACCTACTTTATAAAATTGCAAACGACTGGAAAAAATACAGCCTCAATAAATTAGCAGACATAGGCGACCTCTATGGAATCATCAGGATACTCAACCCTATTGAGCATGACTTGACTAGCCTTGAATACCTTGAACGTCTAGATAACCAATTAACACCAGCTTGTGTCAATTCTTAAACACACCTTAAACAGCGACTCACTACCAGCACCACACGAAATTGCTGTTGGTGAACTTGTCTTAGCGCTTAAAGATGAGCAAGCAGTTCTTTATACGAAGGACTTCACTGGCAAAGTACTGGAGATTGGCAAGGGGGTTCAGAAGTTTACGGAGCTTCAAGATATCAATATAACTAATGCGCGTGAAGGCGATTTCCTAGTCAAGCAAGGCAACGGTTTTACAGCAACATCACAGATTGGCAGTCTCACTAGGCTTAGTGATGTAGAAATAAACAGTCCCACAAATGGACAGTATTTGCGCTATGACGCGCTTCGTGAAGCCTATGTGAATGCAAGTCCAGATTATGCATTGTCACAGCTTACAGACGTAGATTTAAGCACACTAGAAAACAATCAAGTATTGTATTGGGACGCAACCGCAGCAAGATGGAAGCCTCGCAATAGAATCAACTTAGTAAATGAACTTGATGACGTTGAGATAACTCCAACTACAGGATTAGTAGACGACCCACACCGATTCCAAATACTTTCACTTGATGTTGGCGGGACTGTCTGGAGCAATCAAGACCTGCAAATTGTTCGTGACCCTAACCCGACATTGGGTGCAAACCTTAACGCCAATGGCAATTATCTTTATAATTCTTTTACTAATATTGGTACAGTGGTGGGTAATGCTCCCACTATTAATCTGCCTTATGTTACTGCGGATTATTGGATTGTAACGGGTGTAGCCGTAGAAACTCAATCACAGTGCATCTTGTTGCCACAAATCGCGCCAGCAAATAATCAAGCAGCCGTGATGTTGATTGAGATACGGCAAAACACTGGTCAGATTCTCATTGGCGGTCTAACTAACGTCAAGTACGAAGATGGTAGAGCTATCAAGCTATCAGGCAATGGCAAAACTGACATCATCACAGTACTGGTTCAAAACGTCGGGGGAACAATTACTACTTACGTCACAGCAACTGCACTTAATATAGCTGCGCTGGGGCAAGGCGGAATACCTGCATGGCGATATGACATCGTAGATAACCAAGCACAACTACTGGCGGCTCCTAAACTATACGACGACTATTTCAAGTATGTCAAACTATTACTCGACTTTGAGGCGCAATCATGGCGCAGCAAGCTTTGGTATGAGGACAAGAGTAGCTTATCAGTTCCAGTTGCAATATTAGGGGTAACGCAACAAGATACTGACATCACGACCTTCGGCATCCCTAACCAAATTGCAGAGTTCGATAACAGCATCGACACCATTACCATCACCCCTGCTGCCACTATCAATGTCACAGGCGACTTCACATTTGAATTTTATCTGCAATACCAAAACACAGCATTTTACGAATCAACTACGTCAGTCACACACAAATATTTTGACTCAACCAACTTTAAGATTAGTTATACAGGTCAATTAACAACCAGTACACAAAACCTCACGTTCACTCTGGTTATTGGCGCTAACACCTACACATTTGATAACGCCAACCGACTTTTTAGATACCAGAACAGCCGCTACATATTCTTTTCTGTCACGCGAGTTGGGACGAGCATCAAGGTGCATTGTGATGGTCAATTGTTGACAGAAAAAACAGGGCTTATGATTGATTCTGGAGTTACTAATTTAGCTATCTCTTCGGCAACTATAAGTATGATTGGGCGACTTGATTCAGTTCGATTGACGGTAGGTAAAGGTCGCTATACAGATGCAGTTTATCAGCCTCCAGCTATGAGGTTTGGGCGCTTGGGTGGTCTTGAAGATGTAGTTCACTCGCAGTCGTTCAATTACTTTCACCACAGTATTGGTAATCAGATATTCTCATGAGCGTTAGCATATTTCCACATACAGTAAATGAAAATACTGCTGACTACAATCTGATTCCTGTAGGCACTTTGCTTTTAGGATTTATGTCTAAAAACATAACCACAAAGACATATAAAAATAGTGTAGCAATTGTAGGTAATAGCAAACGCAACCTTAAAGACTTTATTAAGTACTATACATACTCTGATGGAGCTATCCTTCGTTTTTACAAAGGGCAACTAACGACAACCGTACCTAACATCTACTTAAGAGATATTTCAGGTGTAGTAATAGGTGGTGCTGGCACTTACTTGGCAGTCAACTCTTTGGGGCAAGTTATTAACACGGTCAGAAAAGAATATCAGATAAAACAACTGAGTGATGTAGTAAATACGGTAGCGCCAAACAAATATGCACTAACTTATAATGCCTCAAACGAAGAGTGGTACTATGCCCCTGAAGCTTCGGCACTAAGTAAATTTGATGATATAGAGTATGAGTTAGCTCCGATACCTTATGCTTGCCTAGTATCTAATTTTGCTCCAACTAATCAAGGGGGTTTTGGTAACACTAAAAAAGTGCTTCCATTAAGTATTAGGTGGGATAGGTCGCCTGTACTTGGAGGTGCGCTTAACTGCAATGGAAAATCACTTAATAATCTAATATATAACTGCCAAAACATATCAGCAACACAGCCACTATCAAGTCTCATTATTGACACTATCCAGCATTCCGAAACTAACGTAGTCTGCACCAATGGAGTGAAGGTACTGAACATACAACTAGTTATTAATAACAACCATCTTAAGTTTTTCACTCTCAATCTAAGTAATTTTACTGGTATTGTAAGTTTCAAAGCAGATGCAGATATAAGATTTGAGAACGGATATTTACCTAAGATAAGCAAACCAGAGAATACCTACACCTTACTGATATATAAGGATGATGTTAAGATAAAAGTAGTTATTTTACACAAAAATCGTAATATGGGGTCATTTTCTAATGGGACTTAAGCAATATGAGGGTCAGCAAACTGAGAATCCCTCTTTAGATATATTCGGGTATCCTGTGACGCTTCCCCCACAATCTACACCGCTATTGCTGACCCTCATTTTTATCACGAATTTGGTGCTTATCCTTAAGTCTAAGCCAGTAGGATTTGCTATAGACCTTTTACGTGGGGCGGATTTGCAGTTACTTGAAAATCTTGACGATATAGCGGTAGAGTTACGTGAATTGACTCAAGCCGATAGAGTACTCATTACAGGCTTCCATAACGGTAAACAGAATATCCTTTACCACTGGCGCAGAATTTCAACTCTTGCAGAAGCTACTAGATTTGGCGTAGAGTCTGTGCTTCATAAAACAAAAGACTTAGATACAATTTCCGTTTTCAGTTCTAATGACTATGAATTTTTAAAAACGCTTGGCGCTCACAAAACTTTTATTCACATTAATAGAGATTTGCCAACTATATCTATCCAGCAACGCAGATTCTTAATTAATTGCTATATGTTTGGTCAGTATGTGATGTTGCTTCAAGATGACGTTCTCACCGACCCTTATGGAGCTATTTTCATTCAATACGACAGCCCTGAAAAATGTGAAGTATCTAGAGGAGGGGAAGTTGGTTGGAGTTCCTCTGTTACAAACTCGGCTTATCAAAAAGTGATGCGAGTAAACAGCCTTATATACGACAGAGGCACTTCTAGGACTACTAAAGTGGTACACTGGATAAAGAAAAAATTAGGTTTGTAGCCACCAATGCTGTACAGAAACAAGGAAGGTCAATTAATAAATCGTGCTAGAGCCATATTATTGCTGCTCAACGAATTGGGTACGGTAGTAGAGCCGTCCTATATTGATGACGACACCTTATCTTTGTATGGGTTTACCCCTGCACCTGAAGAAATTGCACCACAACAAATAGGTGTAAGCCAAGAGCGCAGAAAAGAAGCATTGGCTAGCGTGGACTGGGTAAGTAGCGCGAAACATCTTACAAAAGCAACAAAAGATGCAGTCGAGGCTTGGCGGTCAGTAGTGCGTGATTGTCCTGACTGTGCCGTACTTCCTCCCTTACCTCAGTTAGTAGCTACTAAGACCAAAACAACTGTACCTCTAAGTGAAGCAGAGCTTGATGCAATAAAGAATTACGTGACCAAAGACGGGGGGTGGTTGCTATTCTTGCAGACATGGAAGGACTTGCAATTCCCTAACTCAAAAAATATTGTGGCTAATCTCCTCATAGCCTATACCAAAGTGAAGCTCGATGAAATTATCGGCAGCATTTAATCATTCTTTTTCTGGTGGTTACTCATATACTAGTCAGGTTTATGACGTTGCAAAGTTAATACCAGATTTGAATGGTCTGTATTTATGTGACCCAGAATATCTAGAGTTCTCGAAGATAGGTACTACTGGAGACAACAATCAAGTCCAAACCATTTACAACTTGCTTTTCGATGGTAACTATCTACAAGCTACAAGCAATAGACCTACATTAATACCTAACGATAGCCAGTTTAATAATCAGCCAAGCATAAACTTCTCAGATACTGGTAATCAACAACTATTTTTCAACAGACCTATCAATGTAGGTACAATTATTCTCGTTTACCTTACAAGGGAGTCAGGTAGCTTTCTAATATATGCCCCTCGTCAAACACTAGGCGACCCACCTTTTCTTTATGATGCTTTTCCTTCTGGCGGTGCTAGTCTTTGGGCGCAAGAGCCTTTAGCTAACAACTCTGTTTACAATGCTACATCAAGAATAAATAGTCGAGCAGTAGCACCAACAACGTTCGTTCCCCTTAACACCTCAAGAATTTTAAGTGTCACCAATATATCCAATAGCAACGAGTATGAAACTATTACAGGTTTTGGGGGTAAAAATGGGACTAGCAACTTCAGTGTTCGTGGAAAAATAGCTGCAATCATCACATCATCATCACCTTGCCCGTTAGATATATTGGCATCAGTAGAAGCTAAGTTAGCTCAAATATATATTGCTTACAATGGCGTAGTTATTTCATCTCAACCATCATTTAGAGCATTTGTTGGGGCTTATTTTAGCTTTGACTTTGCGACTATCGCAATTGACGAATTTTTTGATATCACTTCGTACAGTTATATATCTCCAAGTGGTTTAGGACTAAGCTTCACAGGTTCAGTTTTATCAGGTTATATACCTGAAGTTTTTGATGGTAGTTTTAGCATCAGCATCACTAACAGCAATAGTATGGTGTCTTATTTTAGTTTTTCACTAGAAACTGTAATAGCAGACCCCTTTATTCTTGACTTACCACAACAATCAAACATAGCGGTATCACTTTCCACGTTAAAAGATGTAGATGACATACCTTACGGAATTTACACCGATAATTTTGGCAACATAACTAAATGGGAAGACTCACGCCGATTACCTGATAAGCCTCTGTACGTCACCAGCACAGCCGATTCGGTCAACCAAATAACTTACAACGGTACGACCTCTTCCTTCATCACCAATAGTTCTCTCAATCCTCGTTCACTCTCAGGCACTTCAGTCAATTGCAAAACCTTCATTTGGGTATATAAGCAGAAACAAACTGGTGAACGCTTCATGGCTAACGGCTTTCCAGATATATTTGCCAATGGTGTTCTTTGGACTACAGGAACCAGTGATGATGTGTTTGGAACTACAGCTATAACGCAGTTGAACACAAAAGTCAACAAAGTTGGGGTCAATACTTTTAATTATCGCCAACCCATAGAATACGGCGCAATCATCGCGGCTACTAATGCAACTTCTTCAATAGGCTTTAGTGGATTCTCTTCTCAACTGAAAGGGGAACTACTGTATTTCATTGGTTGGTCTGTTGCATTGAGCGAAGCTGAACTAACCACCGCTACACACTTACTAGCCAACAAGTTTTTTGATTCTACTTTACTGTTGTTTAACACTTCAACTGAGTTTAGATATAGCTCTGACGTTATTGTTAACCTCAACAAAAAGGTCACTGAAATTGCTGGCAACGCAGTCAGCTATGAAATACTGGTCAACCACTACTCGGCAACAATAACTGGCAACGACCTCACCTTTACTTGCCCGACCGACGATTTTATCAGTTTCGCCATCCGAGCCTACACAGCTACCGAGTCTGTCACTTTCAGTTTTAACGTCAGCATCACTTTACTTACTAATCAGCTTTACATCAACTTGAAAGGACTGCTTAATACCTTCAGTTCATTTTTCATCGTCACACCTGAAACCGTTACACTATCAAGCGGTAACATACTCCAACTAGATGAATACAGAACAAATGGTCAAGAGCTTTTAGGAGTGAACGCAGTAAACTATACTACCCCAACTCAACTTGATGGACTACCTGCGGCTCGATTCAACATAGATGGCTCTTCGCACCTCGACTTTGGTACTCCTAGCAGTAGTAGTGGTTACTGTTTCATCATGGCTTACATCCGCAAAGCAGGGCAGACTGGTACAGCTTTCCTATTTGGTCAGGATAGCAACAACATTTTCAATTCTGGGAACAATGGAGAATTACTGGCAAATGACTTCTACGGGGACGTTTGGGCGAACGGTGCAGAAAGAGAGCGTGATTATGTGCTACCTGAAGAATCGCTAAGCGTAGTCATTTTCAACTCGACTGACCTAGTTACCATCAATTCCATTGCTAAGGACAGGGTGTTCGAGGACAGGAGTGTAAAAGGCAGTGTAGCCATGTTTTGTATTGTGGACTACAAGATTAGTCCAACTTCTTTTTCTGCCATCGAGCGAAGCATTCGCGACTACTACCAGCCAGCTAAAATAGTTACGTTACTGAACTTCGATAGCAGCATCGTTGACCAGAGTTATCGCGCCAAGACCTTGAGTAGCAACATTTCGGTACTTGACACTGTGACCAAGAAGTTCGGAGCCGCCAGCTTCCCTATCGCCAAGAACAGTGTGCCAGCTTATGTGCAAATACCAAATGACTCAGACTTCTCTTTTCTGTCGGGCGATTTTACAATTGCGGGTTGGCTGCTTACTGACCAAGCTACTGATGGTGAGGTGGTTAACATCTACACACAACAAGGAATTTCGCTATTCTTTTCTACCGACCGATTGTACTTAGGGCGCTCTCTAATACTTGGGCTTGCTCTCTTTTCTGTCGTTTTGCCACTATCCTCGACTGTGTTCAATCACATTGCCCTAACAAGACAAAATGGAACAATGAGGTTGTATGTTGGTGGAGTTCGAGTATATGAAGCTGCTGATGACTACGAGTACCGTGACTGGAATACACCTGCACAAATAGGACAAGCCACTGCAATAACTACAAGCGGCTTGAACATCAATTTGGATTCTTTTGTGGTATATCGAAGAATTTCGCTTTACAACGGCGCAAGCTTCTCGCCGCCTAGTAGTGCTTATGCAGTTTAGTTAAGGTCTAGTACACCTGAAAATTGACTCAAATAATTGCTTGGGTCAAGTTCATCGAGTTCGCCCTTTCGCTTCATTTCCCGTTCGCGTAAGAACTTCTCACGTTTAGTTTGCAATTCCTTCATGTAATTGTCAGACTTTTCTAGTGTCTTGAGTTCGGCTGGTGTGGCTGTACCGTGATGTCTGCGAATTTCATACAAGAAGACATTGGAGTGCCTGAACTTCAAATATAGCTGCTGCTTGGTCTTGTCTTCGCTCCTGTAAGCTTTCTTTCGGAGCAGTACCAATTTACCTAACCCAAAAATGTCAATGGTCGAAGTTTCATCAGCACATAGTTGAGCCTTAGCCGCCTTGGTAATCTCGCGAAGTGTTTGGTAGACAAATGCTGGAGTTAGAAAATGTCCTGAATCTGGAAATCGCTCAAGTAAATTGGCATGAGCTTGAAAAACATAGGCAGGAATGTGCTTGCGCGTCTTCTTGGTGACATTAATGAGGTCTTTCTCTTTCTGCTTCCTTACGGTATCGACGTAAGGTTCTGGTGTAGGTTGTGACATAGTGTTAAGATATACATATCAATTTCATCTTAGCACCATGCGAAAACAGTCCAATAGCTTCAAAGAGTTCAAGACCCAAGAGTATTTCAAAGCACTAGCCGAATCAGTGTTGCAAGTTCGTAGAGCAATTAATAGCGACTTTGCCAAGAACACCTTTGTGGATGAATTAGCTAAATGGATTGCCAAATCTAATGTAAGTATCTATGAAGTACCAGACAAGCTCTACGAACGTTTTGCAGAAAAGAATGTGAGTGATATCACTAACAAGTATTTTGCTAAGGTGCAGGTCGAGTTCGGTAAAGTTCTGACTACCAATTTTGAGTCGATGATTAAGTTGGCGCTTAGACATCAGATGTACGACTATTTGTACGAGTATGGCGATGATGATATTCGCAAGTACTTTGACACGCAGGTGATAACTGAAGATACCAAAGAGCTATCAGCAGAGTTTGCAGCCAATGATGACTACGGGCAAAATATGCAAAATCGAGCCAGATACGCGCTTACCAAAAAAGCTGTTCAGAACTTATTAAACCAACGAGCAGAGCAGACCAATATCAACGAAGTAGCCAAAATCCAAGAGCGCGTCAAGATAGCGGATGAAGTGTCGCGCAATGTCTATATGCTCAACAAAATAAGCGATAGCACAAACAGCGCCAAAGCTGCCATGATGAACTTCTTGTACGGTAGTAGTGATGAGAAACAGAACTTTATATCGAGTAACTACCTTGGTAAGCGTCGTAGAGTATTACAAGCATCTTACTCAGCCGAAAGCAATGCAAATATCCGTAAGGCAGTGGCAATATTTCTAGCTGCCAACCGAGAGTACATCACTAACATCAAGTCCCAACGCAACAAGTACGAATACGACCTCAACCTTCTCAAAGTACGAATTAGGAACATTATCAACAAAGACACACAAGGCTTGCAAGGGGCATTTAAGCAGCAGTCACCCGATGTAATCGTGAAGACCGAGTTGGCAATTGCATACAACTTCGGTAAGGTAGCAGCATTTGGTGGTAAGGCAGACAGATACAAGCGCTTTAGATGGAATGTAGACCGAGAGTACGCATTGATTAGCCGATATAAAAGATTAGCAAGTGGAAGCAAAAGAACTGACCCAGTACCTTGTGAAGATTGTGAACTTCAAGATGGTCTTGAGTACTACTTGTTTGAGATAATTGAAAACCAAAGAAATAGCGGAGATGTTATTAATTATAAAGCTGGAAACCCTACCGTATGGCGCAATTCAGCTAGACCTATTTTGCCCCTGCATCCGATGTGCCAATGTTTTTGGTCGCTCTCTGAAGATATTGATGAAGAAGATTTTGACCCCAAGAAACAGCCTCCGAATCGACCACCTCAAGGCGGCTTAGGTACACCAATTAAGATTGCTATCGCCGCTACTGCATTTGTCGCTGGACTCGCACTACTAGCATCTAACAAATCACTAGGTAATGCGACTGCCAAAGCCATTTACTCAACATTCACAACGCCTCGATTACCTATACCAGATGCAGCCAACTTGCCTCGTATAGTAGAGTCAGGACTAGAAGCACTCAACTTTGTTGGGGCAGAAAAGAATATAGTAAATAAGGTAGCTAAAAGTGTCCAAATCATCAATCGCGTTTAATGTAGCGCTCGTTCTATTCATAATTCTAGTCTTCCCTCCTACATCTGATAGAATTAACATATTGAGAGTTCTATATTCCTTTTTCGACATACTTTTACATTTACACAGATGACCACTAAACAACCACAACAAGCTGAATTTATGTTTGAGGGGCTTCAGGCTCTTCAACACGTAGACATTCCTTCCGCTTTTGATGCAGCAAAACACGCAGGTTATAACCTTATTTATGGCTATAAACCTAGCTTTGGTGATTTGAGTGCGCTTCCTATAGCTATGAACGCCACTAACTTCCCTAAATGGGCAAAGACAGCTAAAGATACCTTTCAAGCCAATGCAGGAGATAAATTGCCTCAACGTGTTGCCAAAGCAGCACTTGAAACTGGGGGTCAAGTATTACGCGACAGTGAAGGTTGGGGAAATCCTATTGCAGATGGAATGTCTGCAACTTATCGGAATGTCCGAGGAGTTTACGATAAGCAAAAGGAACTTGGTCGTAAGTTAACACCAAGAGAAATTATGAGTGAGTCTGGTAAAGCTGCGTTACAAACAGCCAAGGCTCAAATAGTAACTAGACCTAAGTTTTATTTTCATGATGCTCCTAAGATGGGTTTAGCTGCTATAAAAGAAGCTAAACCTAAAATTGGTGAGGCGTTATCTAAACTTCGTCAAGCTTTACCTAGTCGTAGAGGTGTACCACAATTAGCTTCTATGTCAACTTCGTTCAAACACTTTAAGAATTTTTAGCTTTGTTTAAGTCAGAGTTCATAAAAAAATAAGTTATTGGCTTTTCATAATACGCACTGAAAGCGGCTAACTCAAATGCACTGATTGTTTTTACCCCACGTTCAATCTCACTAACAACATCTTGCCCAAAAGAAAAATCTGCGGCAACACTTGCCTGAGATTTGTTCTTGGCTTTACGAAGGCGGCGTAGCTTATCCCCGACTTGCTGGTTAAAGAGTGACTTGTCGTTCATGTTACGATAATACTTATATAGTTATGATAGCGCATTAGCTAACAATGAAAAAAACCTCACCTAATATTGCTTATTTTAAAGCCCCAGCATCAAGAGCCAACTTTGAGTTGGGGCAGGTGTTGGTTTCTGGCACTCCTATTAAAGACGAGTACACGGCTCTTGTAGCCACTGAAGGCAAGTTTACTGATAGTACTGATGTTGAACATGATTTCAGTGTTGAACGTCTCAATACAATTGTCGAACATACTAACCGAGCTATCGATAGCGGCACAGTTGTACCTGTTTGTGCTGACCACAAAAAAGATATTCCAAATACCATTGGAAGCATTAACGGAAGAGCATTCACAAAAGTAATTACGGAAGCAGATTTACCGAACCAAAATTCCAAGCATTTAGTAGGTAAGCTTGGAATGTTCTTATCTGGTGTTAAGGTTGCAGCAGCTAAAGGTATCGAAGCGTTGCGTAGTGGCGTTAAAAGTGTGAGCATGGGACTTAACCTTGACCCTAACGAACATCGCATCATGGAACTCAGCCTAGTGCCAATCCCCGCAATTCCCAACATGGGACTATTTCACAAGAAGGTAAGCAAAGCAATGACCGCTAACTTTTCAGGTATTCCTGATAGCGGAAATGCGGTAACTTGGGACGAGCTTGATGCTAATGACCAAGCAATTGACGACCTTCAAGACGAATACAACGAAATTTGCCAGAAATTGTGGCTCTTGCTCAAAAATGCCTATGACAACGATGCGATTAATATCGACAGTCCTGAAGTCTTGTTACAGTTGATTTACTCTCAATTGAATGGCTTCAGTGTCAAGATTATCGAACTACTCGGTTTGACCCAGTTGATGCAACAAATGAACCAGCAAGCACAGGCTGGCGTAATGACTCAGCAAGACCAAGCAGCACAAACTCAGTCTCAATTACAAGGCGGTGCTGAGAGTGGTATGACGATTCCACAACTACAACAACAAACCACATACAAACGTGGTACTAACAAGCTGGCTCAGTTCAATTTATCGACGACTGGTAAGAAGTATGTACGAGGCACAGCTAAATGCTAAGTTTGAAAGCAGAGTTTGCACCCCAGCAGCAGTTCACAGGTCAAACTCGTAGCGGCAGAGTAACTTGGGGAGATACTAGAACTCCTCGTAAAGCTGGTAGCGGTGGTCTACGCGGTAAGTCTCGTCAGGAGCAGCTAAGTGAAGAGGCTGTAATGAAAGTCAGGGCTAAAGTAGCTGGCGAACGCGAAAGACGGGCTTCTGAGCCTCCTAAAGCACCACCTCTTACAGATACCGAGCGTGGTACAGCTAAAGGGGCAGAAGTAACTGCTAAAAAAGCTAAAGTTGCGGCAGATGAAAAAGATGCCTTATATGAAAAATATGGGGGAAAGCAGTCAGGCAACGCTGGTGGCGGATTTAATATCCCATTAGTTACACCTGCTGCCACTGCTGTTGGCAATACAATTCGAGATAAGGTTATTAACCCTGTCGCTAGAGGTCTTATTGATAGAGATATGACTCCAAGCGAAATCAGAGGTACTCTAGCCTTTGGAACGTTATTTCCAGCAGTAGTGGGCGGATTAGCTTATGGTCAATATAAAAACAAGAAGGCTGAGAAAGAAAAACAAGCTCAGGCTCAAGCTCATCGCGACAAAGTTGCCGAAATAATTGCAAAAAGGAATCTACTATTGGAACAACGTCAAGCGCAAGCCCAACAACCTCAAACTCAGGTGAGAGTGCCATACAACTTTTTTAGTGCTGCCCCTTTAGTTACACCAGCCAACTTCGCATTTCCTAAGATTGGTGTTCGTAACCCTTTCTTCATTAAAAAAGAAAAAGCACTTCCACTTGCTGCAATCGGAGGTACATTAGTTGCTGGGTATGGTTTGCTATCTAAGCTCAACAAACAAAGAGCGCTTGATGCCTACAAGGTAAATAGCCTTAAAGATAAGAATGCTCAAGATTTTGCAGCTAATTATTTTGATAGTCCTCAATACCATGCAGACAACTTGATTCGCGAAGCTGCTAATATTACTGGTAATCCTTTGCTGCAAGGTATTACGGATAATCCTCTTGACAGGCTTACTCCAGCCCAGCAAGCTGAAGTGCAGAAAAGGAGAGGCACTGCCCGATATTCTAGAGGCGCAGACAAGGTTGCAAACTTTTTTGACCCACTAATTACCCCAAGCTTAGCTATTGGAGGTACACTTTACGGTATCTACAACAAGAAAAAAGCTGCCGACCAACAAGAAGAAGTATTTGAAGCTCAGAAATTAGCTGCTCTTGGCTCAATTAAAGATAGGTCGTTGCGTCAACAACTTTTGGCAAAAGCTCAAGGGCAGTTCATTGATGAAGATTCTAAAAATCGAATCATCGACTCAGCTTTGAATGGCGATGTTCGCTCTGTACTGCGAACAGGTTTGAAAAAAGTTAATTGGGATGCACTATAACATGAGACATTTTGTAAATTTCGGAATTATTAACAACATTAAGAACTCTACTGGCAAGCAACGTTTAGGTGCTGGTGCTGGCTTACTCGGATTGGCTGCTGCTGGTGGATATGCTGGCTATAGGGCGCTTAAGGGCGAACCTCTAGACTTTGGAGGTATTCAGGCTTCAGTTGTAACTCCTCCTGAAGACTTTGATAAAGGGGGCTTTGATTTTAAAGATATCCCTCAAAACTTAAGAGGTGGTTCAGCTACTTCCCTTAAAGAGTGGACAGAAGATAGATTTGGTAATCCAGTTTCTAGCTACCCTCAAGCTGAGGGCATGGGGGGTGGTACGGACATTTACCAAAATCTTCGTGGCACTGTTCAAAAGGTATACAGAGATAGACCTAACACACCTAGAGACAATATCTATGATGCCATCCGCAATCCTGACTTAAGAGGGCAGCAATTTGCGGAGACGGGTGAAAGAATTAAAACTGTGGCTGGTAATTTGGGTAGGGGTGTTCAGTCAGGTATTGGCAATACTTACAACTACCTCAAAGAAAATGCAAGACCTGATTTTCGAGAAAATTTTAGAGTTAAACCAGAGGAGTACTTAAGCGGCAAGTATAAATTAGATGATTTGTCAAGCAAAGACCTATTGAATATTTACAAACAAGTTCAAGGTAGGGAAGGCGCTGAAACAATTTTAGATAAGGCTATAGCCAGAAGAGGTTTAGGTCTGTAATATGAGGCACTTTGCAAACTTTTATTTAAACTTACAAGCCCATGCAGAAAATGCTTTGCAAGGTTTAGTGGATAAGTATCCTAACTCTGAAGTGGGGTATGGGGCAACAGATTTCTTAGATAATTATGGGAGGCATAATTTTGTAGAACATACAAATTTACCATCTAGAGAGGCTGTAAGTACGACTATACCTTATGACAAGCTAGACCTTCAAAACATTAAGGGATTTCCTTACAAGTGGGATGGACTAAAACATCTTCAAGGCGCTCACACTCATCCTATGGTGTTATCGGCTAAAGCGGCGGGAGCAATTGGAGAAGATGCAGATATTTCCAATGTACCTAAATACCCAAGTTTACAGGATTTCACTACTGATGCAACTAATAGGCAAAGAATACCAGCCCCTAACGGCTCAATCAATCCTTCTTTAGTTATTACCAAAGAGTATGGAGAGCCTGTTACTTACAAATATACTGCTGGGGCTAATAGGCAAAATTTTTATTCCCGTCTCAATTCTATACAAGATTCGATTAGACTGGGCTTACTTGATAGTGAGTTATACGATAAGCCAGACGAGAATGGTAATCGAGCTTTTGTAAAAGATATATCGAAACCGTTTCTCAGAAGGGCAGCTTTAGAAGAACAGATGTCAAACTCTAAAGGATTCTTTCACGAACCTTATATAAACGTAGAAAGACAAGCCGCCAGCCCTATTCCAGTTCAATTGCCAAGTATGGGTACAAGTAGACTTGGTGAGACTGTTGCTGCTGCTAATGCTATAGGGCTTGCTCATGGAGGTTACACTCTTAAAAAGGCTTATGACGAGCGTAGAAAGCAGAGACAAGCTGATGATGTACAATTAACTAATAAGTATTAATAATTTTATGGACTTAGATTTTCAAGATAGGCTATTAGCTGGCGCTGGTGTTGCAGGTGGTGCAGTACTTGGTAGTAGATTTATTGCTCCCTACGTCAGTAATAGATGGGGCAGAGAAGATTACTACAAAAGTCAGGCAAATGGACTTGGCTCTCAATCAGACCTAGAATACAAGCACCAAGAGAGTCTACGAGACATTCTTCAAAGTGATTTATCAGAGCAAGAAAAAGCCCGAAAAATTAAAATCCTTCAGATGTATAGACAAAAAGAGTTAGGTCAAACTCTAGTGAATACAGAAAGGAGTGCAGAAAGAAATCAAAGATGGGGTAATGCTAAGGGCGCTGTTGCTGGAACTTTAGGGACTGCTGCTGTAGGTGGAGCTTTGGGGTTGGGCTACGGACTTAGTAACGATTTTGGTACTAGTAAGAAATGTTTTGCAAATTTTGATGCTTACCTACCTGAAGAAAAAGAAGAGCAACCTAAAAAGAGAAGCATAAGAAAAGCTGCTGCTATTGCAGTTGGTAGCGGGGCAGGGGTGGCTTTAGGGGCAGATGTTCTTAATAAATTTTCAAATACTGGAGAAGGGCAATATTATGCAAAAGAAGCAGCAGAAAACTTTGAAAATCTGAAAGGTTCCGTTGGTAAAGGGTTGATTAAAGCGGGAGAACATTTACAAGGTTATAATTTTCCAGAAGGACTTAGATATAGACCTTACAACTTGGATGATTGGGGTCATCATTCTTTTAGTAAAGCTGAAAAGACTGCAAAATTTACCCGCAAACACAACTCAACTTACGTGCAGTTCAAAAAAGCCTATAATCAAGCCGTAGCAAACTTTATTGACCCCTCAGCAATTGCAAGTGAAGGTATTGGCGATTATTTAGGTCTAGGTCTAGGCAGTCTCGCAGGTGCGGAAATCGGTCGTGCTGGCTCTGCTCAAATCAAAGCTAAAGCTCTTAGACGTAGTGCTGACCCTAACGAACGCCACAATCAAATATTGGCTCAACAACTAGAAGCTGCACAACAAATACAAGACCCTGTACAACGCGCAAGAGCTATTGAGAAAGCACAATCTCAAGCTGACTACGAATCTGCCAAACTGCAACGCTGGGCTGGTTTAAAAGGCGGTCTATTGCAAGCAGGGTATACTGGACTAGGTGCAACTACAGGACTACTTGGTAATACAATTGCACATCACTGGGACAACTAATGAATAAAAAACCGCTATTACAAAAAGCCAACTTTGCTACAGCACCTTCACTTCTTTCTGCCGTACCTAACGCAGTAAAAATTGGCGCTGGTGTTGGTGGTGGACTGGGACTTTTGCAAGGCTCTGGAGTTTTGGAGTCAGATGCAGAAAAAAAAGCTACTAATGTTGGTAATCGATTAGGTAAGGTACTGACAAGCACAACTGTAGGTGCTGGACTAGGTGCTGGTGCAGGATACGCAGTTAATCGCTACAATTTATCTAAGGCTCCAGAAAGGGAGTTGCAACGTAGAGAAGCTGTCGTAGCTGAGCATGAAGCAGCTAACCCTAGAGGCATTCGTAAAGCTGTTAAAAGGGTTAATAAAGAAGTTGAAGCTGTAAAAAATAAAGTTCAAGAAGTTGTAGCTCCAAATCTTGACCAGAGAGAAGCTAGGATGGCTGAAGAACTTAAGCGTCAGTCTACCCAACCTGAACCAACTCCATTGATTGACCAAGCTATAAGTTGGGAAAGAAATATCGCAGCTAAAACTCAAGAAAAAGTTGGCGGATTGCTTGATAGACTTAAAGGCAAAGGTAATTCGACTCGGAGAGAGGCAGGTGGAGGTATCCCCCCAAATACAGTAAACGTAAATTCAACCACAGACCTAAGTAAAATGATTCGTAAATCAGCAAACTTCCAAGACCCAGCTACAATTCAACGCCTAATCCAACACGGTAGCACCTACATCCCTCAAAACAATACTGGGGTTATCAGCCTCGAATCTACCTTGCGCGGCAAGATACAGAAAAAGAAACTGCGTGACCCTAAAGTACCAGCAAGTATGGGTGTTAAGGAAATCAACTCGATGATTGAATCGGGCAAGCCAGTAGGCAAGTACTTCAATAAAGAAATTCGTAAGTCTGCCAGTTTTGAGATTTCTCCAGTTCAAATAGCTGCTGGTGTGGGTGGGTTGGCTGGGTTGGTAGGGGGAGGTTTACTAGGGAGAAAGTTGGCAGGTAAGCCTATTCCTCTTGATTCAGACCTAGAAACTAAGTACAATAACTTGTACCAACAAATTCTTACAAACCCTGAGAGAAAAGATTTACAAGAAGAGTACGACAGAATGACTTACGAACTTGCTGAGACACCAACTGCAAAAAGAAATGCAAAAAGAGCATTCTATCCAGTTGCAGGTATGATAGGAGGAAGACTTGCTGGGGCTGGACTAGGTGCTGTAGCTGGCGCAATGTACGAAAATAGTCAGTACAGTAATAAAATCCGTAAGTCTGCAAACTTCCTCAAGCCCCAGCAACAAGCTGAGTTCGGTATTGGCGACCAAATCAACAGCGCTTTGACATCGGCAGGTAAATTAATCACGCAACCCGTAGCTAAAGCAGTTCGTAAAGCTGCTACCAAAATTCCTGCTGGCGATAGATTTTTAGGTGGTATCCCTATTATTGGTTCCAGACTAGATGGTGGTGCTAAAGCTGCTGCTGCTGGTACTTACGATGCTTTACAAGGGGCTGCTAAAGTACTTGATTCCGATAAAGCGGCTAAACTTACTGCTATCGGTGTTGGTGGTACTGCACTGGCTGGTGGTGGATTGCTTGCTGCTAAACTAGCACAAAAGAAACAAGAAAACGAAGCTCGTTATAGCAAAAGCATCCGTAAGTCTGCATCGTTTGGCATCATTCCTACTGGTTTAGTTAATGGCGCTCAAAAAGTTGCTAGAGGTGCTGCAAATCGTTTTGGCAATCTATCTCCTCAAATCAATGCCGCTAATGTCGGTACTGCTGTTGGTGCGGGTCTAGGCGCTCTTGAAGGTTCTGGTATCAATGAAACAGAAGAGCAACGAAGAAGCACAGGTTTGGTCGGTCGTGCAGGTAAAGTACTTGGTATGACTGGATTAGGTGCTGGTGTAGGTCGTGGAGTTGGTTCAGTTGCTGGCGCTGGTGTCAATCGTTATCAAGCTAACCAACGTTTACAGAGTCGTCGCAAGGATAATCCAGACGCATTCAAGAATCCCAACACAGTTCCACGCTCTATAGAAATCGAATAGCAGTCATTACGTCAGTTACGGGAAAAAGCCATAAATAATGCCATGCTGAGAAATTAGTGTGGCATTATTGTTTTAATCCTAAAAACGAAAATAATAAAAATGGATGAAGAACAAGATTTAGGCGCTCAGGACGCTGGTATGGAAGGAGCGACCGAACTCAATCCTACCAATGCTTTTGGCGAATTACTTCTAGACTTAATTGAAGCCCAATATGAAGGCGACATTGATGCTGGTGTACAAGCTCTCGTTCAAGCTACTGGTTTGAGCGAAGAAGACGTAACTGGCTACATTAGCGGTGAAAATATCGTTGATGATGCTGACATTCTCGAAGCAATGATTGGAGCCTTCCCTGACGCTAACGACGAAGATATTCAAACTATTATCGAAGTTGCAAGCGGAGTTGAAGAAGCTGACCGCGAAGC